TTGTTTTTTATCTTTATTACATATATATTATATAATATTTTTTTAAAAAAATCAAATTTTTAATTATTATTAAAAATATTAGTCATAAATTTTAATTATCTCTTTTCTTTTTTTATTATATATATATTATATAATATATTTTTTAATTTTTCAAATAAAATTTTTATTTATTATCCTCCTGTATATTCCCAACCAAAATTACAGGTAGTGCCACCAGTATCCATTTTACCCATCATAAGATTTCCAGAGGGGCCTCCACGACCTCCACCACTCCAAATACCATTTTCTCCTCGTATCTCAACGTGTTCTGTTCTATTGCCAAAAGGGTCTACTCCAGATTTTGCCCATCTTACTAAAATAGAACCAGGTTTAGAAGGAAGTGAACTTGAAAAAGAAAAATATTTTTTTAAGCTTGAGGGAATCCCAGAACCATCTTCTAAGTAAGCGTCTGAAGTTCCTCCATATCCAGAAATGTTAGTGCTACTACTACCATTTTCAACAGCATTAAAAACAGCTAAGCAAGCTCCTACGTATCCAGAACAGTCAAAACGACTTAAAGTTACATGATAGCCTTTTGCAGTATCAACAGCACCTCCTGCATGGTTATTATATACAATCCCATAATTATAACAGGCTGTGCCAATATCTTTAACTATTTCTAACCAATCTCCACCCTCATATACATTGCAAATACAACATTGATGAGGATGATACATTAATTTACTTGCTTTTTCATATAAACTTTTATATAAGTCAGCTTTTATTAAGCTTAAATCGCTATTCGGATATTTCTATCCAGATACGACAATAGGATCTGCATTAGTCCACCAACCAGCGACTGGGCCAGATTCAGTAGCGTTATTATTAATAGGATTTTTATTTTTATCTTTTAAAGGTTCTCCTTTGCTATCTACTGAAATAGGGTTGGTTTGACTAGATGCTAAAGCTTCTAAAAAATTATTATAATGTTTTGCATATATAACAGCATCGCTTGAAACTCCTTCTTCTGCAACTTTTAATGAATTTGGAACACTTTTAGAGGAAGGAGAATCATAAACGTGTGATAAATTTTTTGGAACTTCATCAAACATATTTCCTTTTTCTGGATTATACACTCCAGTTTTATAAACATCTCTGATAAAATTTATTAAGTCTGTTTGATTGGTAGCAGATAATCCATCTTTACTACAAATAATAGTTCCATCCTTACCAGAAGTTAAATCTTTCCATTTTTTCCAACCGGTATGACTTTCATCATGTCCAGCTACTGCCAACTATTTACCTTGCATACAAAAGCTCATGCATCCTCGGCAGTCTTTTTTATCACTTATCTGATTCATTTTTTAGCAACTCCTAAACTTGTTCTGCTCGTTTTTTTTCTTCTTCTGTAAATCCAGAAGTTAAATCAACATTAGCAGATTTACTTGGAAACTCTATATTTACCATACAATCATTTTTCCAATAGTAAGCAAATTTATCAAGAAAATTGTCATTAATAGAAATACCCTCTTGAGTATTATTATCTTCTTTTACGCCTACGGTCTCAACAAACTTACATAAACCTGGATATTGTTCTAACACTTGCTCTTTTATTAAATTAAGGAAATCATTATTAAAGCCATTTACATTAGCTTCTGTATAAGCAATAATTTCATCTGTAATATTTTCTATTTTTACAGACCAATTTTTCGTTTTTATGGTAAGGTATACAAATAATGGCAATACTGACACGATACCATTGTTATCTTCATTAAAGCATAATATATCAATAATTTCCTCTGATGTATAAGCATATGTTGGTTCTATATGTTCTTTATTATTTACCCAATCATAATATTTGCTTGCTATTTTATCTGTTGCAAAATAATTGTTTATTTTATTTGCATAGATATTTTGTAAATCTTCTAAATCTGTCATATAACAAGCTATTTCTGGATCAGGATAAGTTGTTCCTCCTACAATATAACTCATATTCCTCTTCCTCCTCAATTATTTCTGTTAAATATCGTTCTATATTTTCATTATATATTGATAAAACTTGTTTTGTTAAATCATATAAAGTTCGATTCCAGAAGCACATTGTCTCTGGCAATATAAAAAAATTATCAAATCTTTGTTTTGCCATTGAAGGACATTGAACTTGATAACATAATTTACGATACCCACAATCTTCGCATAAACTTGCGGATTCACTTGTGATTGCGGAAAGCGATCTGTATTCACTTAAAAGCTTGATATGGTGGTCGCCCGCGATTCCTTTATATATATCCCCTAAATAAAAAAGATTATTTTCTTTATTATTAGTTACTTGTTCTTGGCACCCATATATACTACCATCTGGACTAATACTAATGCTTACAGTACCAAGGCCACATCTCATTATATCTCTTGGTATTAATTGGTCTAGTTCATTAACCTTAAGACTAGGCTCACGCAATACTCCTAGGAACATATCTCTTATAAAGCTACTCTCTATTGGTTTAATGCCATTTATTAGACTAATAGTGAAGTAACTATAAAATTTTTCTAATTCTATTTTTAATTTTTTTAAATTTTCTTTAGAAAAATTATGTCTACTATCTGGAGTTGCATAGAAATACTTAAAGCCTTGTTGTTCTGCAAATATAATATTATCAAATAATTTATCACAAGTATCCTCATATATAGTCATGCGAAATACTGTATTAGGGAATTTTTCCAGCAGATAAGATAAATGCGTTTTAACCAAATCAAAACTACTACCTCTAAGTTTGCAAGGTCTATTATATTCTTGTGTTTCTCTATCCCCATCCATTGATAACAAAGGTATTATTTTATGTTCATATAAAAAATCTATAATTTGTTTGTTCAATAGTGTACCATTAGTTGTAATGCCTAAATTGAAACAATTAGCATACTTTTCTTCTATCCATTCTGTTAATCGTTTTATTAAAGACCATTCCAAAAGTGGCTCACCACCAAAAAAATTAATAGTGCCTTTTAGGTGCGGATTCCCAGTTTTTTCCCGTCGCGCAGTTAGGTTCTTATATAAATAAGTTACTGCTGTTGTAGCAGTTTCAAAAGACATGCGTTCTGGATTCTGATTTACAAAGCAATAGCGACATTTAAGATTACATTGATTTGTTATGTTTAAGCAAGCGATTATTGGACAATGGTATTCTTCTTTATATTCTTTAAGAGATAGCATCTATAAACCTCTGCTTTTCTTCATATTTTACCATATAGCCTTTATTGCTTCCTATAAAAGTATCATTGTCCCACTTGTAAATATATAATTTCATTTTAATTATTCTCCTTGCTATTTTATCTAATACTCTGTATATTAGTATTGCTTAATTCCTTATTTATTTTCTTATATATTTATCATATCAAAAAATAAATAAATAGTCAAACGAAGTGCGTAAGTTGTTTAAAAGAGAAAATGGGCCAGTCTTGCGACCGGCCCGCATTTTCATTAGTTAAACAATCCTAGTCTATCAAGGATTGAACATAACTATGCTCTTGTGATTGGTTCATCTGGATGGAATAGCCCATCTTCAAAGCCACTTACAACACCTTTGTCAGCAGCCTTATCAATAGCCTGTTCTGCCCAATGACCTTCTGTATCAATAAATTTTGCCATTTTAAATATAACCTCCGTAATTTGATCTACTATTCCCCAAGCTTCTGCTATTGGATAACTAAAAGGAATGTAGCAGATTCCATCTTTACCCCAGTTCTTTCCCCAAGAATTAAGAACTATCCAATGTGTAGAAGTCCATCCTACTATAGTCATTGCGTGATAACCATTTTGGAAATTCTACACACTATTATCAAATTGAATTTTTCCCTCTTTATCTGGAGAATATAGACAATAATAAACTGGATAACTAACTATTACTCCGCCTAAATTATAAACTGCATTCTTAATTCCTTCTATTCCACTAACTGCATAGAATGATGAAATTCTGAAAGGATATGCTTTAGGATCAAGCGTATCTCTGTTTTGTCTATATTGTTTAATTGAAGTCTGTACATCATAAAAACCAGGTAGATCTTCATAATAACAAACTCCTTGCTTTCTTAAAGTTTGAAGTGCTTCACGCACTATCATACCTTCTCCCATGTATCCAAAGCTATCTCTATTGCCGTAGATATAGCTTGGTGAGAATTGTTTTTCATTGTTTGATTGCGTCCGTTCGGTTAGCCAGCGTAAATACGTTAATGAGCAAGCTACGCAAGTTTCTGACTACCCCTAATCCACAACAGGAACATTATGAACTAAAGGATTTATATACTCAGAAGGGAGCTCGCTTAAACGAACTCCCGCAATCAAATCTGTAAACTAATAATCTCTATCATCTTTTGGAGAAAGTAATGCGCCATGAGAATACTTTAATTGCATCTTATGCTTACTCTCCTTTTTTTATTTTTACTCAAATGCTGTCCCACTATAAACTACTTATTAAATCATTTTGCCCAGTTTCTAGATCAGCAGAATTATCACTTTTATCATAGATAAAAGAAAACTCTTTGGTTGTTTTGTATATTTTCCCATCTGTAAAACTAGTAACCATTAATGGCGAAGTTGAAAATCCAGTGTCACTATCAAAATCAGAAGCAATATAGCCATTCAATGGATTTTCATAATAAGTAAGCTGTTGTTGACCATTTACTTTTATTTTTATTAAATATAAAGTTGGATCTTTTATTGGAGATCCAACATCATTAAAATATATCCTATTATTGAATAAATCAGATACGCCTTTATTAGACGCAACCATATCTTTAATTAAATAATAATCACTAAGCTGTTCTCCATTATTAAGAAAAACTGCTGATGCTTGTGTCATTGGATATATTGTATTATTATTATTGTCTTTTAATTTTTTAATTTGTGCCATAATATCTTATTCTCCTTATTAAAAATTAAATTACTAAGAAGAATAAAATATTCTTCTTAGTTAGTCTAAAGAAACATAAGTAATAATTGCATATATTGGTTCAATAAACAGTGACTCTGTTATATTCCCATCTTTTATACCTTTTAAAAATTCATTTGGCGTATAAACAAACCCAATTTCTTGATTAGTTGCAGAATCTAAAGGAAAAGCAAAACTTATAATATATAAATTAAGTAAACCTCCAGTCTTTGTTATAGAAATACCAAAATCTGATAGATTTGATGAAAAATGGTCCGCTGTTTTATCTATCTATGCAAAATCTATTTCTTTTATTTCTCTATATATTGTCTTTCCATTAATCCAAGTGCCAATTTTTACGGGTTGGGTACTATAGACCCCCCCCGGTCATATCCGAGAGAGTTTTACCTGCGTATTGTACAGCACTTGCATCTGTCATTGGGAAAATCGTTGTCTCCCCTTGCTTTAATTTTTTAATTTGTGCCATAATTTATTCTCTCCTTTTATTTTTTTATATTAAAGAGAATAAATTAAGTGAATAAAATATTATATTAATTTATTCTCTTTAATTATACTTTTTTGAATAATACCCAATAAGCATCCCAATCTCCCATTGGGTCTACAAATCCATTAATGCTCTCAGTATCAAAAGATATTCCGTTTATCTATTTAAAATACTAATTAGTACCTAATAATTCAAATGGATAAAAATAGGCGTCATCAATATGATTTGGTGACTATTCCGTCATGCAAAATACAAGAATTCCACTTCCAGAGAGTCTTGCATTATATTTGTCTCCTTTTTCCGCAGGCGAGGCTGCTGATTTCTTATAAAACGACCAAGTACGAATATATTTATTATCTAAGCACAAAACACTTACATAATCTCTACCTCCTCTTGGGGAGAGACTAGTAGTGAGGTTCTAAGCTATGATAGAATTAATAGTTGGATTATTCTTTAAGTCATCATCAGGACCAGCTATAAAACTTAGCACCCCCCCCGGTCAAAGTCTTACCATTTTTGTCAAAGACTACATCAACCGAGGTAAGAGGGTAAATAGTAGTGCCATTATTATCTTTTATTTTCTTTATTTTAGCCATTAATTATTTACCTTCTTTCATTTTTCTTATATTATATTCTCTTAAGAACTAATGTATATTATTATACATCATATTTCTCTAAGCTCCTATCCTTTATAAGATCTATTTCCAGAAAACTAATAATGAAAGTTGAAGCCATCTGGATTACCAATTTTATAAAGTTACTCCTTCATAATTTAAGTCATCACTTAAACTAATTACACTTGGGCCTTGTGGACCCTGTGGTCCTGGGTCGCCCTTTTCTCCCTAAGGACCTTGTATACCCTATATACCTTGAGGGCCTGTTGCACCTCTTGGACCAGTTGCGCCAGTATTTCCCTTTTCTCCTTGAGGGCCCTGCAGACCTTGTAGACCTCGTTCTCCCTATGGCCCTTGTGGACCTGCCGCACCAGTAGCGCCTTTTAAGTGTGAAAAATTAAAAATTAAATTCGTTGTATTGTCTGCTCCTACACTATAATCTACAGACACAGAAGGAGTTCCGACAGTATCATCAGTTGGTATACTTGCTTCCGCAGTAACTTTCGCATCTGCGCCAGCATTACCATTTTTTATAATGTATTCTCTTTTGCTATCATCGTTTAATGTAATAATAAGTTTATTACTTCCACCATCTTCTGCTGAAGCTAAATACTCTACATTTTTAAAATTAGAAGCACTATACAATTTTTGAATTTCATTTCGTATTTGATCTACGAGCAATTCTAAAGTTGTATCTGTTAGCACTAGTTTGTCTGTTGGATTTACAACACTTGGCATTTCTTAACCTCCCTCTTTTTTATTTTATTATATCAAAAAATTTATATAAACGCAAATTATGTCGTTATAGGCTCATATGTTAAACTAGAAGAGAAAGAAATTCCTCCAACAGGACTAGGCTTTATGCTTACATAAAGACCATAATAACTATGCGAAGAACCATCAGACTTCCAAGCTACTGTGACTGTATCTCCTTTTACTTGATAATTTGCGGTTGTTTTTGTCTTACCAGCTAATTTATTGGTTAAAGATGTTGAATAATTTGCGGCTGCAGTAAAATCTGGATAGTTGCCGACCCATACACAACCCCAATCATATGTAGCCGATTCTGACTAATATATTACTGTAACATCTAAACTGCTTGCCCCTGGAATAGTCAATACTTTTGTCCAAGCATCACTGTCAGGATATCCACCAGTATTTATTGCCACACCATTATCATCAATGTTCATAGTATGTGCAACAGTATTATTTTCTTCTACACGATTAACAATCTATATAATATGCCAATAGCTACCATCAAACATAAATTCAACAATATCATTAGCTAACCAAGCATACATTGTTGTGCCAGTAACAGCCTTACCATTTTGGTATACTGCATTAGTCACTCCATTCACCTATAAATTAATAGCCGTATTTACATGAGAATATGAAGCATTGCTAAATTTAATAAAAATATGCTTTCCAGCTACTGGAGTAAAATTAGGAATTGTTATTGCTTTAGCATATACTGTCGAAGTGCTTGCGCATGTTGCGTATGGAGGTTGTTCCCATACCGGCGCACCTGCGCCATTAGACACTAATTGATGTCCTTTGGTCCCAGCCCCAGTAGGCGCATACCATGTAGAGCTTTTTGCGGCTGAACCATCATATGGGATACTAGTACCATTTACAGTAAGTGTTAGTGCATTTGGATTCTTTAGAGCTTCAGGAGTATTAATAATTTTCTACCAATCACTCCATACTGTTTCTCCTGCTGCATAAAATCTACGATATGTTATTTTCTATTTTGTGTAATATAAAGTTTGTATACAATCATCTCCAACGGAAGGAGTGTTTATAATAAATAAATATATTTTTTCATTTGTAGCTCTATCTAAAGGCAATCCAGATGGAGTACTAGATGATGAGTAAATAGCATATACTCCATATGTTTTATAATTATCAATACTGTCTGTTCCGCATAGCCCTTGATTCTTATATGTTGGAACAATTTTTTTCTCAAGATCTGAAGTCTTTATATTTACAGTGTTTGTTAAGTGAGTAATATCATATTGCATTGTGCCAATGTTAGCAGAATTAGTTTTAACTGTATCTTTTACTTTTGTTAACTCTGCGATTTGTTGCTTAGTAGTATCTTGTAATCTGGCTAAAATTCCAGCTCCAGAGGCCTATATATTTTCATTTAATACCCTAATCTATTTTGCCTATGTATCATAAGTAATTAAAATATTTTCAGTGTTTTTATAAGGGTCTGCCACTATTTTTAATATTACTTTATTAGAAGGATCGATAAATGAATATTCTAATCTTACAAATGATGTTGTATCACTATAAAATTTAATATGTCTTCCTTCTGTTAAACCTAAATAAAATTGTAATGCACCTTTATTAGTAATTTTCTTTATTTTTAAAGTTCTTATATTAGAGCTGTCTAAAAGAGGTACATCATCTTCACAAACTATCATATTAGTTTGGCTTGTGGTTAAATTTGTAATATAAAAAATTAAACCATTTGTAGTATAAACCACATAATTGTTAAAGTAATCTATAAAGCCAGTCGTTGAAATCGTATAAGGTAAATTAGTAGTAGATTGTAAGCTGCCATCTGCACTTATTTTTTTTACTGATGTAGCATTTAATATATAAAAGCAAGAAAGATCAAATACGTCTGGCTTTATATAAAATGGACTACTACTACTATATAAATCACTTATTGTTATAGAAGATGATAAATTCAATTTCTTTACATAATAAGTACTGCCATTTAATATAGAAATATAAGCATAATCATTATAAACATAAAATTCTGAATTATATAAAGTATCACCACTGCTTAACGCTCCAGTGTAAGCGGTAATAATTGGTTTTGAAGAAGATATATTCCCATCTGCTTTTGTAAATTTAACTTGTTTAATAGTTATATTTAATGCGTTTATGGCTAAAGTATAAATATAATAATAAGAGCTATCTTCATATAGATATATACTTTTGTTTTCAAAAGAACCAAAACAGCCACTAAATTCAGAAACTGTACTATTGGATGGATATTTTATATATAAACTATCTGTGTCTTTTATGCAATATAAGATATGATCTCTATAATAAATAACATCTTTTATGTATGTGCCATATGATTCTAAAGAATCTGTCGTTAAACAAGAAAGAGTCTTTTCTCTTAATTTCGCATAATTATTGTTGTCTGGTACTCGCTATTTTAAAAGATCGTTATATAATTTAAGACGTTCTTTAGATACAATATCCATATTTAGCCTCCTTTCTTAAAGATAAAAAGGGGTCTAAATTATAAACCCCTTTAAAAAAATTAATTTGATGATGCAGTAAATAAACTATTAATGTATTCTTCTGTTACTTCTGTTAAGTTCATATAAGCCCCTGTGCCTAAATCTGCAGGCTGAACTGCGGTATCTGCTTTTGCACCCTGTGCGGCAGTTGCATAATTAGTTGCAAGGCCATCTGCGTATGCTTTTGCATTTGCTAATGCTTTATCTGCTTTTGTAGTTGCGTCTCCTGCAGCTGTTGAAATAGCTTCTGTTTTAGCTGTATTTATATCTGCAGTCCAATCTTTTACTCCAGTAACTTTAGAATCAATATATTCAATAATCGTTTTGGCTGCTGCACCATCTGGAAGCGTACCTACTAATGTCTTTAATGCATTAATAGCGTTAGTATTTGCTAAAATACTAGTATTCATGGCTGAAGCATCATTACTATGTGAGCTAATCCAATCTGAAATTTCTACTAATGTATCATATGCTTCTGGAGCATTTGCAACAATAGAAGCTACTGCATCAGCAACTTGTTTCGCTACTGAGCCAACTTGGCTAGCATCACCATTTAAAGTATCTATAGCTGTTTTGTTTGCATTAATTTGTGTCTTAATAGAGCTATCATCATAAGCACTTTTAGCAACAATATCCTTAATTAATGCTTTTATTTTTGTGTCATATTGAGCAAAACGTTCTTTAGAAACATATTCTTTTGTTGTAATTTCTGGCATCTTGTTTTATCCTCCTTAACTGAACAAACTATTAATGAAATCTTCACTAACGTCCTAAACTTTGTTTTTCTTTATTTCTTCTTGTAATAAAAAGATTTCCGGTTCATTAATAGAACCGATATTAACCTTTAAAGGTTCTTTATAACTTGTATTAAATTCAAGTATAAGATTTTCATCTTCATCGAGATAAGCATTATTAATATGGATATCTTCTGAAGAGCCTCCTCCTCCACTAGAGGTTTGTAGAATCCATTTGCCAGAGGCATTTAGTTTATATATATTAGAAGTGCTAGCTACTTTAGCCACACATCCAGGAGTCCGATTTGTTGGAAGATTTTTTACGTCATCTTCTGTATCACAAATAAAGACTTTACCATTTACATATATCATTCTATTAATACTCCTTTCTTTTTTATTCCAATATTTTTTAAAAGTAAGATAAGATCATTTATTGGGGTTTGCCCAATGATAAATTTGGTTCAAAATTTTCTAAAACGCCTTTTTTATTCCCCGTACCCCTTAGGATAACTAGTGCGCGAGGAGCAATAGATTAGGCAATGCGATCGGACCGCATAAAAATAAAGGGTTAGGATAAACCTAACCCTGTTGAAAAGAGTAATTAAAATGTGATTAGTTAAGTAGAAATTTTTTTCTACTTAATTTAATGTTGTAGAATTAGTTTAAATATCATCGCCACGTAAAGGCTTCTACTTGATGACGCTGGGGATCTGGGGTTCGAACCCAGAACTTTCGCCTCAGAAGCTCGGGATTTAGAGTCCCGCGTGTTGCCAATTACACCAATCCCCATCGAGCTCACAAGACACAAAAAGTTATAATAAATTGCTGCCTGTATTATCTGTGTCTTTATTATATTTTAATTATATCAAATTTTTTAAAGTTTTTCAACTTATATATTCATTAGAGATGGACTAGAGATTTGAACTCTAAACTTACTGCTTATAAGACAGTTGCTCTACCATTGAGCCAGTCCACCATATTGAGCGGATTATCCGCTCTTCATTTTAGTTTGTTAAGTTTGTTACCGGAATAAATTGTTTAATTGAATCATAAATATCCTCTGCAGATTCAACATAAGTTTCTTTCCAATCTACTGTGCTTATTACTCCTAAAAGTGAAGTAGCATTTATTCTTTGGTTAGAAGTTTCGTCTACTATTTGAACTTTTGCTCCTGCTGGAAGTTTTGAACAAATATTAACAAAATCTTTTACTTCTGAAAGCTTATCAAGCCTAATAAGTATTCGGTGCTTTTTTACATCTTCCATTATAATTCTTCTCCTTTCCATTCCTCAATCTCTAAACCATTTTCTGCGAACCACTTTTGCACACTACCTCGTTCACTATAAGGATTATCTGGGGCTTCATGGAAAATTAAAGCAAAGTCACAAGGTTTTCCTATTTGCTTTTCTAAATCTTTAAATCTTTGCATTATTTTATTAAAATCCAACATTTTTAATTGACATTCATAAAGCTTTAAAAATTCTTTTCCATTATAACCAGTTAATCGTTCATTAGGAACAAAAGGCTCTGCCCGCAATCCTATTAAAACATTTCTATTATCATAGTAAACTTCTTCTGGATTATGATACCATTTAGGATCGCTCATTGCAGTGCTTAGTGGTATTAAGTTAGGAGGGAAAAATCTAACCTAATAAAAGTATGAAGTGTATATAGTCAACAGTTAAATCTCCCTTCATAATACTAATTTTCATTTTCTTGGGTTAAAAGAAAATTAGTAGTTTCTAATATTAAATCATTTAAATTGTATGAAACATCATAAGGAATTCTAATAATAGGAATGTTATTAATAAAACAATACTAATTTTTTAATAAGTCTCTTTTATGAACATTTTGAACGTTTATTTTATTATTCCATCCACTACTATCTGTAAAATGTTGAATTCCATCATATTCAATAATATACTAATTATTTACAAAAAAATCAAAAGTATATTTTGGCAAATCAAAAAATTTATACTAATATTCAAAAGAAATATTATTTTCTTTTAATACTTTTATAATATTTTCTTCTCCAAGAGATTTTATACAGCCACAGGATTTTACAACTCCAGCTTTTAAACACCCAGCCTATATATCTTTTTCAACTCCACAGTCACACTTGCAATGCCAATAAGGCTATTTATCACCTTTTTTAGTTAAAACTGGATATAAAGCAATTAATTTACCAAAACGCTAACCAGTTAAATCTATTCTTCTATTATGCTAAACCTCTTTATGTAAGCAACCGCATGAGCGTGTATGTCCAGATATTAAATTAGATGTATTTACGTTACACTCATTTCCACAATCACATTTACAATGCCAATATCCTCTATTATTTTCATTATCTATTCTATATAGAACAGTTAATTTTCCAAATTTTTGACCTAAAATGCTATGACCTTTACAGAGAATACAACTTTTACTTTTATTATTTATAAGACTTGTTTTTGCTACTGGAATAATTGTGCCACAATCACACTAGCAAACATACTAAATATGATTACTTTTAGTATTAAAAGTTCGATATAGTATAGTCCAATGATGTATTTTATCTCCAAAAGATAAAAAATTTTTTTCTTTCTTGTTTAATTCAGGGTACTGAGATTTAATCTCCTTTAAAAAATTTATATCCATAAAATTATTTCACTCCTTTTCTCCATTATAATATGAAAAGTAAGGAGTAATAATTTTCAATTTTAACCCAATTTTCGATAAAAATATGATGTATAAATTTTCATTTATCTTCCTCCTTAATGGTGAGGGTGGAGAGACTTGAACTCTCGACTCCCAGATTAAAAATCTGGTGTTCTGCCAACTGAACTACACCCTCATGATTGGAGCACCAAGCAGGATTTGAACCTGCGTCCACCGGGTTGCAGCCGGTTACCTCGCCTCTCGGTCATTGGTGCATAGAAATGGTGGAATTTAATTCCACCTTTGATGAAATTTAAGTGTTTCTACGAGAAGCTCTTTCATATTAAAAAGAACTTTCTAAGTGGTGGGCGAGGAGGGAATCGCACCCACTCGATCCCGAAGGAGCCGGTTTTACAGACCGGAGCGTCTACTTTATCGCGTTACTCACCCATATAAATATTTAATGGAGGAAAGACTGGGATTCGAACCCAGGAACGAGTATTACTCGCCGTCGGTTTAGCAAACCGATTCATTAAACCACTCTGACATCTTTCCAGATTATTCATACTCAAACTCATCAAACATTTGATTATAAGTTTTAATATGATTATGTGTAAGAATTCCCATTAAAGTTTCTTTATCATTTTCCTCTTGAAGATATATATAAGCTTTATCTGTAGTTACTGCACTTCTTCCTTGAGGAGATGTTATTTTCTTAGCTACTCTTTCAATTAAATCCATATCTATTGTATTAAGTTCAATTCTCTTTTTAGAGTTTCTTATAATAAATATAGGTTTATCATTTACAATTTTAGGACAAGTGTTTTTAATTTTTCCACACCAATTCATATGATATTCTTCATGAACTTCTTTTACTATTGGGTGTGTATTAATTTTAACTATCATATCTTATCCTCCTTTACTAAAAGAATTAAAGAAACTTAATATATCATCATTTATCTTTTTTGTATTTTTTGTTTCACATTGAGGAGCGTGTTTTACTATATGATTAGGATGTGATTCTTTCCAACAGCTTAAACTATGCTTTTTAATACTACTTTCAGTAGCAAATTTTTTTAAACAAATTGGACATATATATCCTTTCATATTAAATATCGCTCCTTTTTTTATTGTAAAGGGTGAAATGGCGTCTCATTATTACCACCAACCACCCTTCCATATTACAAGACACAATTATATACACAACCTATTGCTCTGCCAATTGAGCTATATTACTAATAAAGTAATAAATGGACTTGAACCATTAACATACTAGTTTTTTCCTTAATTGCAGTTTTTGTGTCTTTTTTTCATTTTTAATGTTCAATATCAGTTTTTAAAGTTCTTATTTGTCTTGCTACTTTTCTCATTACCCCACTGGAAGCCTCTGAGCCTCCTCTTGTTTCCATGTGGCGATAACGATTTTCAAGTTTTAATAGTTTAAGTTCTGCTTTTGTCATTTTAATTACCTCTTTCTTTTTAATTTTGATGGTGGGCTGGGAAGGTGTCGGACCTTCACCCTCTGGATTTTCAGTCCAGCGCTACAGACCGCATAAGCTACCAGCCCATATGTAACATCTCTAATTAATTAAAATGATAGAATAATATATCTTTTTTGTTTATATATATATTATATAATAATTTTTATAAATAATCAATAAAGATTTTTTAACTCACAAGACGATTTAAATATGCGGATTCGAACCGCTCCTTTAGATTAAAACTCTAACGCTCTTTCCCATTAAGCTAAATGGTAATGAATTGCTGTAATCGTCTTTTTTAGTGGGGTGAAATGAGAGTTCTGCCCTCTCGCCTACGCAGTCACAGTGCGTTATGCTACTATTACACCAATAACACCATATGTACAAGACAACGTTGTTTTCTCCAAAAGTGCAGATTTGAACTGCAGACCTTTATATTTTACTATAACACTCTAACCATCTGAGCTACTCTCGAACTTATTGCTGTTATTGTCTTTTACATATATTATATTATATTTTTATTAAAAAATCAATTAAAATTATTGGCAGGAATTTAAAGATTCGAACCCTAACCACTTGGGTTGGAGCCAAGCATGCTACCATTACACTAAACTCCCATATTATATTTTACTTTTTATGTCTTCTAAATCTTTTAAAATTTTATCAAGTTTTACATTAATTTGTTTATCTATTTTTTCAGATAATTGATTTTGTATTTCCGCAATCATATTGCTTTCTCTATTCTATAGTTGCAAAATAAAAGAAGCAATACTTATAATATCTAAGAAATTGAGGGTTTCATTATTATAGTTATTGCTATTTCTTGTCCCATATAACATATTATTTACCCCTTTCTTTTAAACGCAAACGGGGGAAAATTCCCGCCCAATGTGTACTACACTAAGAGTTTTCTCGACAAACTCTTTTCATAAACGGACAGCTTTTTTCTAATACCCTTATGCTAGCTTGGAGGTACTGTCGAGCTACCTATTAAGATAATTTTAGTAAAAACAGCTTTAACCACGTGAAGGTATTATCTTTCTAAAGCCTCTGAGTAGCAGGATTTGAACCTGCGGTCTCCTGATCCCAAATCAGGCGGATTACCAAACTTTCCCATACCCAGATATTTTGATCCGGTTTATACAACCGGACCGCATTTATACTGTAAAACTATTCATAAAATTAAATGAATACTCATTTTTTATTTTAATAGTTAATTCTTTAACCTCTGATTGCTTATCACTTTCTGGTGCTTGGTCATCAAAAGATAATGTATATTTTTTTAAAACAACTTCATTGCCATTGAAACTTAAATCTTTAGCGTAATAAATTATATTTACTCCCACATGATTTCTATCAAAGAGTTGTAAACAATCACGGTTTTGAAAATATAAATGTGAATTTAATGCTTTATACACGGAACCATTTTCAAGGGTTAAAGTTGCTTCAATTGATATAGAATCTTTATTGTCAACATTTAAATCAGATAATGTTTCTTCTAATTCATATCCTTGATTAAGATCAAAAACAATTGCTCTTAATAAATCATAAGTCATATCAACAAAATTACTTACATTAATTAATTTTTCAATATTATAATGATATTTTGGTAACAATTTATCAGACATATATTCTCTCATATCTTCCGGTGTAACTACACCAAGTTTAAAATGATAATGAAATCTGCCCGGACGATTAAGTAAATAATCGCTTAACCTATAAGTATCATTGCAGGTAATTATGAATAATTTTTTACCACTATCCAAACCATCAAATAAAGATAACAATTCTTCTTGCGGAAGTTCAGATTTTTCTCCGCAATCATTTTCAAAAGAAAAAGTTTTTTCAAACTCATCAAATAAAATCATTACCTCTTGTTTAATTGAAGCAAGAAAAGAAGCTACTCCTGGAACTGCTATATTAACAATAATAACAGGCATTTCTTTTTCAAGACATTTTTTACTTAATTCTCTTGCAAATAAAGACTTACCACTTCCCTTATTTCCACTTAAAATAACACCAAAGTTACGTTCACTTTTTCCAAAAGATGATAATATCTTATCTATTCTGTTTAAAGTAGAGCCGTAAATTTTTTCTTCTTTAACTTCTAATGCAGTATGAGCAGTTAGATAAAAACCAATATTTTGATTAAAACATACTTCATATGTCCCTACTGGAAGTTTAGAATAAGTCTTTATATCTTCTGTATCATACACTTGATATCTAGAACCAGAACATATAATATTCATTTAATTACCCCTTTCTTACTTCTTATTTTTCAATGGCTGGGGTACTAGGACTTGAACCTAGATTGCTGGAGTCAAAGTCCAGTGTGCTAACCGGTTGCACCATACCCCAAAATTTACTGGAGCAGATAATGGGAATCGAACCCACAAGACCAGCTTGGAAGGCTGGAATTTTACCATTAAATTATATCTGCATTCTTTAATGCGGAGAGTAAATTTGAACTACTAATCTTTAACTTAATCAAGCTAAAATACTACCATTACATCACTCCGCAATATTAAAATGTAGATACTCTTTTAGATTCTCTATCTACTGAACTACGAGATGCTTGCATTTTAAGTTACTCATGCACTTTTACTTAATTTGCCTGATTAAAGTCCAGCATTGCTTCAGAACTTTCTCACACTTGGACTCTGGTACAGGTAGTGGGATTCGAACCCACACGATTTTACTCCTGGGATTTTAAGTCCCATGCGTCTGCCAGTTCCGCCATACCTGCATATAAGTAACTAACTCAAACCTCCACTTGTTAGTCGTCAGGGGTGTCACATCAATTCCCGCCCCTGATTTCCACTTATTTTCTACTTCTCCCCCTTAAACACACATCATAATATATTGGCGGAGGGAACTAAACCACCAATAAGAAAATGATTTAATTCCATTTTTTTATTATGCTAACATTATAGCTTAAAAGTGCAACAACTTCAATAACAAGTGTAAAACTTTTAATTTTCTATGTTAGCTTATGAAGCTAGTGATGAAGCTTAAACTTACACGTTTTGCAACAACACCATGCCCCAATACAATTCCAGCTTAGGTCACCGGTCGCCGCGCATATCATTTGCTCTTTATATAAAATCAAGTAAATTAATTAATATTAAATTTAATCAATGCCAAACAATACATAAGAGATACATTAATTAATTAATTTACTTGATACTGGTGACTCCAGAGAATTATGCTATCCCATTTCCAGTTTGAGAGACTGATGTCCTTACTTTTAGACGATGGAGCCATATAAAAGAGTAATTATTTACACGCCTTACAATAAAATATCTTACAGCAATAATTACTCTATATTTAAACACATTAAGGTCTGTGTAACCACGCATACTAAAGAGCATTTGTTCCTCTATCGAGATTTGTATCTTATCATCCCTATGAACGGAATGGAGGTAACTTATTTATCTGCAAATTGCCAATAATAACCATAAGCACTTTTTCTTTTTCCTTTACAAACATCCATAATATGAGATGCTTCACCACCTATCTTTTCTTTATTTGTAACAGCTCTAGCAGCCGCTTTTATAGATGGAAAAGATTGTATAAATTCTTTTGTATTTTTATTATATTGATTAATTATATGCCCATTTTTCAGTATATTTACTTCAGATGCACTTAATATAGTTATATCTTTTTGATTATGAACAATATTGCTTACACTATCTTCTGATATACCAATCTTTTTCGCAGTTCCAGTAATGCTTAATAGTTCTTTATAAGTAGAGATAACTAAATCATAATCAATATATTTTTTACCATCTCCACCCAAAGTAGCATTATAACCATTTTTAAAAGAACGATATTTTTCAATCCAATAAATTTCTCTTTCTTCTGGTATATCTGTTTCTTCAATTAGTTCAATATGAAAATGTTCAACACCATATTTATTCATAGCAGAATACAATGGTCTTTTTTCATTTCTTTTTTTAAAAGCATCTTTACAATGCTCTTTAAACCTTTTTTCTATTGAAAATTCTGTTTTTCCGATATAAATTTTCTAATTTATATCATTTATAATTTTATAAATGTATGCCAAAATTAATCAGCTCCTTTTTATATTTTAATGGTAACGGTACTGGGGCTCGAACCCAGATTTCCAGCTTGAAGGGCTGGTTTCCTGACCTGTTAGAAGATACCGTCATATAGAATAGTCTTAGGTTGACTAGCCGCACATTTGTTACTCACTGGAATTTTTGCTTTTCCAATTAAACAGTACGACAATTGCTTTTGGCTGTAATTTGTTGATGGTAAAATATTGCATCGGCTTATCTTATTAAAAACTCTTATACTTATCTTTACGATTATAAGAGCCTTTTCCTTTTTTCTTTCTCATAGCTCCACTCTTTTTTCGTATATGAATCCAAAATTGAAGCTCTTCAGGAGTCATTTTTATTTTTGTAATGTCTGAATTTTTTACTTTAACTTTCAAAATCAATAACTCCTTTCTTTTTTATTACATATATATTATATAATATTTTTTTTAATTTTTCAAATATAAATATTTGATTTAAAATTATCGGCTATTAAGCCAATAATTTTTCATTTTATAATCTGATTGATAAGTAATTTCCTCAATAAGAATTTCTGGAAAAGGAAATTTAAAAGCTTTAGCTTCTTCTTCTGATTGAAACTCAACCTCTGCATAAATAAAACTATAGTCTGTTTCTTTATCAACTATTGATACTTCCAATTGCAAATTATCTATATTATAAACAAAGTATTCCTTTTTAATTGGCTCTTTATTTATAAAACCAATAGTTTCATTATAAAAATTTTCATAAATAGGGGTTTCAATTTCATCTCTTATTAAAGAACCATCGCTTTTAATTGTCATTAAATATTTGTTATAATAAGACCCAGGGAAGTAACCTGTCATAGGTTTTTTGTTTCGTATTCTCACTTCTGGCTCTACTGAGATATATGCTTGTTCCACATACCACATTTCATCCGCCTTGATTTTTGGAAGATGAGATAATAAAAATTTTCTTTCAATTTCTTTAGCCATATTTGTCACTTCCCCTTTCTTCTAAGTAATGAACGTTTAATGGGAACAGGCCCGGGTAATGCTCCCGGTTACTTCAGCTTATGAGGCTGAAAAGATGACTTCACCTACCGCCTGCTATATAAAATATAAAATTATTTTGTTCAAGCCTTATAATCTTTAAATTTTATATAAGGTGAACTAGTATTTTTCATAATAGAATTTATAAATAACTAATAGAATCTCTATATCAACTTTTACAGCAAATCAACCTTTATACCATCCGTCACATTATAGATGGCGTTTGTTGTCATGACTTTAGACGCCGTTTTTATCACGTTTGAGATTTCTCTGTAATGTCGAGTCGCACTTCCTCTCGAATGATTTATTGCAAAAGTCGATATAAAAATTCGAACCTAGAGAACTTAATTAAAAGTCAAATTCTCTATCCCTTTAGAACATTGAATTGAGGACTAATACCCTCAATTCAATGTATTTGGCTCCTCCAGCTGAGCTATAGAGGAATATAGGCGATAGTATGTTTGTGGATTAGCTTGCACATCCGCTATCGCACGGGAACCTGCACAGTTATTTATAGTCGCTGACGACGACACAAGATAGTGATAATAGGGTTTGAACCTATGACTTCCTCCGTATTAGAGAGGTGTTCTGCCAACTGAACTACATCACTATATAATGGTGGTTCTATGAGATTTAAGCTCTACTATGATAAAACAGTACTTTAATTTCTTAAACCATAGAACCATATTACAAGACAGTTTTATAAAAGCACTTTAAATCCCTAATTTAACGCATTTCATTTGCTGATACTGTCTTTTTTTTAAGTATTATAAGGAAAGGGGTAAAGATAGATTTGCTACCATATTAACTATAAACAAAAGTTATTAAGGCATTGCCCGAGAGAAACCACGAGGAGGTTCTATCTCATATCTCTCAAAAGTAAGCTCAGTGGTGTGTATTGCTTACTTCCAATCTCCTGTATCTTAGTACTCACTCTCACCACAGAGCTGACCTCTAATACATTTTAAGTTTTTATATTCGTCCTTTACTGTAGCAAGCTAATGAGACTCGAACTCATAATATAAATCCAATGATTGTACTAAGTTTTTCCGGAAAACTTAAATTATAAACCATTTTACTAAATAGATCATCTTTCAAGGATTCGAACCTTTATCTCTGCTGTACAACAGTGTGCTATCCTTTTGCACCATAAGATGATATTTATTTTTTATCTTTATTATATATATATTATATAATATTTTTTTTAATTTTTCAAATAAGATTTTTTATTTAAAAAATTAACTTTTCTTTTTTATTACATATATATTATATAATAAATTTTTATAAAAATCAAAAAGTTTTTATTTTTTTTGTTTTTTATCTTTATTACATATATATTATATTATATTTTTTTTAAATTTTCAAATATAATTTTTATCCAGAAGAGAAAGTAATATTCTTAAAAATTATTACTTTCTCTTAGAACAAAAATGACCACAAATTTTATTTCTTAATAATATAGTGTTATAGATTCAAACGTTTCATGAGTTCTTCAATATTATTTTTTTCCTGTTCAGTTATTTGCGCAGAGTCCACTTGTGCATGCGGCAATTCTGCTTCAAAATCCAACTGATTGCCAACTACTGCAACTGATGCACATTCGCCAACCATTACTTTTGGGCAAGTTAAAGTCATAGCTATTTGCACTCTACCATTAGCTCCATCTTCTGCCCACACATAGACTTTACTGCCTTCTGTTAAAATATAATCTTCTCCAAAGGCTTCTTTAATTTTTGAAATAACTAAATTTTTCGCTTCTGTTCCTTTAGCCGCCATAATATTCTTCCTCCTCTTCTTCCTATTCCTTACAATTTGCACAAATCCAATGTACATGAGTATTATCTTCATCTCGAACAACAGACATATCATTTTGATAATATCGTGCATTACATTTATAGCATCTTTGGGTATATTCTTCTATACAATGAGGGCATAAAAACTCCCCTGTTGCAGCAAACTCTCCTTCACCCTCTTCAACTATTGCTCCGCATTCAGAACAGAATGTTTCATCTAAGCAATCTTCTGAATCATAATAATCAAGACAGTCTTCACATAGCATTGAATCTGGGTCTGATATTTCATACTTCCCGCAATTAAGGCATAAAGTTCTAGCTCCAATTTTAAAATAGTTTTTATACTTTGGGACATGATCTCCAGACTCTACTTGAACATAATAAGGCACATAACAAGAAGAATATAGCAAATCGTTATAATGACAACTTCCTTGTCCATTTGTTATTATTTCTTCCAGACGTACTAGTTCACTATAACAATCTAAAATAAACCTACTCTCTAATTTAACTTGTGTCCCATCTGAAAAATTAAAAGTATCAACATAATCATTTCGCCATTCGCTAAGGTATTGTTTTCTCCAATAAGGTTGATTTAATACTTCAATCAATTTTAATTCTTGAACTATATCTCTTATTTTATTTAAAAGTCCATTTGCAGCGAATGGATAAGGGCGTCCCGCAAACATCATTTTATTATTTTCTGAAAAGAATAATAAACAACGCCATTTTTTATTGTTCCAAGGTACGCTTGAGGGGAAACGTGGAAGCTTTACTTCTTCATCTGTCTTTAAATAACAAATTATTGTACTCCCATCAAGCATATAGCTTAAATTCCCCGCGCGATATTCTCCGTCAAGGGCATGACAAGACCGCCAATTAAGAGTATTCTCGCTACTGGATAAAAAGTCTAGTGGATGCACTGATAAACATAGTTTTCCAGAAATTTTATTTTCTTGTATAGACATACTTGCCACATTTTGAATATCGTTTAAAATATCTTTATTCTCTTCAAAATATTTAAAAGCTTTTAATAATTTCATTCCTTTTGGTATAATAATACCTTTATATTTATATTCTTCTGCTACTGCATTTTCAAAAAAAGTTTTTTCATTTGCTGTAATAAAATTAGATAAATCATATAAGCCATATTTTCTTTCTACCCAGTCAGTAAAATCACTAATTTTCATTCTTTTTTCTGCATCTGATAAATCTGTTGTTATAGTTTCTGGATATTCATATATAAAACCACCTAATTTTTTTATGAAAGGTTTTTTAGCTTTAAACCATTGTTTTATAACTTGTTTTGATTGTGCCGGTTTAAATCCTTGAGAATAATCAATTACCTGTTCAAATTGTTTTGCTATTGTAAATAAACAACTCATTTAGAAGAAGCCTCCTTAATTTTTCTACAATCTTTGCATAATATATTAGTATCTTCTGGATTTTCTTTTTCAAAAGGCTCATTACACCTAATGCACCATTCTATATTATCTGTAACACAATCTGGACAATAATATTTCGTAGTTCCATCAACACTTTTTACTGGGAATACTTCATCTTCAAAAAATGCTTCATGGCAACCTGAACAAATTATTCCTATCTCATCATCATAAAAATTATATCCATAAGCTAAAGCTAATTTTTTATAATTTTCATCTGTGTCGTAAACAAAACCCGGTTTAGAAGATTTATAAGGAATATATTTAAACACAGGAATATCTTCTTTAGGTGTTTTTAACATCTCTTTAACTTTTTTTATAGTATTCATTAATATATTAGGTTCTAAATACTCTGCGAAAGAATGCTCATTAAAATATCCTATGGATAAATTTACACCTGCAATTTTCCAGCTTGGACTTAATTCGCAGATATCTGAATAGGTGCCCCAATCTGTCTCAAATCCAAAAGATTCTATATATTTTTCAAAATCTTTATTATTACAATCATAAAAAACACAATCTGTAAAACCTCTGCGGTCAAGCTCTATCATATAACGTAAATCTGCAAAAGGATTTGTTCGTTTAGATAATAAAATAGCTCCTATTCCACCAATTTCTTCATCTGTCGTAAAAATAATGTGAGGTCGTAGTCCAGAAGAAATAATCTGCATAATAGCATATACTCCAGCCCTATCATCTGCCCCTAACCCTTGGGGACTCCAAACCACATCTTCTTCTCTGTCCCAAAATATTTGACTTGGAATTTTTTTATGAACAGTGTCTAAATGCGCCACTAATGCAATAGGAATATCTCCAATAGCATAAATATAATGCTCAGAGTAAAAAACTCGGTTTTGGCTATAATGTTTTCTTAAGAAAGACACTAAAACCTTTTTCAAACCAGATTGTTTTAACTGGGCAATTTGCTTAAAAGTTTTAAATTGCTGTTCTGAAAAAGTAAGCATATCTATAAACACCCCTTATATAATTATTTTTTTCATTTTTTTCTATAATAATTATATAATATTTTTAATAAAAAATCAATTTTGCTCTTTTACTCTAATATACTCACTTGTCTGCACTTGTAAACCAACAGACAATCCTCGCTCACATAAGTGACAACGATTCTGTGTACAGCGTTGACCACAGTTTAATCTAGACTTAATGACATCTCGAGGTACTGCTGCCGCAAGTATAGGAATAGTAAAACCAAAATTTGTAAATAATGTATTCAAATCTCCAAAATATGTTTTATCTTTAGAATATATGTCAAATAAGGCTTCTAATTTGGTGAAATCTTTTTCTTTAAATTCTAAAATAGAAACATATTGGTCATATAAATCTTGATCTTGCGGGCGCATCCAAGTTCCATGCAAACCATTTGCTCTTGGAAGATAGTTCTCGTAACATACATTTGGAATTACTCTAATTGGAATATGAAATCTCTTTACTTCTCTCATCTGAAAAAAGAGAGGACCATCTATTAATACTTGTGAAACTCCTAATTCCTTTAAAGCTTGCAATTCATCAAAAGTAGTCACTGGATATTTCCAGAAGAAAGGAATTTCCAATTTTTTTAATAACGCAACATCTTCATTTAAATGCTCTAGCTCTATACTAAATTTTTTATTACTTTCTTCTTTATACATTTTCAATGTATTCGTAATGACCTCTTCATTTCCTGAAAATTGTTGTTTTAGATCTTCTATACATAATACTATTTCTGCTTCTGGATAATCTTCTATATAATCTATTGTTTTCTCGCAATCAGATTTTTGTATTTTTATTTCATCTGCTTGCTTTAAATATTGTAATGATATTCTATTTGGTAATGAATATTTCATTATTATCACTCCTTCATTTTTATAATACCATAAATTAAGAATTTTGTCAAAAATTTTCTAAATCCATTTTTCTTTGGATTTGCGGTGTTTATGTGCGTATCCGGCCGGAGCAGATAAAAGAAAAAAAAGGAGTAGATAAAATTTCTACTCCTTTTTAAACAATAATTAGTCTTCAATAGTTGCTATTTTTCGATAGCCTTTAAGAGTTCTTTTTGAACCAGTTTCTCCGACTGAAACGTCTGACTTTTCAGCTTCACCCATTTGGATTAGCTGATTAAGTCTATACTGAACCTTGGCTACTGTTACTTCGACTTCATCACTTTCAATACGAGCCGTAATATCAGCGATAATTGAATATTCGTCTGTAAGAGCATTTCTTACAAGCTCTAGTAGAGCATCTCCCTCTTCACGTTTTTTCGCTGCATTTTCTCTTGCTTTTTCAGCTTTGCGGTCAAGGGCTGCAATTTCCTTGTGACAGAAATTAATGATTTCTTGTGGCTCAATGGTGCTTTCACCAGTTTCCATTGCCTGCGCAATTGCTTCATAAATGTCTCTCTTTGTTATCTTTTTTGTCTTCTCAGTCATGTTTTTCAACATCCTTTCTTCTTTATTATTTATTTTCTATAATTATTATACATTATTTTTTTAACTTTTTCAAATTTTAGCTTCTTCATAACGTTTACAGAATAATTTAACTGATTCAATCATCGCATCATTTTCTTTAAAGAAAAATTTCCAACCATAATCAGAAAGGTCATTCCAGTTAATCTCTATTATTTTCCCTTCATAATAAAAACTTTCTTCAGAAAAGATCTTATAAGAAGACATTTTTTCTTCTTTAAAAATTTTAGGGCATACAGAGATAAATTTTTCTATATTTTTTATATCAATAAAAATACTATAAACAGAATGTGAGCGAATGAACATTCCGCTTTCAGCGTCAACATTAATTTTTGCTTGTACCATATTATTTTCTAAATGCTCTGTTTCATCAAAGAAGTCTTGCGCAACAGCTTCATCATAGCAGTAACTGCAAAGAGAATATCCATCAATATGATGAGTTTCACCAAAGTTGCATCTATCTCCACAATGATCGCAATACTCATAGCCATCACAGGAATCGCAAACCAAATCACTTTCACTGCACTCTTCCATAACTCCAACTGCTCCACAACACATGCATTCATCAGGTCCAGAATAATGAACATAACAATTATGTGATGCTAAATTGCTTACATAGCCTATATGACATGTTCTACAGCCTTTTGTATTCCAGCAGTCATTATACATAATATGAGTATGAAAATCTAAATAATAATCATTTTCGTCACTATTAAAATCTATAATATCACTCTCATATTTGATATCTGTATTGGCTTCAACTAATTCTTTTAGCCAATCAATAACTATTTTATCAATCTCTAAGCTTTTATAAGGGTAACCTTTTATATTGGCTATAACATCTTCATTAACGCAGTATAAACTACGATATTTTTTGTTATTCCATTTTGCTCCTAATATATTCATAGGAGCTGAAGACTCAAGGTAACCTACAACAATACAATCAGAGTTCATCATTTCTACAGTGCCTTGTCTATACTCGCCGTCACCTTCCCAAGACATACAAGAAGTCCAATTTGAGTTGTTATCACTCATTGTCATATAATCTAAAGGATGTATTGACAAGCATAGCGTTCCTTTAAGATTAGTCGTATTTAAAATTTGAGAATGAACGACTGCATATTCATCAAAACCTGCAATGCCAAAAGCAGTAGCAAATTTATTATATACTTTCATTAATTTCATTCCATAAGAAATAGTGAAACTTTTTCTTTTATCTGAAGGATGAGTCACTTTAAAATTTCTTTTATGATCTGGATCCCATCTATCAATAAATCTATTGTCTGCTAAAAGATCTCCATTTATGTTACGCATGGCATTTCTTAAAGCCCAATCAATACAATCTTTTTCACATAATTCATCGACTAAGTTCATTAGCTGTCTTATAAAGCCTTTTGGAGTTCCAGGATCCACATAACCATCTCTACGAGGATAATAACATAATTTTCCATCCATTTCTACGGCGATCATTTCATGTGGTAACTTAACTACAACTTCTTTTTTAAGAATTAGGCTATCTTTAAAAATTTTAGCAAGGAATTTAGATTTTTCTTCTTGCCATACTCTTAATAGATATTCATTATCACAAAGTGATTCTGTATGACTTCCTATATAAGCTTCTCTATAAGCTGAAATTAACTCTTGTTCCTCTTTACTAATCATATTCATCAATGACATTTTAAATCAACCTCTTTTCAACTTCTTTTATTATATATATATTATATAATATTTTTTATAAAATATCAATTATTTTTTATTATTAATATATTTTTCGAGTAAACTAATAATTACGCAACCATAAGCGCTCCAAAATGTTATCCAAGTTGGCGCTAAGCCAGCAAGACAAAAGAAAAAATTTGATACGCCTATGATTATCCAAATTATAAATGTAATTATTTCGATCACATTACCTCATCTCCTTTCTAAACATCTTGTTAAAACTGTTGTGTTAATTCCATATTTCCTTTTTAATTCTTTTACTGTGCCTCGAAGATTCTTCTTATTACCTCTAAACCAGTCTTTTCTTACTCCAGTAAACCATTCTAGCATATTTCCTTTCTCATCACAAAGAGTATATTTTGCTTTTACCCCATATGCAGTTTCTACTTTCTCAATACTTATAATTTCAGCTTCCAGCTCAATTCTATCTCCTATATTACCTAAATATTGAGATGGAGAATTATCATAAAATATTGAAAAAATAATTTGTTCAATCTCCTCTTTTGGTTTTAACGCTCCTTCGCTTTTTGAGATATCAGTCCAATACAAGGGAGCATATTCAAAAGGACAGTCTGCGGGTACTTCTTCTGTAGAAGCAATATACCAGCCCCAACGTTCATGCCAACGCGCATTTGATATATTACACCATTCATCATCATAACTTGCATTTTTAAATATTGTAATATATCCTTTATTAAAACCAAGACAATTCTTTAAATTTTTCCAATCTTGTGTGATTGGTTGTTCTTCTGGATAGAGCTTAGCATACTCTTTACTTGTATACCATCTTACGGTACGTTCATGTTGGGTTTTAGGGTTTCGCACAATAACATACATCTTATTATTTTTCTCAAATGGTTCACTTAACATTTCAAAATTTTTAAAGCTTTTTGCTACTGCCATTGCGCAACCCTCCTTTATATTAGTCCCAATGGATTGACAAAAACCAAGTTCCATTATCAATGGCTTTATCAGTAAAATCCCAACCCATGCGATATCCAGCTTCACCAAGCTTGCTAATTATTTCTTCATAGCAAAATACAACATTGCGCAAACCCTTTTTTGATTTACTATTTATTGTTATATTCGTCTCGCCAGATGCCGCATGCTTAATCATTGTTCTTTTAAGCTTAAAGGTAACGTCTTCAATCATCTCAGTCTTTTTATAAGCAGTATTTCTTAATTTTTTTGCATCAATAAATTTTATCATAACTATCATTTCCTTTCTTTTTTGTTATTATTATTTTCTTTATCTTATATATATATTATATTATATTATTATATAAAAATCAAAAAAGGGCTTGATTCTAAAACCAAACCCTTTTCTGTTTATTAATTAAAATCTATTCTTTCTATTTTAGATATACTACCATTTAAAGGCATATATACATTAGCTGTACCATCTCTTTTTACTTGCCAGTTTAAAAGATGCTCATTACCAGGAATAGGTCGTTTATAACTATCTTTCTCATAAGTATTTACAAGAAATTCCAGTATATCATTATGACTTCCATATTGACTAGTACCATTGGTATGAATATTTGCCTTTTGGTCGCAGAGTACACAGTATATTACTTTACCAGTATCTAAAGTTATTCGATATTTTGTGCCAATAGTAGAACCATAATATGAGCCCATCGCTACAGCATAATAGTCATCTGTTATGCCTAAATCTCGTTCTGCATTGCATCTTACAAAACCTTGCCAATCAATCCAGCACCAATTTCGCAGATAGTTCCATTGCGCACTTCCTCTTGATGTAATAGCGCCATAATCCATCCAAGTTTTCCAAGATGAGTTAATATTAGGAACTCCCAAAGATGTATAGTGCGGCTCTATTGCGAACGCACTAACGGACGCTCCTAAACAAATTATACAAGTTAATATAATAGAGATTATTTTTTTCATTAATTTTCTCCTTTAGTTGATTTAATAATTTTTTTATTATATAATAAGATTATAAAATTACTTCTATCCTTTTATTCTTCGCTAATCTGTTTTATGGCAAAAATTTCAATTGCTTGATTCTCTCAGGGTTTATCCAAAAGAAACTATGATTTTTAGCATCAACTTTATTATCAATTAGTTCTGTATTAAAATCATATTTTCTGCCAGCAATAATAGCCTTTTCGGTTTCACTACTATATTTATAGTTTTCAGTGTACTCTGATAATAGTTCATATTCTGTTATGATATCTTCTTCATACCAAGTTTGACCGATTGCAAGAAAAGCAGAAATAAGAAAAGCTGCTATTCCTACTGTAATAAGTATTGGTGTGACACAGCATAAAGAATTAAGCTTATACCAAATAAGTCCTGCGATTATTGCTAAAGCACTTAGTATCAGCATCATGATCCAAAACATAATTCATACCTCCCGCAAGTTTTATTTTCTTTTAAACAATATTGTTCTTTTTCATCCCAACAAGGGCAACCTTTCATACAAGTTTCTTTTATGCGGTCTGGATTCATTACTTCTATTTGCATAATGGCTGGTCCTCGTTGAACTTGTTTAATTACCTTTTTAGGTAAAGGAGAAGAATTAGTTTCAAATTCACACGGAAAACTGTGTTTACAAAATTTGCATGTGCCAGAAGCAGATGAACAAGAAGAACATATATATTTTTGAGTAGAACCAGTTTGATATATTATATAGTTTATGATTTCTTTTCCGCATATGTCACAACGACTAATACTCGTTTTTTCGGCAAAACATTGACAACTTTGACCTTCTGGGTTTACAGAGCGATGAACTAAAACACATATCGCATCTGACGCCATATAAATACAATTTTTACATTTACTCATTTCTTTCTCCTATTTTCTTTCTTGTTAAAACAAAGAACGGGAAAAAATTCCCGTTCCGCATTTAGCAACCGAATAGCTTTTTTAGATGTTTAGCAATTATATCATCAGCGTTATCAGTAAGCTTTTCATCATTGTCGTCCTTGCAGTGGCAATCATCTCCACAATCGCAATCACAATCTGTATAGTTATACTTACGTTTCATATCTTCAATGTCTTTCATCATTGCAGTAGGATCAAACATAAGGTTGAAGATTTGGTCAAGAGATGGTTCGCGTGATGTTACATCAAGAGCCATTTGGATAATAAAGCGCAAAGAATCAACTCCAAGTAGATCAGCTACAGTATCATCATACTTACCATCGCTCATTGCTTCCGCGCAAGAGATAAGAGCTTCTGATGCAGTGCGGAGATTTTCGTCAATATTTGCATTCTTCTTTTCTTCTTCTTGCTGTTTTTGTTGTTGTTCCTCATTTACTTCATTTATGGCCTCCGCAAACTTCTCAATCAAATCTTGAGGTGAAGCGTTCTCCTTTGAAAGCTGTTCTGTAATAAATTTTTTCATACTTTCTGTCATAATTTTTTCTTTCCTTTCTTTTTTATTATATATATATTATATAATATTTTTTTAAAAATATCAATTAAGATTTAAACTGTAATTAAATGCTGTTTTTGTTTGAAAATAGTATTTTTCTAAGAGAATAATGCAATTTTTATCAATAAAGATAGGCATTCCAGTAGTTTGATTACATTTCCCAACTAATATGAAAAGTGTAAACGGCGTTTTCTGGAAAGAGTGGTGTTGTTATAATATCTAATGAAACATCATACCCTATTTTTTCTAATAATTGTTTAATTTCATTCATTATGTCGATATTTGCTATTAATTCATTGGTGATAGTTTCACTTGTTTTGCTTTTATTAGCAAGCGCAGTACTCCTAATATTAGTGCTGATTAATTGGATAAAATGTAGCTTTTGTTTTTCTTCGTCAGGCATTTTATTAGAAGCGAGATAGTCTGCGTCTTTTGCGGATGGCATTCCAAAATTAAGTAAATCTTGTGGAGTTAGCATTGATATTCCTCCTTTAATCTTCTTTAGTCTCAATGAGGATGGTCTTTACTGTGGTTACCGGTTTTGTCTCTATTGGAGCCATTAGTGTTCTCCAAGGCTCTTCATAACTTTTTTCTTCATAAAAGTAAGTTATTTCAGAATGTTCAGTCTTTTTAACTTTTGCAATGTCACGAGAAACATCGACGAGTTTCCCATTTTGACGGACGATGTATTTATTACTGTCGGAGATTACATATGAATTTTTTTCTACCGGAGATATTTCGTAGGTTTTTGAGTATTCTACAATTTTGGTCGGAGCAACTACTGACATTATATATCCAGTAAATACTCCTATAAGTAATCCATACACGATAACGCCCAGAATGGTTATTGTTAAATCGCTATAACAAAATTTATGTCTTATAATGCCTCCTATAACAGCGCAAATTAAAAATCCAAGAGCCAAGCATAGCATTTGTTTATTAATTCCTTTCTTTTTATTTTATATATATATTATATTATATTTTTACATATAAATCAAGATGCGGACGGTCGTTTAAGCTAAACCTATGGAAGAAGTAAAGCTGCCGACCGCAACCTTTGAAATAAAAGTAAATAATATTTATTAAATTTTACAAAATTTTAGGACAAACGCATTTAAATTATTTAAAGTAATTTTCATATATTAATGAAAGGATGTGAAAATTAATGAAAACTGTTTCAGTTAGACTTGAAGATGATGTTAAAGAGGCTTTAGAAAAGAAAGCTAAGTCTCAAGATTTGAGTATTTCGCAAGTGCTTCGTAAGTTTATTAATGATTATATAAATGAATCTACCGCAAGCAATGCTGATGAAGTATTAATATAGTTATTACAAGAAAGGAAGAGTATTCCAGTAGAATACATTAAAAATTAAGCGAAAGGGACAAAAAGCAAATGAAAATTATTTATTCTTTAAAGATTATGAATAAGTTAGTTGAGAAGGGGCATATACCGGTTTAGACAATGCCTAATCCTAAAAATACTTTTTATAATTGTTGGATTTTTGAGGTGAATCCGCAGTTTTAGCAAGACCTTGATGAGATAATGGAGGATTGCTATGGAAAGAGATGAAGTATTAATTATGAAGCATTGGTTGGACAAAGTAAAGAAACATTTTACTGAAGATTAGATGAAAGACTTTCTTTATTTAATTGTTCAATTTGGTTTTGATAGAAAACGCAGATATACAAATGATACAGCTATTAATTTAGCTTTAGATGATATATATCCGCAAATGGAAATAATGATAGATTCTTATGTAGAATCTGCTTCTAGTGGTAAAAAAGGCGGTAGGCCTAAAACGGTAGATGATAAGGAAGTATGGCGTTTAGCAAGAGAAGGAAAAAATGGATTGGAAATAGCAAGAATTTTAGGTGTTAATAAAAATCCTGTATATAGAAGTGAAGGTTGGTTGCAAAGAGATAATCCTACTTTTCTCGAAACTTTATGATTTTTCCCGAAACTTTTAGGGAAAGTAATTGAAAAGTGAGAATTTCCTGAAAGGGTTTAGGGAAAAACTATTGATTCCCGAAACCAATATAAAAATAGAGAATGAGAAAATTTTTCCCGAAACCCTTTCGGGAAAAAAGGGAAAATGAGAAAATGTTCTTCGGGACTTCGTCCCTCAGACCATTATTCTCATTTTCTACGGCGGAATAATGAAAGGAGGTAATAGCAAATGAAATATTATGAATTGGATGATAATTTTGATATTGCTAAAGAAAAAGATTTAGCAATACAACCTATTTGTAAAAATAAACAAGTATGGAATATTTTTAAATTATTAGAAAAAGAATCATACGCAGTAAAATTTTTTGATAAGAGATGTAGACGTTATCGTATTTTAGTTTATCCTAATGGAGCTTTAAATAGGATAGAAATAAAAAATTTATCATAGAATTTATTTAAGCCTTTTAGTTCTTATAAAACGAATGAAACTGATTATGGCATGGAAGAAGATTCGTTTAAAAGAATGATTAAAGAATTTAAAGAAGAAAAAAAATAGGTAAAGAAGAAAAAGAAAAAGTTTTAGGGCGGAGTGTATGGTATTTATGAGGATGGAGAATTAGTATATATTGGAATGACTATGAGAAATTTTGAAGATAGAATTAATGAGCATGTGAAGAATATTTAGAATCATAGTAATGAATTATATATGTACTCTAAATTTAATGGAGAATTAACTTGGAGTAAATTAATTGAAGTAAAGGATTTAAAAACTAATAAAGAACTAACAAGAAGAGATATAGAGGCTATGGAACTTGCTTTGATTAATTTATATAAACCTAAATATAATCTAGCCGGTAATACAATGGAATATAAGTTTAGTTGATTATTTTTACAAAATGATTTCAAAAAATGAAATGAAAAAATTACGTCAACTATTTTTAAAAAATGAGAAGGAAAATACTAATGCGTTTGGATTTAATAGAATAGATTAAAGAAATATATAGAGTATTCTACTGCAATAGGATTAAGATTAAGAAAAGAATTATATCTTAATTGTGGTTAGAGTATACTAATGAAAGATATGGAGTTTTTATCACCAGAAGAAATTTTAATGTGATAGAGATGAATATAGTCAATGAATAGTTGTTCAGATAGACAAAAAGTGAGTTATATCGTTAGATTAAATGGAATTAGAAGCAGTTGTTGAATTAAATAAACAAGAAAGTTAAAGGCTCTCTTTTTATGCGAAAGGATATAATGGCTGCAAAATGTTATAGAATATCTAAAATGTTTGTAAAATATTTAAAATGTTTATGTTGCGTTTTAAAATGTTCTTTCTTTCTTGTTGCGTGTTAAAATGTTCTTTCTTTCTTGTTGCGTGGCCGATCGCATAATTAATCACAGCGCATTTTATCGCCATCGCTTTCCGCAATCCTTATGCTTCTGGAATTACTTTATATCAATTTGCCACGATTTTTTTAACCAACGATGAAGAAGTCATTTTATGGCCTATTTAAATCAAATTGCCTAATTCTCGAGGCTTCTGGAATTAAATTTTATTTCTCAGAGAGTGACTTTTTTGTCGTTTTTTCTTTGTAAATATTCGCACTTGATTTTTAATAAAAAATATGATATTATATGAGGGGATAAAACTTTTCCGGCCGCATAAACGCAATCATATAAAAATTTTGTTCTCCTGGACTATCTCACCTCCTATTATATCATTTCTAATTATATTATATAAAATTTAATTGAATTTGTCAACTTACGTTCTTCAATGGTGAAGAATTCATCTTTGAGGTAGTTGTAAATGATTTTGCTTAATATTTATGGGTGAATTGCTTAATACAAAGCATGTTCAGAGAGTAAATTTTACGTGTTTTGCAAATCCAGTAGGATAGATATAGAGAAAGTGCGGACCGATCGGTTTAACTAGAACATGAGATCGGAGCGCAGTTATTTATACACATACATGCATGTATATATACATATATATATTTAATGTTCGTATATATATTAAACACACACACACATTTATATATATAACATACATACATACATATTACATAGGGGTATATATATCCTTTATACATACATATGCACATATAGAAGAATATAAAATGTGATATAGATTATTGCTGTAAGTATCTAGCCTACTGGAAGATAATAGCGGATTTTAAAGAAGGGTTTTTTTATAATATGAATATTATATGTAATACATTATCCTTTGTTGTCCAAAGGCACTCTAAAATGCGGTTTCGGGAAGCCCTATGGTAGTCTCGCTACTGGAGAATTGGACTAATTAATACGATCGGCAACTTTGGTTTTCGGGAGCGGAGAGAGCGCTAGAGAAGGCCAGAATGTCGTAAAATTTTGCCCTATGAGGTATGCGGTCGGGGAAACGGGCGCTGGCTATGGTCAGCGACCCGGCAGAGTTAGCCTTGGCTAACCGAACGGGCAAGAAAAAGGACGGTTGCCCGCCCCTTATTCTTCTTCCTCGCTTTCTTCAATATCATAACAGCAATTTTCACAATATTCATCGTATTCTTCTTCGGTGTATTCCTCGTCCCAACCAAATGCTGTGTGAATAAACTCTTCTGCATAGTCGGGTAAATGTTCATTTGCAAATTCGACAGCATCCTCGTAAGTACCTACAAATTCTTCTTCTTCATTACAACCGCAATATCCATTTGAGAATGTGATTATCCATTTTTTTCTTCTCTAATTTCTTTAATCATTTTAATTACCTCTTTTCTCTCTTGATTACATACTTATTATATCATATTTCGTTCGGTTTGTCAAGTGTTTTTTCAATTTTTAACATATTTTCTGCAAATATATCCTCAACCTCATTACCGAAATCAGCATCTACTGAATAGGCAAGATATTCCAAAAGTGACGAAATACCATACATAAAATCAGAACTGCCATTTTCTACATCATAGTTACCTGCAAACAATCCATCACTATATATTATGGTTTCAATGACTTTTCGCATTGTTTGTTTTTCATTCTCGTTTAAGTTTAGCATTGTGCATTACCTCTCTTTCTGATACTATTATACCGCTATTTCGGGATTTTGTCAATAGATAATTTTGCACAAAAAATTGCTGAGATTTTTATTGAAATTGCGAATTGACAGAAATTCCGAGCGTGCGGATGGTACACGCTCGGCTCAAGCTTTTAGTGTCCTCAACCAAAAGGGACACTAAAATAAATTTAGTGTCCCTTTTTTTATTTCAATTTTATTTTTCCACTTAAATCTTTATAGGTGGGATGATAACCGCCTTCAAGCTCAGGTGTAACAATGAGAATACAGTGTCTTGTACAAAACTCTTCTAAATCTTCAAGTTTTTTATTTGCAATTTTAAGCACTTGTTCTCTCGATACTCTTGCTCGTTCAGCTTTAATTGCTTCTATGGCAATATTCAATTCTGTTTCTGATACGTCTTTTAAAATTCCTATTGAGTTCATAAAAACATCCCCTTTTATAAAATTATTTCGTATTCACGTTTGATTTTAACTACTATTTTCTTAGGTTTTTGCTTACAACAAAATCTGTCATTCCGCACATACACGCCAACCTGCTCTTGTCTAAACTTTTCTTTGTTTTTATCCTCATACCTAAAAGTATTGTACTTAGATAAAGGCAAAGACCAATCATATTCAAATTCACTGTCCTGTGGCATTGTGTATTGCTTGGCTCTGCGATAATTTGTTGTATGTTGTGATTTTCTACGTTTTAAATCGCTTGTAGTGCCGATTTTTAAAATATAGTTACCTTTTGTATCAGTGTAATGTCCAATGTATAAAAATTCTTTTTCCATATAAATTCCTCACTTTTTGAGGAATTTTGGGCGATTTCTCGCCCTTTTCCTCATTTTTTTGGTTTTCTTTTCTGTACAAGAGTTAATTCAAATAAATTTTCACCTATTTTAAAGGCAATTTGACGCTCTTTATTCGTAATTTCGCAATTTTCTATGGCATTTTTACTATTTTTTTGCAAAAAATCAGCAATTTCTGCAATTAAATTTGCTTTTATTGGGTTTTCTTTGCGTTCTCTTGTTACTTTTTTACCATAAGCATTGACCGCACGAACACCGCCTTTTGCCTTTTTTATTGCCTTTTTTTGTTCCTCTGTTAAATCATTATTGACTTGTCGCATACCCATTTTATCGACTTGCTCATCTTCTTTTATTAATTCGATAGCTTCATCTCTTGTCAAGTCAAGCGTTTTCATCAATTCGGATATTTTATTTTCATTCATAATATCACCTCTGTTGAATTAATGATTAGGGGAGGGGAGATTACCCCTCCTCATATCAGGCAAGTTGGAAGTATGTTACTCTCTTGTCAACAATTCTTTTAACCTCACCTGTTCCGTCTTCTTCTTTCATTGAGCGAAGAATAGCCGATACTCGTTGATTTGAGAGTGGACTGATATTGACAATCGGCTCTGCGATTTTCGCAAGTTGAGTTGCGGTATAAAGTTTGTTTGGATTAGCCTTCATTTCTTCAAGAATGACTGCTTTAATCTCTTCACTTTTAAGTTGATTAGGTGTAGGCTTATGACTTCCACCATTCTTGCGTTCAAGTAGCTCAATTTCGTGTTCAATGAACTTAACGAAATCTTCTCTGTCCGCAACTTTACCCTCATATGCAAGCATAGCTTTGAACATATCCTTTTTTGTTACCTTTTTGTTTGTCTTTGTCATATAAAACAACTCCTTCAAAAATTTTTTTGTTTTGTAATCTCTCTTGATTACATATTTATTATACCATACTTTGAACAGTTTGTCAAGCCTTTTTTAAAAACTTTTTTTTATTTTTTTTATTATCTTGCGTCTGTTCTCTATCTCTTTGGTACATTTATATTATAGCAAATTCTTAATCATTTGTCTATTGGCATTTTGCACAAATTTCGGGACAATATTTTTTTAATCTTTGGACAATTTTTCCCTTGACAAAAAGTGTGAAGTGTGATATAATAGAAATTCCGGTTTTTGCGCGCGAAAACCGGCGGAGCAAGATTTGAAAATCAAGCCCGCCGCACTCTTTAATCGCTAAAATGATATTCCATTATATCATTTAACTCCTCAATGTATCCTTCAATGATTTCTTCTGAGGTGGCCAAACGCACATTTTTGTATTCTTTTTTGTTTCTTAGAATTTTAAGGTCTGTTTTTAGCATGCCCATAAATTCTGTTAAACTGTCCTTAATATCATTTTTAACATTTTTTATAAGTTGGTTAGTGTCTTGAACCTCATTAAGATTTGCATTATAATCTTTCATTTTAATTACTCCTTTTCTTTTTTCTGTAATTACATTATAGCACATTATAGGAAAAACGTCAATATACAAATTGCCCAAAAATTACAACAAAAATTTGTATAACCTGTCTATTGATAAAATTCCGGGCGCTACGTATGTGCGCGTCCGGCTGACTGCATTTTCCTTTGCTAATTAAAAATACAAAATGAGGGACACTAAAAATGCTTTAGTGTCCCTCATAATAGTCTTACCCATTGGGGACTTTTAATGTCCCCTTTTGGTGCTTATTTACGCGGTGCAGATAATACAATACGGAATCGTCTGTTATTCATATTGAAATCAATTTGCCTTTCAGGGTTTGTAATTTCAATATTCTCACAAGCAGGATCATCTCCACGATGTAAAGTGCTATATAACAAACTAATTAAAGTTCTTTTATCTTCATCCGCCTTCCGCTCAACAACTCTCTTTTTTCCGAATGCGTCAACCGCCTTAGCTCCACCTTTAGCTTTCTTTATTGCTTGCTTCTGCTCTGCGGTCAAGTCGCTTTCAGTTTCTTTTACTGTCATTTTATCAACTTTTTCATCCTCTTGAACTAATTCAATAGCCTCTTCCCTTGTAAGGTCTAATGTTTGCATTAATTCAATAATTCTTTTTTCGTCCATTGCTCAACCTCCTTGCGGAAGAGTTGAGGGATTAACCCTCAACTTCAGCTCCCACTTTTTTGAAATACGTTACACGCTTTTCAGTGTATCTCTCAACTTCACCTGTTCCGTCTTTGCCCAAACCACGCAATAGAGCTGAAATACGTTGAGGTGTAAGTACGATTTCAGGAAAATCAGGTTCAATAGCCTTCATAATTTGAGTTGCAGTCATAGGCTTAACAAGAGCTTTAAGAATTTTTTCTTTAATCTTCTCATTTGCCATCTGCTGAGCGGTCGGTTTACGATTACCGCCATTCTTACGCTCAAGCAACTCAATCTCATGTTCAATGAACTTCACTAAGTCGGCACGCTCTTTTACGCAATCCATAGCAAGCAACACCTGAAACATTTCCTTTTTTGTCATTTTCTTTTCTGTCATATTGACCAACTCCTTTAAAAAATTTTTATTTATTTGTAAAAGGGTTTTGGTTGATAACCCTCAACCCTTATTACTCTTATATTATATCATGCTTTAGTTTATTTGTCAAGCCTTTTTAAGAATTTTTAATTAAATCTTCAAGAAAATCTATTATATCTATCTCTGTTGGATTGACCGCAATCCTACCCCTATCATAGTCATAAAAACTCTCTCTTACATCCGCCGAATCGTCAAACAAGATTTGAATATCTCCTTTAGTGCATTTTTGTTTTGGCGTTCCATACTGAACGAGATGAATTTCCTCAATCGGCAGACCTGTTTTAGCAAGCCACTCTCTTTTTGCCTTGCGTACCGCATTTTTATAAGCCTGTGTGCTATTCATAGATAACCAACTTGTAATAGCAATCGTCCAACCTAACACCGCCAACTCATTTAATACAGTAGAGAGTTTATTCATATCAACCATAGGCTCTGCTATTTCATAAGGCATTGGATTTTCGGCTCTTAACATTTCAAGCCAACCGTCAACCCCATACAAGTCTGCTATTGTACCGTCCATATCAAATATCAAAACTTTTCTCATTTTTAATTACCCCTTTTCTTTATTTTCTATATTTATTATACCATAATTATTATTATTTGTCAAGTATTTTTTTTAAATTTTTAAATTTCCTTTTAATTCCAAAAGACGCTTGTTAATATATTCTTTATGATGTTCTGTTGGAATGCGCCAACACGTTTTATTGATTGACTTATTAACTTTTTTGTGTTGAGCATAACATTTTGCCATTATCTGACATTCAATCAATACATCTTGCAAGCCTTGATGCTCTTCTGTAAACTGTGTTTCATCTGTTAAGTAGCGGAAGCCGATTTCCGCAGACGTCCGCAGATTTCCAGAAGGTGAAAAATAATCATATTGAATAGCAAAGTCCGCAAATCTTTTTTGAGTGTAAAGTAGTTGGCAAGCCATATTCCAAATACAATTTATTTCCATTCCATAAGGGAAAAACCAACGATACTTTGACTTAGTAACATATCGCAAAGTAGTATTTAATGCGTTTATATCAAAGAATGCATTATAGGCGCAGATAGTCTTAATGTTATATTTTTCTATTGTATCTTTTATTATCCATCTTGCAAGTAACAAATCAACAACTTGCGATTGATGAGTTGATATTCTCTCAAGGTACTTTGGAATTTTTTTTGAATAATATGCGGTCTTCATAAGCTCTTTTTCAAAACAGAATATATCTCTTATAATAAGGCTTTTCTGTTCATATACATTTCCTTCCTTATCTACCACGGCATAACCTATATCATATACAAGTGGATACAAGGTATCATTCGCCGTTTCAACGTCAATAACCAAAAATTTCTTTTTTCTATTCATTTTTAAGCTCCTCTCCTTAACTTCTATAACTATTATAGCATACCTTTAATTATTTGTCAATGCTTTTTTAAAAAAATTTTTTCATCAAGTTGTACAAAATCGGGATTTCGCATAATGAATATTTTGTTAAAATTGTCTATTGACATTTTTTGTTGGATATGTTATAATAGAAATTCGGCGCGTGACACCCCATCACGCGCCGCTCAAGCTGACTAATTAATTTCAGCAAAAGGAAAGGAGGGGCAACTGCCCCTCGCTTATTTTAACTTAGTTATTTGCAATTTCAAGTAGTCTTGCAATCTCTTTATCAATAATTGAAAATAGTGTTGGTGATACATTTTTTACAGGTGTATTATTTATTTCTCTTGTTTCAACTGAACACTTAAACTTAATATTATATCTACAAGTAATATAACTCTTAGCTGGGTTTTTCTTTTTTCTTATAAAGTAAATAAGATTTTCCCCTTTTGCTATACTATCATGGTAAAAGCTACCTACGCAGTTATTTTGTTGTATTCCCTCATCAGCAAAAGCTTCTAAAGTATGTGGTACAACAACCTGTAAATCATCAAGGTCAAGTTTTTCAAGGTCAAATATTTTTTCTTCTTGTATAAAAATAGATTTTTCCCTTTCACGGTCTTTTATTTTGTTTAGTTGTTTAACATTATAATCAAGTCCTCTATTATCATCATAATACAGTTCAAGTGTTGGACAAGCTCTTAAAAGATAACGCAAATCATAATAATCTCTTGGTATATTATAATTTTTTAAATCTACTTTTAAACTTTTTATCAATTTTTTTTGCATTAAAGTTGTTAATTCCCAAAAGTCCTCATGAAAACAGAAATAGTCGCAAAGAAGATGTATAAGTTTTTCATTTTCCTCTTTATTGCCAGATAAGGATAAGGCTGTCTTATGCTCTTTATAAAATTGAAAAGTTTTATAAGAAATTTTATAGCCATTTTCTTTTAAATATTTAATATAACCCTTATCCATTTTTATATCATAAAGATTATTGACATAATCACCTGCTCGCCAACCTGTCAAAGCCTCTGTATCAAGTAAATCAGTGTATGAAAACCATTGTTCTAATCTTGTTAAAAGTGTTTTATCACTCATCATATAACAAAGATCTTTTGCACCCATAATCAATCCATATGCAACCTCTTTATATAAATTTATATCTGCATTTTCGGCATATCTCAAAAAATTTTTTACAAGAATTTCTTTTCCACTTACACCAATAGCTTTTTTTGCATTAAAATCATATATTGCAGTTTTATTATTATCAAAACCGAATATCAATAAATTCTTTTCCTTACTAATACTTGTCAACATCATTTTAATTACTTCCTTTCCTCTTCCTTTGATATATCTATTATATCATACTTCGTTTTGTTTGTCAAGAGATTTTTAAAACTTTTTTTATTTTTTATAACCTATCTCTTATCTCTCTCATTTTCTATAATTATTATAACGCAAATAGACAAAAATGTCAAGGGTTTTGGGAAATATTTTTATTGTTATTTTGCACAAGTTTTCGCTTAGACTTTTATGTAGTTTGCCTATTGACGTAAATTCGGCTCGCTGCGCCCAAGCGCGAGCCGTTGAGATTTCATCAATTAATAATTTCGTATAAAAAAATAAGGGCAAAACCCTTATTTTTAAAAAAGTGATATAATTCTTTCTGCTATTAATGCGAGCGTATCAATCATCATAGGTATATTTAAAATTTTTGCCATAACTATTGCCATTTTCCGCATTTTAATCACTTCCTTTTTTTAATTAAAATATTATTCTTAGTAAGAAAATAATTCCATAAATTATTAAGGCTAATTTCCAAGAGAATATTGCTATTGGAATGATTAACAATACCAACCAAACCACTAAAGCAATAATACCAAATATAATTGCTTCCACGAATAACATATCCAATATTACTTTTAAAAATACTAAAAATTCAAACATTTTAATTACCTCTTTTCTTAATTTCTATATTTATTATAGCATAATTATTATCATTTGTCAAGTGTTTTTTATTAAATTGCCCAATATTTTTTTATATTATATTTATAAGTATCATCATTTTTTTCTGCCATTTGATTAATCCACTCTTGTGCTTTTTTACAGGTGGTATAAACCCCTTTAATTTCATCAGTATATACATCTATTACTATAAATACATCCATTGTTCTTTCCTCACTTTCTATAATTATTATAACATAGTTGTTATGATTTGTCAAGACTTTTTTTACGATTTTTCATCATATTCTCAACAAAAGCCTTTTTCCTATCTTCTGCCCCATATGGTCGATATTTATATGAGGTATAACCTTCCGCATATAAGTCATTTGGTGTTTTATAACGTTGTTGAGCTATCTTTGTAATTGCCTTTTTAACATATGCGGCTTGATTGGCTTTAAAATCTGCCATATTAGCAACCTCTATAACAGTAGCTACTGGACGAAACTTTTTTCCCTCGTGAAACATTGTTACTTGAATTTTCATAAAGACCACTCCTTAAACTCTATATTGACTATTTTATTTTTTTTAACATATTTCTTTTTATAAGGTGCGCAAGGGGTTTTGCTCTCCTCATAATACTCTGCCTTTATGCTACATATTTTTGGTTCCTTATACTCTGTTTTCATTTTTAATTCCTCCTTTACTGTACTTATAGTATACCATATTTCAGGAAAACTGTCTATTGGCATTTTGCACAAATTTTGCTTTCAATTTTTATGCAATCTGCTACTTGCCAAAAATCCGGTGCTGGCGTTGGATTTACATTACCGCCAGCACCGGACGAACGCAAATTAGACATAGTTGCCTATGTCTAATCTACGAATTAAGAAAGATGTATTATTATAAAGGAATGAATTACCATATATAACCTGCCTTATAGAATAAGGAGGGCGGGGCAGACAGATTTTTCTGCCCCATTTGTTAGTTATTAGCTTTTTCAAGTTCTCTGCCAGCTTTTATTGCTTGCTTGCTTTCAAGTCCGTACTTTTGGCAGATTTTAATAAAATTCTCATACGTCATTTTAATTACTTCCTTTCCTTAACTCTATATATATTATATCATATTTTTTATTAATTGTCAATACTTTTTTTAAAAATATAAAAGATTTTTTCTTCATGTTACTCATTTTATTTTTATTTTAAAAACTCAACTATTTCATAATCTGTAATAATATTTTTAAAAAGTGGAGTTTTTTTGATAGTTTTTTCTATTCTTACTTTTGAGTTTGCTTTTGCCTTTGCATAAGTTGCTTGATCTACTGTAAAATAATGGACATTTCCATCCGCAAATTCAATATATATATTAAATTCTTCTGAATAGTAAGTACTTCCTATCGTTTTGCCAGGTATTCCTCTGCGATGGTCGATTGCTTTAGTATGTTCTGTGTTTACAATTCCGCAATTTCATAAGTTGTTTCTATTGGCTTACTACATAATTTCTCAATCTGTAATGTTGCGGATAAACATATAGTTAAGACAATTACTCCTGCGAATATACCTATAATAATATCAATAGTATCATTTTTTCTTTTCATTTTTCATTACCTCTCTATCTTTTTTCTTATTAGCAATATATTAAACCCATGTTTTTCCAACTTAATATTGAGATTTGAGCGTTTGCTCTACCGATAATAAGAGCCTGTTTCTTAGTACTCTCTCTGTGTGACTTGTCTATATAGTAAATACCATTAGCAAACCAAATACCGCAATTACCATTATATGCTTTAATCGCCTTCATTGCCTTCTGTTGGTCTGTTGTTTCTATGCCTTCTGTTGCTACTTGATAACCTGTTTTATAAGTTATGATTTTACCATTCTTTAAAGTTAAGCCATCATTGTCTTGTAGTTTTCTTAGAGTTCTAATATTAATCATTTTTTTTCAATCCCTTCTCTTATCTTGATTACATTATATCATCTATTGCGGTATTTGTCAATAGTTTTTTAGAAAAAAAGTTGCACAAATTGGGATACAGATTTTTGTGTAATTTTTGTATAAATTTTCTCTTGACTTTTATAACAAGGTGTGGTATAATATTTCGAGCTGCCTCGATTCTTGCGGGCGCAAGAAAAAAAAGAGTGCTTTTACACTCTTTTTTCCCTCCATAAAGTACGAATTAAAGCTTCAATCTCTTCGATTATTGACTTAGCTTCTTCTTCTATCATCCTTTTACTCTCTATTGAAATATTGTTAGCGTATTCAAAAATGATAACGCAATCTTTTTCATCATTATAAAAATCTAACTTATTATAATAAACTCTTATTAACTGTTCATTTATTATAAACAAATCATTTTTAATTTTTATAGGATAAATTTCCATTTTTATCAACCTCTTTCCTTAAAATGGGCAAGTAACAATTCTCATTGTAATTTCCTCACCAAGCATTTCCCAAACCTCGGCAATAAGTTTATGAAATGTAAATTCACCTGTGTTCTTATTAATGTACATAATCATTTTAATTCCTCCTTTATTTGTTGTTATTCTTATATCCCTGTTAAGCAGGGATATAAGAAACTAACTTACCACGTTTTTGTTCTTCTCTTTTTAGCTCTGCGGCACTCAATCCATAAACCCAGCCTTGTGAGCCGTCCGCATATTCATAATAAAAACCTCTACCTTTGTTATTTCCTTTAGTCCATACCTTCATTTTAATTACCTCTTTTCTTAATTTCTATATTTATTATAGCACACTCTCTGCGTTTTGTCAATAGTTTTTTTTAAAATAATTTTAAAAAATTTTTAAAATTATTAAAGCAAGTGTTATTGCAAAAAAAGCAATATCTTTTGTTTTATCCGCGATAGGTCTTTTTAAAATAAATTGCCTTGCAACTCCGATTCCATTTGCTACAAGATACAAACACTGAGCAAAAATATAAAAATAACCGACAGTGATTTGACCAACGATACATAACACAAGATTAATATATCCTATCCATTCCCAAGCTTTTGTATTATTCATAATAATTCTCAAACCCTTCTGTAATAAAATCTTTTCCTTTATCTTGATTATATTATATCATAACTACTACACTTTGTCAATGACAGAATAGTAACAATTACATTACAGCTGTGTTACAGATTGTTATTTTTTTAACAATCTTTCTACTGCAATCTCACAAAAAAGAACAGGCTTTTAAGCCTGTTCTTAGATAAGAAGGAAAAAACAATTATTTTGTTATTAGCTTAGTCATTAAATTAAAATTAGAATACTGTGGATTCTCATGAGTGTTCTTTGCAAGTATTTCACCATAGCAACACATAAGATATACAATAATTAACAGTATTGCAATATTAGACAACCCTTTTCTTACGTTCCACTTAGCCATTTCTCTGTACCTCTTTCCTCTTAATTACATACTCATTATACCATAGATTAGCATTGCTGTCAATAACAGATTGATTACAGTTATATTACAATTGTATTACATTGCTTTTGTGCATGTTGCACAAACGACTAGAGTTAGCCTTGGCTAACTAGAGTCAGTATAGTTAGTTTAGACTAACAGGTGTCAGATATTGGGAATAGCAGTTAGCGTAGGCTAACCCGAGTTGCCGGTGTAAAATTTTGGTTAGACCCAACTAACCAAAAATTCGGTGCGCTACAGTCGCAACCGCACCGCTGAATCAAGATATATATTTTGGGATCGCTTGTCTTATGAAACGTGCCGATTAAGTGCAAAGATTTTTTGTGTTAGAGCATACGGTCGGAAATTCGGAGCACTACGCTGATAACTATAATTATCGGTAGTAACTCTTTTAGCGCATTAGTTCACTTTATTATCTTTCTCTGATGATAATAAATCTAATGGCTTAGTACACTTACATAGATCCTTTGCTTCACAATTGCAGCCTTCGTGATAAGCGCATACATCTATCAGTGTGTCAATGGCTTCCTTTACCTGCTCTGCATAAGTCACAAGACAAGCCTCCTCTCTTCTTTATTTTTATTAGAAAGGATAATACAATATTCAATTGTTTATCTTATGTATATATAATATCAAAAATTTTTATAAAAATCAATTAAGAGATTACCAAGCTAATACAATGTGTTATCCAGTAGTGAGTATGTAGATAGTGGACTGCGGTTGGTCACTTAGTGTTTGCGTGTATGCTAAGGTCTAAACTACATTATATGTGCATACAGATTGCTTGCACTAGGCGACCCGATCGGTGCGCACTTTCTCCTTTTATCTATTTGTATAAGTATACATTCATGCTCATTACTTACACGTACTCTTTGCTACTGGATTATAATGCACTCGTTTATTATTACATTAGCTTTATCGCCCGTACCATTAGCTTTGCTACTGGAGCTGTTTTACTCCGCGTCATTAGGTGGAGCGATATTTGCTCAGCTAAAAGTGCGACAATAGGTAGTTAATATTTTACTCAATTGAAAGACCGGGGGGGGGTGTTTTCGGGAGAAAATTTTTTTTGACTTTATGTTTTTTATTTGGCTGACAAAAAAAATTTCTAAAAGCACTTTCATTTCTAAATACGGTGGGGAAATTTCTAAAAGCATTTTCGGTTTAATAATAGTTGGGTAAATATGTATAATTTCAATAGGCTTTTTTTTATATATTATATAAAGTAGTGTAAAGGAGGCTATATAATGGCAAATGCGATTTTATTAAATCAATCAACTAATTTAACGAAAGACAATATACTTGATACTTTAAATAAGAGCGTGATTTCAGACATAATGTTTGAAAATAATAAACTAATTATAAAATATGTAAATGACAATGCTGAAGATAAAGAAATAATTCTTCCATTGGATACTATCCAAACAGATATCAGAAATTTAACCAATAATAAAATAAATAAAGTGACTAGAGCCGAAGGACAAATTCCGCAATTAAATTCTGCTGGACAATTAAGTGCTACTGGTTTATTCGCTTCTCGAATAGTTGCTGTTGGAGATGATACTGATTTAAATTATGAGCCAATAAAAAGTTGAGGTGAAGAATAATGTCTTAGGTACAATTTTTAAGAGGTAAAAACGAAGAAGCTTTAGGTAAAGTGCCTTTAACGCCAGGAGCAATATTCTTCACAGAAGAAACTAATCATCTCTATATAGATACAGATACTGCAAGACTACCAGTAAAAAGTGATTTTATATGCGGTCGAGTCTTTTGGGTTAGATTATCTGTTGCGGATTGGGGCGCTGATAATAAACAAACTGTTTATAAATATTATAATAAATCTAATAGCGCAAATATAGAAGGCAAAGATATTTCTAATGTTTTAACAGATGACTCAATTTTATTTATAGGTAAATCTATTTATGGAACAGCTGATGCGGATGGCACAATGCCTGCTATCGTAGCAGATTCTTCTACCGCAGATTCTATTACTTTTAGACTTTTAGATATTGGTGGTAATATCACTATACCAACAGTAGATATATGGATACAATTATATTGTCCAAATCCAAATCCGCAATCAGAAAATTATGTTCCAGCAGACGTTCTAAGGACAGTATTTACAACAAGAGTTAGAATTGTTGGAAATTCATGGGAAGCAAGAGATGGTAAATTTGTACAAACAATTTCTATTCCAAATATAGATTTTACTACACAACCATTCTTTATAAACTTAAGTGACGATTCTCTTGAAAATAGAATTGAATTTTAGTTAATGCGGATGGAAGTAGTAGATGGAAATATTAAATTCTCATCTGATTTAGAGATCGTCTTTAATATTGAGGTTGATATTTGTATCATACTTGCGCTTGGTGGTAATGCGAGTTTTACAATAACTGATTTAAATGGCCCGGATAATCCAGACCGTGAATGGGTTAGTTTAAATGTTACCAATACTTCTAATATTATTAAGGGTGCTAGTTTATCAAATGTTGCGCCGGGAGAAGAACGAGAACTATTAATTTTTTGCACAAATGATTTATAGATTAATAAAAATGATTTTGCTAAAATAATAGATGTAAATTATGCAACGTCTAGTACAAACAATGAGGAAGGTATTTATACATTTGTTCTTGCGGATGGCGAAACAATAGAAAATGGGTTTAATTGCGTAATTATTTAGTTAAATAATATTGCTAATATAAATGCAGGAATTCTTAAAGGTGATGCGGTAGAAGATATGTCAGAAGAAGAAAAGCAAGAAAAATATGTAAATGGTTGGCGACAGGTAACTTCTAAGTTGAATTATACTGGGGAAATGCCAAAAGCAGCTTAGATAGATAAAGGCGCTCAATATCGTTATTAGTATTGGCCTACTGCGGTAGAGGATTCAAATTTATTAATAGGAAAACATATGCCTTTAGTAATGCCAAAGAATAATAATGATGCAGTTCGTTTTAGTAAAATTTGCGAAACAAAAATATATTCCAATAGAATACAGTTTGTCGTTAAAGAAGAAGATTATCAATAGTATTTTAAAGGAAAAGATTTAGAAATTAAAGTGATTGATTTTATTTAATATAAAAGGGTATGAGATTTTTTTATCTCATACCCTTATTTTATTTTGTCAATAAGTGCTTGCGGAAGGTCAACTCCAAGCTCTTCAAGGACAGCTTTTGTGGTTTCATAACGAGGATCTACAAAGTCGCTTTTACTTATTCCTATACATTTAAAGTCTTCACCTTCAATGAAATAGAAGTCCATCTCATCACCTTCCATAATTTTTAATCTATCACGTAAGCCTTTTGGAATTATTATTCTTCCAGATTTATCTATTTTTCTAATTGCGTTTTCTTTCTAACAATTAAGATTCATTTTTATTTTCCTCCTTATCACAATGTCCAAAACAAAAACATTCAAATGAACATTGCTTATTTATATCGTCACAAGGCCTAATATCTTTAATTAAATCAAAAGGTAAATTGAAATCTTCTTGATATTTTATAATATCTTGATATTGACCATATTTTATAAAATAATTAAGTATAAAATTATTTTTTTGTTTATTATAAGTTTTTTCATATTCTTTGATTTGCTTTAATTTTTCTTTATCTTCTTCGCTGTAATCTTCTGCCATAATAATTGGCATCCTCCAACGCTCTCCAGAGCCATTCTTTATCCATTTATTATATTTTCTCCAAATTTCATTCTCTAAGACAAGTGGACTTGTTATATTATTTTCTGCGCAATAGTCATCAAATGCGGCATTAGCGCAAAATATCAAAGCATTATAATTATTTAACTCAATCATCTTTTTTATCAACTCTTTCTTTATTTTATATAATAATAATATCAAAAATTTTAAAAAAAGTCAAAAATTTGACAAAAGAAAAATTTTCTGGTATAATATAACTATAGACTGGAGGGATTATAAAATAATGATTAAACTTGATTATTCTTTAGAAACTCCAGAAGAACGTAAATTGTTAGTAGAATAGATATTAGAAGAAGTAGAAAATCCTTCTCCTCAATACTTAGAAATTTTAGCTAACTATTTAATTCTTTGCATGGAGAAACAAGAAAGAAAAGAGAACAAAATTATTACAGAAAATCATTTAGTAACAGTAAATAAAAGAGAAACTTCTTTCGAAGGTCTTGTTTCCCAATTTGAAAATGGCGAAGATGGAATTTATAATTTGATGACAAAAAATAAAAATATAATATTTCAACCAAAAAAATCAATTACAAAATAGGATTTAGAAGAAATACAACCGTTAAGACAATTAAAAGAAGCTATTGATTTGTGGGAAGCAAAATTAAAAACAGTTAAAGGAAAAGACGCCTTTATAATCAAGTCAGCTTTAATAGAAATGCGAAAAGATTAGTATGTAATAAAAAATGCTTATAGACAACCTATTGTGACAACTAAATTAACAAGAACTAAATATTTTCCAAAATTAGATGAAAATATTACTTTTGATAAAGATGGATATTGCGTTCCGACCGGTGTAACGTGTATAGATCCTCGTATATGTGAAACTGCACTATGTAATTATGCAAAATTAAAACAAGTATCAGAAGGTAACTTTGAATCTGATCTATGGTATTTTATGTTTGATTTTGATCAATTATTAGAAAAAGCATTAAAAGATGAACCTTTGTATAGGCGAATTGTTCAATATAAGATTGAAGGTTTGCAGAATGAAGAAATTTAGAAAGCTCTTTAGGAAGAATTTAATATGACGCATACTGTTGAATATATCTCAAGCTTATGGAGAAATAAAATTCCTAAAATGATTGCGTCAGTAGCAGAAGATGAGTATTTGCAATGGTATTATCTTAATGAAAAAAAAGGCAAGTATAAAAGATGCAGTAGATGTGGGCAAATTAAATTAGCTCATAGCAAGTATTTTTCAAAAAATAAAACAAGCAAAGATGGATTCTATTCTTTATGTAAATGTTGCAGAAATGCAAGAGCAAAGTTAAAAAAGAAAGGATGATAAAAAATGCCTTCAGAAAAAAGTTATTATTGTGAAAAATGCAATAGAACTATGGGCAGAGAATAGTTCTACTCATCAAATAATTTAGAAAAATATCCCAATGAGGGAGTTTTTCCTCAATGCAAGAAATGTATGACTATGCATGTGGATAACTGGGACCCAGATACTTACATATGGATTTTACAAGAAGCAGATGTTCCATATATTCCAGAAGAATGGAATAAATTAATGGCTACCTATGCGAAAGACCGCAGCAAAGTAACTGGAATGTCAATTATTGGTAGATATTTATCTAAAATGAAATTAAAACAATGGAAGTAGTATCGTTGGAAAGATACTGAATTTTTACAGGAGTTAGCTAATAATAAAATTGAACAAACTATGAAACGTCAGGGATACGACGCAGCGCAAATAGCAACTGCTATAAATAAAGCAACTTTTGAACTGCCTCCTGGCGAAATAGCTATTCCTGAATACGAAGAAGGGCAAGAAGATACATTTGTACAAAGTCCCACCTAGACAACTGAAGAAGAAGCTTTTGATTTAGGCTTAACAGAAGAGGATATTAGATATTTAAGACTTAAATGGGGAAAAATGTATCGCCCTGAAGAATGGGTTACGCTTGAATAGTTATATGTTGATATGATGAATTCATATGATATATAGGCAGCTGGAGATATAAATACATTAAAACTTGCTTGCAAAAGTTCTCTTAAAGCTAATCAACTATTAGATTTAGGAGATATAGATGGAGCATAGAAAGCTTCTAAGATGTATGAAGCTCAGATGAAAGCAGGAAAATGGACAGCTGCGCAAAATAAAACAGATGAAAATGAATTAGTTGATTCTATTGGGGAATTAGTTGCTATTTGTGAAAAGGATGGTTTTATACCAGCTTATTATGTTGATGGACCAAAAGACAAAGTTGATAGAGTTATTCAAGATATGTAGATTTATACACGAGAATTGGTTACTAATGAGCTTGGTCTTGGTAATATGATTGAAAATGCTTTAAAAGCTATTGAAGACGAGAAGGAGCATATTAAAGAAGCTGGAAATTATGCGGAAGCACTACAAAATAGTAATGAAGAAGATAATTTATTTAATTATGAAAAACCAATCTTAGAAGATGAAGATTTTGATGATTTCAATAATTTACAAGAGGCAATGAGTAATGAAGATACCCTATCTTATCAACTTCAAGAAGAAGGTGAATAAATATGGCTTTAAATGATTTATTAATAATTGCAAATAATAATAAAAAAATAGGTATTTCAGAAGAGCGTATTAATGAAATAAAAAAACCTCTTAGAAAATATTTTGCTTTTTGGAGAATGTATCCAGATTTATTTGTTGATTTTATGTAGACGGGTGGTAAATCGGTATATTTAAATGATAAAGGATAGAGATGTTATTAGAATGATAGCGGTCAAGAGGTTAAACTTACTTTTTCATTATTCTTTTATCAAAGAGTGTTTTTGCGCATTGGGATGCGCTTTAAATATGTATATGCAGTTTTCCCTCGTGCGTATTCTAAGTCATTTTTATCAGTATTGATTATGATGATAAGATGTATTTTATACCCAGGAGCGCATTTGTTCAGTGCGGCCGGAGGTAAGGAACAGTCTAGTTAGATTCTATAGGAAAAAACATTAGATATATGCAATAAAATTCCAGCATTTAAAAGAGAAATAGATTGGAGTCGTGGGGCGACATCAATGGGAAAAGACCATTGCAAAGTTATTTTTAAAAATAACTCTGATTATGAAAACCTTGCTGCGAGAGAGAGTACAAGAGGTTTGCGTAAACACTCAGGACTGTTGGAAGAGTGTGTTGGTATTGACCAAAAAATGTTATAGGAAATTCTTATTCCTTTGATGAACGTATCTCGTCAATGTATGGATGGTACAACTCATGAGGAAGAAGTATTAAACCAATCACAATTATATATTACTACAGCAGGATATAAAAATACTTATAGTTATGATAAACTTATTTAGACGCTGGTATAGATGTTAACAGAGCCTGATAAGGCCTTTGTTATGGGTGGTACTTGGAGAATTCCAGTAGCTATTGGATTGCAACCAAAGAATTTCATAAATGACTTAAAGAAAGACTCAACATTTAATGAAGCTTCTTTTGGACGTGAATATGAAAGTAAATGGTCTGGTACTGTAGAAGATGCTTTCTTTGATGGAGAAAAATTTGATAGAAATAGAATTTTACAAAAACCAGAAAATGAATGGTCTGGACGTTCTTCTTCTCAAGCTTATTATATACTGAGTGTCGATGTAGGTAGAAAAGGTTGCCAGTCAGTTATTTGTGTTTTTAAGGTAACACCGCAACCGCAAGGCACTTCTATTAAAAATTTAGTAAATATATATACAATTGAAGATGGACACTTTGAAGATTAGGCTATAAAAATTAAAAAATTATTTTATAAATATAAAGCTCGTAGGGTTGTAATTGATGGTAATGGTCTTGGTATTGGTTTGCTTGATTATATGATAAAATCTCAAGTAGATGGATCTGGAGATTATTATCCACCTTTTGGAATCTATAATGATGATGAAAATTTCTATAAGAAATTTAGAACCAATGATACAGAAGATGAAGCTATTTATATTATAAAGGCGAATGCGCCAATTAATACAGAAGCTTATTCTACTGTTCAAAGTTAGATTGAAAGTGGAAAAGTAAAATTCCTAATTGAGGAAAAAATAGCTAAAAATAAATTGCTTGGTACAAAAGTTGGATAGGCTATGAGTCCAGAACAAAGAAATGAATATTTAATTCCTTATAAACTTACTTCTATATTAAAAGAAGAAATGTTAAATCTTAGAGAAGAAAATGAGGGTATAAATATTATTTTAAGACAAGCTAATAAGAGCGTTAAAAAAGATAAATTTTCTGCTTTATGTTATGGTTTATATTATATTAAATAGGAAGAAGATAATAAGCGTAAAAAGAAAAGATTTAATGCAAAAGACTGGAGATTATTTAATTAATGTGGGGGTTTTTTTAAATAATTTAATATAAATAATTTTTAAGAAACATATGAGAGGAGGTTACTTTATGAGAGCATCTCGTGCGGAAATAAAAATAGAAGATATATTAAAAGAAGCTAATTTAAACTTTCAAATGGAGTATAGTTTCGCTGGACTTAATAGTCCAAATGGTCGACCGTTACGCTTTGATTTTGTAATCTTTGACGATGATGGAAATATAGATTTTATAATAGAATATCAAGGTAAATAGCATTATGAAGCTAGTTAGAAGTTTGGAGGAAAAAGAGGTTTATATTAGCAATAGTTTAATGATAATAAAAAGCGCCGTTTTTGCGCTTTGCATGATTTGAACCTTATTGAAATTCCTTATACAGAAGAAAATTTAATTAACTATGACTATATAATGCATAGGGCCGGATATTAAGGAGGTGTAATATTTGGCTATAGAACAAGAGTCAATCCATGCGAAAGGCTTTAATATGGGCAAATTAGCTCCTTAGGTAGATTATAGTAAAATTAGAGTTGGAGTAAAATCTTTAGATGATGCGGTTTTAAATCTTGGGTCTTTGAAAACAGTAGAAAGAAATCTTGGAGACAAAACCACAGTTTTAAGAGCGTTAGCAGATAGAGATTATGAAACTTTAAGAGAAATTTCAAGATATTTTTATGCAACAAATGGTATATATCGTAGAGTATGCGATTATGCGGCTTTTATGTATAGATATGACTGGTATTTAGAGCCAGAAATATTTGATACTGAAGTTTCAAGTAAAACTGTATTGTCTGATTTTAGTAAGATATTAGATTATATAGATAAATCTCATATTAAAAAAGTATGTGGAGATATTGCAAAAAGAATTATTATAGATGGAGCATATTATGGATATGCTATTTAGAGTTCTGATAAAATAGTAATTTAGGAATTGCCTATTAATTACTGTCGATCTCGTTATTCAGTGGGTGATATGCCAGCAATAGAGTTTAATATGCGATTTTTCGATGAACAATTTAGAGATATAAATTATAGATAGCGTGTTTTAAACCTATTTCCTGATGAATTTAAAAAAGGTTATCTTTTATATAAAAAGGGAAAATTATAGCCTGATTATATTGGAGATACATATGGTAGCTGGTATTTATTAGAACCAAGTAATACAATAAAATTTAGTTTTGGCTCAGATGATATACCAATATTTGTGAATTCTGTGCCACAGATACTTGATCTTGATGCTGCATAGGATCTAGATCGCCGCAAACAAATGTAGAAATTATTAAAGATTTTAATTCAAAAGTTGCCTTTAGATAAAAATGGTGATTTAATATTTGATATTGATGAAGCGAGAGATCTTCACAACAATGCTATTGAAATGTTAAGACGTGCTATTGGAGTAGATGTATTAACGACTTTTGCTGACATTAAGGTCGAAGATATGTCTGATAATAATACTACAACAACGACAGATGATTTAAAGAAAGTTGAAAGAACTGTATTTAATTCTCTTGGTATTTCATAGAATTTATTTAATACTGATGGAAATCTATCTTTGGAGAAATCTATTTTAAATGATGAAGCAACACTAAGATAGTTAATACTACAATTTGAAATCTTTTTTGATAGAATGGTTTAGAAAAAGAATCCTCATAAAAAGAAATATAACTTTAAATTAAGATTCTTAGAAACTACCTAGTATAATTATAAAGAAATGGCAAAGATGTATAAAGAATAGGTATAGTTAGGTTATTCTAAAATGTTACCTTAGATTGCGCTTGGCCATGCTCAAAGCTCAATATTAAATACTGCTTACTTTGAAAATGAAGTATTGAATTTGAGTGAAATTATGGTTCCACCTATGAGTTCTAATACTTTGAATGCAGATGGATTAATAAGTTTAAATGATAGAAAATAGGAGAAGAAAGCTGCAGCTTAGACTATAAAGGATGGAACTCCTGGAAGAAAAGAGCTTCCAGATGATTAGAAAACAGAAAAAACAATTCAAAATAGAGAAAGTATGAGTTAAGGAGGTTTAGTGTATGAGACATTCAAGTATAAAAATGAATACTCCATGTGAGTTTATTAATATAGTTCCCCTTAACCCATTAATCTCTAAATGTTAGATTAAGGTTTGTTATGTAGGGGATACCGCAAATAGAAATGAAAGTGTTATTACAAAAGAAACTGCAAAAAAATTAGCAAATTCTCTTCCTGGAAGCCCTATAGTGGGATATTACAATGAAGATATCCAAGATTTTGATGAGCATACTAAAGAATTAGTTATAAAAAATGGTAAGTTAGAACTTAAAGAAAAAACAAAGCCATATGGATTTATTGATTTAAATGCTCGTTGTTGGTTTTAGAAGTATATAGATGATGGAACTAATGAACGAGAATATTTAATGACAGAAGGATACTTATGGACTGGTTAGTTTCCAGAGTGTAAGCGTATTATAGAGCAAGGCAATAATCAATCTATGGAGTTGGATAGAGATAGTTTAAATGCCTATTGGACAAAAGATGTTAATGGAAATTATAAATTTTTTATAATTAATGATGGACTTATATCAAAATTATGTATTTTAGGAGACGAACAAGAACCTTGTTTTGAAGGTTCTGCAATTACAAAACCTAAAATAGAATTTACATTTGACAATGATTTCAAAGATGCAATGCAATTAATGATTTGTCAATTACAAGAAATTTTAACCAAAGGAGGCTCAGCCAATATGGAAAATAAAGACAAGAATATGATTCCAGATGAATATAAGAAAAAAGACGACGAACAAGAAAAAAAGGACGAAACTAAAAAAGAAGAATTAAATAAAACTGATAATAATACAGACGAAGAAGATAAAAAGAAAAAGAAAGAGTTTTCAGAAGAGGTATGTCCGAAATGTGGAAAACCTGTATCTGAATGTACTTGTAAGAAAGAATATTCATTAGAAGAAATTCCTGAATATATTCAATTAAAAACTGAATTTTCAGCACTTCAAGGAAAATATGATGATTTAATTGGACAAATGAATACTTTAACATAGTCATTAACAAGTTTACAGGAATTTAAAACTGTAGCTGATAAAAAAGAAAAATTAGCTATGATTGATCAATTTTATATGTTATCAGATAAGGATAAGGAAGATGTTGTAAAGAATATTGATACTTATTCTTTAGAAGATATAGAAAATAAGTTGTCTGTTATTTGCTTCCGCAATAAAGTTAATTTTAATGTAGAAGAAAATAATGCTGAAGATAAAGATGATGCTCAAGAAGAAAAGAAAGATCCTACAACTTATAATTTAAATGGTCTTGAGAATAATTCAGTTCCTGCTTGGGTGCGTGCTGTAGCCGCAACTCAAGGAAATATGTAATTAAATCAAAGGAGGAAATAAATAGATGGCAAAAACAAAGCTTAGTAAAGCAGCCTATGTAACTCGTGGTTATGGTCAGGTAGAGCCAAATCATTTATCGGCACAAAGAACTGGTCAAATTTATGCACAGTTACCAGCAGCTGCTACGATTGACGTTTTAGAAAATGGTCAATTTGTTAAATATGACTATCCTTCTGGCCTTGTTAATTTTACAGGTAAAGGCGAATGGATGCTTGTTTTTAATGAGGTAAAAATATACAGAGATGGTCTTGATTATAATGATTTTGCAATGAAAAAAGAAGATTACGTTGCAAGAGTTTATAGTCCAATAGATGGAGAAGGTTCAAAGACTGCAAAATCAAGAGATTATAGCAAAGTTGTTACTCCAGCAGATCCTTATGAACCAGATTCAACAAATGATCCATTTATTCTTGAATAGTTTAAGAGACCTAAAATGATGCCAGAAGGCACAACTATGGTTCCAAGAGTATTCAAAACAAATATTGGTGATATTTTCACAACAAATACAGTAAATGAAACAGAGCTTGCGGTTGGAGATATTTTACACGTAGGCGACGATGGTTACTTAACAAAGACAGCTGGTACTAATGCAGGTGATATGCAGTGGCAAGTTGCTAAAGTTTATACATTAGCAGATAGACAAAAGGCTGTTAAAATTATGAGAATTGCGTAATAGAAAGGAGAAATAGAATAATGGCTTTAGATAAGAACAATCTTTTATCACTTATGAAAACTGTAGCTAAGGCTGACCCGACTTCTCCTACAGCTTATAGTTATGATGGACAGTCTTTTTCATACGAAGCATTAAATAAAACACTTCGTGATGAATTAAATATGTATGCTGGCACTTATCCTCTTTATAGAGAAAATAAAAACTTAATTTTCTCTTTAATCGAAGAAACTATGGATGATATTCTTCCAAAGAAAGTGCAAGATTCATATGGTCAGTTTGCTGAAGTAAAAACTTTTAAGCAAGGAGATAAACCAGTTTTCCGTAGAAAAGTTAATGCAAAGATGCGTGCTAAACAATTCATTACAAGAGTAGGCTTAGCAGGTATTTATGAAGTATTCAAGCTAGGAGGACGCGAAAGCTTCGAAGTTCCTACAAGTGCTGTAGGTGGAGCTGCTCAAATTGGACTTGAAGAATTCTTAGATGGTATGGTTAATTTCGCAGAAGTAACTCAAATAGTTATGGAGGGTATTGACGAAATTATCTATAGAGAAGCAGCTAAGGCGCTTCAAGATTCAATTAATCAGTTACCAGCTGCAAATAGAACAGCTGCTGCTGGTTTCGACGAAGAAGCCTTTGACCAGTTGGTTAATGTTGCAGCCGCATATGGTGAGCCAACAATTTATTGTACTTATGAGTTTGCAGTAAAAATGGTTCCTTCAGATGCTTGGAGATATACTGAAAGTATGAAGAATGAGTTATGGACAACTGGAAGACTTGCTTCATATAAAGGTCATAGAGTAATTATATTGCCACAAACTTTTATGGATGAAACAAATTCTACAAAGGTTATTGATCCTGGTTATTGTTGGATTATTCCATCTGGTGGAGATACAAAACCAGTAAAAATTGCTTTTGAAGGTCAAACAATTGTAGATGAATATACAAACAAAGACAGATCAAGAGAAATTCAAGTATATAAGAAGGTTGGAGTAGTTGCATTAATGACTAACAACATTTGTTCTTATATTGATACTTCACTACAAAATAAGATGGATACTTGGGCTTTAAATAACACCTCTATCAAGAATACAGTTGTAGTGAAAAACGCATAATAAAACCCAATAATAGATAAAAATAGGGGAGGAGAAGATTACTCTCCTCCCCTATTTTGTTTTATAAATAGAGAAAAAGGAGAATAAAACAATGGAAAAAACACAACTTATAAAAGTTAAAAATAGAAGTGCCGGACTGGTAGTTTATAGCATTCCGGAAGATAATATTAGAAGAATATTTGCATCTGGTGAAGAGAAAAAAATTCAGTTAGGCGAATTAGAAAAGTTGACTTATCAGGCTGGTGGTAAAGAATTAATAGCTAATTATTTACAATTAACAGATCCAAGAGCAACTGAAGAATTAAATGTTCATACTGAACCTGAGTATTGGATGAATGAAGAATAGATTTTAGATTTGTTATAGAGTGGTTCTCAAGAACAGTTTTTAGATGCTTTAGATTTTGCCCCTCAAGGAGTAATAGATTTAATTAAAGATTTAGCAGTTAAAATTCGTTTAAATGATTTTAATAAAAGAGAAGCTATAAAAGCAAAAACTGGTTTTGATGTATCTGCAGCTTTAGCTCATATAGAAGAAGAAAAAGCAGAAGACAATACTTCAGAAGTACAACAAGCAAAGCGTAGAGTTCAACCAGCAGAAGATACAGCAGAAACAGCACGTAGAACTACACCAAGGACTTATAATGTAGTAACAAAATAATCAAGAAAGGAGGCAGATTGCAATGACTAAGTTTGCAACTGTTTATAATCGTTTTCTTGGTAAAGTTACCGATGATATGTATGTAGAATTAACCCCAGAAGATACATTAAGAGATTTATAGAATTTATTAACAGATTCAATACCTTGTTTTGAATTTCCTCGTAAAAATCTTTACGATTATACAATTTCTAAAGATACACTTCTTCCTGATAAAATTACAGATGAGGATTTTGTAATTGAAAAGAATGAGACAGAAGTTATTGTTGATACTTCTAATTTTGCGGAAGACTTAACTTCAGAGGAAATTAACATATTAGCTTACTTAATGTTAGATAGATGGCTATAGAGATAGATTACTTCAATAGAAAATACTCGTATGAAATACAGTGGTTCTGATTTTAAATTTACCTCTCAAGCAAATCATCTTCAAAAGCTTGTTACCGAACAAGAAAAAAATTATCAACGAGCTTTTCATCTACAAAGGCTATATAAACGTAGAAAACAAGATGATAAAGATGGAGGAAAATACAAATCTACTTGGTGCATTTTCGAAAAGAGCGTATTTGATGAATAGTAAATATGAATTTAGCTTTACATCTGAAGCGCAATTAGATAATTTTAATAGACTAACAAATTAGATTTGGAAACTTCTTCCAATGAGAGAGAATAATGAAGATTGGAAAAAACAATTAAGTGTAGTAATCATCGAAATTGCAGGGTTAGGAGAAATTTTTTCTCATAACCCTATTCTTTTATAGTTATTATCTAAACTTGAGGGATTGAGTATAATAGATACCAGCTTTGAAGTTTTTAGACGAACTATATTTGAATCTATTAGCTTAGTTCAAGAGGTAAAAAATAATGAATAAATCTTAGATCTTATTGGCAGCGAGAATGGGGTTATATCAGTCTGGTACTACTGACGCCGGAGAACTACCAGAAATTTTACAACACTAGGGCGGTTTTCCGCAACAAGATAGAATGATAAAAGATAAATATCGTTCTTTTAAAAGAGCTTTAACTTATTCTTATCAAGGGGCCTTCATTTAGCCTATTGGACAAGAAGAATAGTATAGAGCATTAATAAATCCAAATAAAGTAAAACAAGATTATGATGATAAGATTATTTCTGTTGATTTTTAGTATGGGTTAAAGCCTGGAGATATTTTTAATTGGGTTAATACCAATACTTATTGGTTAATTTATTTACAAGAATTAACAGAATTAGCTTATTTTAGAGGGGACATCCGCAGATGTAATTATACGATAGATTGGCTGAACAAGGATGGAGAAAGACAATCTACATATGCGGCAGTAAGAGGCCCAGTTGAAACAAAAATAGATTATATTCAAAAAGAAGGGATTAGTGTAGATAATCCTAATCATTCTTTAAATATATTAATTCCAAAAAATGAAGAAACATTGGCTTATTTTAAACGATATTCAAAATTTTATTTACAAGAAGATACAAATACCTGTTGGAGAATTGAAGGAGTAGATTCTATTAGTATGCCTGGGGTTATAGAAATTAATGCAGTTGAATATTATATCAATGATTTCTATGATGAAGATGGTATAGTTGATAAATTAAATGTAAAACAAATTCCAGAAGATGCTGCTACTACTGAAATCGAGGGCCCAACTTTTATAAAACCAAAAACTACATATGCTTATGCTTATATGGGCGAAGAAAGCACTGTTGGAGAATGGTCTGTAAAAGAAAAAGATATGCCAGTTGAAATTAATAAAGCTAGTGATACTATTATTTCATTAAAATGGAATAAAAACTATAGTGGATAGTTTACATTATAGTGTGGAGATGCGACTAAAACAATAGTTGTTGAGTCATTGTTTTAATGACTAAGGAGGAAAAGGTGCTATGAAAATAGAAAATTATTAGTTCAATAAATCAAGTTTTTTGTCCGTTGAAAAAGATATGTCTATTATTGTAGATAAAATGCTTTCAAATGAAAGACTAAAAAAATTATTATTTTATACAACTAAAGATGCTTACAAGAAGCCTAATTTATCAGAGGAAGAGACTTTATCACTTTTTGGGAAATAGATTAAAATTGTTCCAAAATTATATGTTGATCCTAATATATAGGCTTATATAAATATTATATTTGATAATTTTGTTCCAAATGGTACTAACCCAGAATTTAGAGATAATATTATTTCTTTTGATATTGTTTGTCACCATGATTAGTGGCAATTACAGGATTTTTAGCTAAGACCTTATCGTATTGCTGCAGAAATAGATTAGATGCTTGATAAAAAGCATTTAACAGGAATAGGAAAATTATATTTCTTAGGAGGGAAGAGACTTATTATTAACGATGAGTTTTCTGGATTCTCTATAGATTATGCAGCTATACATGGAAATGAAGATAAAATAAATGCACTAAGCCCAGAAGAAGAAAAAATTTTATTTGGGGAAAATGAATAATGAAAGATATTTCTCTTGCTTTAATTGCTGGAGTTGATATACCAGTAGAAGAATGTCATTTGGTGTTACATCAACCAAAATTAAGAGAAATAGCTTTAATAGGAGAAAAAGATTTCTTGAATGGAGTTTAGTGTTTAAATATAAATAAAAGTCTTTGTGGAGACAAGGACGAAAGTCTTTTATAGAATACTACAAATTTTTAGATATTTATGACAGCAATGTTAGATAAAAGAGTGCAAGAAAAAAAAGCAAATGTTGAATAGGTATTATCTTTATTATTGCCTAATTATAAAGTTACTTTTATCCCTTAGTCTTTAATTTTAATGAAAGAGGGATAGTAGCCAGTTTCAATTGATAATAGTAATTTTGACACCTTTCAAGATATTATTGCTTCAATTTTTTGCATAAAACCTGGAATGGGAGATTCTTTTAATCCCGGCACTGAAAAAGCAAATGAGATTGCGGAAAAGTTAATGAAAGCTCGATAGAGAGTTGCTCAAGAAAAAGGCGAAAGTGAAATAAGCTCTTTTAGCACTTATATTTCTTCTTTAGCAATCGCGCAATAGCAAACCATAACAGAAATTTCAGAGTATACTATTTATTAGTTATATGATGCATTAGAAAGATATTAGTTATGGTTGACTTGGGATATAGATATGAAATCTCGTTTGGCTGGTGGGAAACCAGACAATAAACCAGAAAATTGGATGAAAAACATTCATTAATAAATAAAGGAGGAAAATAACTCATGAAATATGGTATTCGTGAAATATGCGATGTCGTTTTAAGAGCAAAAACTACTCAAAAAATTGGCAAGATGGAATTCCAAAAAGATATGCCAGTTCTTTATTTTGATAGCTTAAAGACTTCAAGCTTAGAGGGTGCTGCTACTTCAGTTTATGCTACTGGTGGTAGAGGTAACACGAGATTAATTGCATGGGAAGGTGAAAGAACTATTACTTTCACGATGGAAGATGCTTTAATTTCACCAATTAGTTTAGCTGTATTATCTGGAGCTGGAGTTCTTGAAGGCTCAGAAGATAATGAAATGTCTCAGGTTAAACACGCAACAGAGACTGCAGCAGTGGTAACTTCAAATGCTGTTAAATATTGTGAAATTACTAAAGCGCCTTATGTGGAAACAGGTAAAGAATTTTATTTATATATAATTCCACTTGATGCGCATGGTGATATGGCAGGTCAGCCAATAAGAGTAGACGCATTTAAACAATTTACTGGAGTTACTGTTTCAGAGGGTATGATTGGTTTAGACTTATCTGAAATTTATGGTAAAGCATTAAAGCAATGCGATTTAGTAATGGTTGATTATTACTATAAAGATACAAAATCGCTTGCTACAATGATTGATATTGATGCATCACACTTTGCTGGCAACTATTACTTAGAGGCTTCAACATTGTGGAGAAATAAATCTGGTATTGATGTAGATGCTGAATTTATAATTCCTAACTGTAAGATTCAATCGAATTTCACATTCACATTAGCAGCTACTGGCGATCCAAGTACATTTACATTTACTATGGATGCTTTCCCAGATTATACAAAGTATAATAAATCAAAGAAAGTGCTATGCGCGATAAGAGTAGTAGAAGAAGATAATAAGACAACATCTACTTTCAAAGGTGAAACGATAGGAAATACTGCACACACAGGAGATGCAGCTGGAAGAGCATCTTGGAGAAATACAGTAACAGATAACGAATAATTTTAAGGGAGAGGTTAAACCTCTCCCCTTATTTTTTTTATTTGAGGGTGAAGTGTAATGGGTAAAGAATTATTTAATTATGTAACCAGTAAAATGTCTGCTTATCCTAATATTCTAAAAAATAGGTAGTACTTTTGGAATCCTCCAGAAGGCAGTGGAGAGCCTAAATATGCTGAGCTAAATAATATACCTGATATTTCTACTTAGAATATTCATGATAAACAAATGAATACTTTGCAAGGAATTGCCAATTAGATTGGAAATAAATATAAAGTTTTAAATGAGCAATTATTTGGAACAGACTTAACTAATATTTATAATCCTAATGGAACATTGCAAGAAATATCTCAAGGAATTTTAGACAATATATTTAATTTAAGAGAAGCTGTTAATAGAAAAGGAATAGATTATTAGAAAGATATTGCAGAAATAGAACGTCAAAATTATGATGTTGGTACAAGTTTGTTAAATTTAAGAAATATTTTATCTACTATTAAAATTAATGCGCCAATAGTAGATTCTACTTTAGCGCAATTAAATCATATCTTAGATGGATTAAATACCCGAGGAAAGAGATATGGTCGATACGAAGGTAATAAATATCGAATAAATTCAATGAATTCTAAAGCTTTAAATGATTTTTTAAGTAATATAAATTAGACTCAAGGATATTTATTGGAAGCTTTAGGTACTTAGTGGTTTAATGAAAGGATTCCTTCTAATATAAATATAAAAGCTATAAATACTGGTAAATTAAATGTTAAAGCAAAATAGGTAATTCAAGATATTATGATGATTGATATGACAGATACAAATCTTATGAATGATGTTATAATTCAATTTACAATAAAAGGAGAAAAATAGGAACTACCTTTGGGAGAATTTTTAAATAAGTTAGATACTTGGACTGGCCCTGGTTAGATAAGTGTTGATGATTAGACAATGGAATTAATAGAATCATTAAGCTTTTTAAATATTTAGGCTAAGTCTGGTAAAGCATAGTTGCCTTGGAATAGAAACGTAAAGAACTCTTTTAGAATAGGAGATTTAGATGAAAGCATGCCTGAATGGAATGGTCTTTCTGGTGCGGTTATATTTTAGATTTTATAGCAATTAGCAGAAGTAAGTATAAATAAAGGAATTCCTTATATTGAAACTACTGGTGGGGCTCCTTATCAAAAGATTGTAAATTATGCTTTTTCAGCCAAATTAGGTTAGTTAATGAATTATTCTACAACGTCATCAAATAACCAATATCTATTAACATCAAAAGGTTTTATTTCTTTTGCTGATAGAATGAAAGAGATATTAGGAGAAGTAGGATATATTAGACTTATTGGTGATATGAATATAGATAGAAATGTATTAACACAAGTTCATAATGTTGGATATACCACAAAAGAATTTTGACAAATGAAAAATTTTTTGATATAATTATATAAAGAGATAAAGGAGGCTATTAAAATGGCAAAGGTAAGTTTTAATAAACTTGATTTAAAAAAAATAGAAGAAGTTGCAACTACAGAATATAATGAACAAATTATAGAAATAAAATAGTATTTGCCTGTTCAACAAAAGTTAGAATTATTATCTAAAGTAATAACTCAGGCAGCAGATTCGAGTAAATTTTATAATCCTGGATAGTTGCAAGTATTTTTTGATTTAGAATTAATACAAGCATACACAAATATTTCTTTTACAGAAAAACAAAGAGAAGATTTCTGTAAAACTTTTGATTTGCTTGAAGAGAATGGTATGATAAGTGCTATTATTCATTATATTCCAGAGCATGAAATTGAGACTCTTCAAGTCTGGTTAAAAGAAAGTATAAAAGCTATTTATGAATATAATAATTCTGCAAGAGCTATATTAGAAAGTTTGCAGACAAGCTATAACAATCTAGATTTTGATATTACTTCTTTACAAGATAAAGTAAGAGATCCTGAAACATTATCATTATTAAAGGAAATCGCGCCTTTACTTGATTTGGCCTAATTTCGATTATTTATTATTTAAAATTCTTAAATGTATTAGAGAGAATTTTAATTGAGCCATATGAGAATAAATTTTCTCATATGGCTTATTTTTTTTATATATAAGAGAGAAAGGAGCAAAAAGTATGGCACAATAGCTTTAGGTAAATTTATCATTTACTGCGGATTCCGAAAAAGCAAAAGCGCAAATATAGGATTTGCAAAATTCATTAAATAATCTAATGAAGAATAATCCAACTGGAAAAGCTAATTTACCAGTTACTAAAGAGTTATTAAAAGCGCAATAGGCAGCCGCGCAATTATCTATATCTTTAAAAAATGCTACTAATGTAAATACTGGAAAATTAAATTTAACTCAATTTTCAAGTGAATTACAAAAGAGTGGTATGACATTAGAAAAATATAGAATACAATTAAGTGCTCTTGGTCCAGAAGGCGAAAAAACATTTTTAAATTTAGCTAAATCTGTAATGACTGCAGATTCTGCTATTAAAAATTCAAATAAATTAGTTAATGATTTATGGATTTCATTAAAAAATACAGCTAAATGGCAATTATCATCTTCAATGATTAAAGGTTTTATGGGGGCTGTATCCACAGCTTTTAATTATGCGGAAGATTTAAATAAATCATTAAATCAAATATAGATTGTTACAGGTCATAGTGCAGAATAGATGGCGAGATTTGCTAAATAGGCTAATATTGCTGCAAAAGAACTTAGTACTACTACAACTGCTTATACAGATGCTTCATTAATTTATTATCAACAGGGTCTTGATGATGCAAACGTGAAAGCAAGAACAGACATTACAGTTAAAGCTGCGAATGCTGCTGGTACAAATGCAGAAGAAATGGCTGATTATTTAACTGCGGTTTGGAATTCATATAAAGTTGGTTCTGATGAATTAGAGCGTTATGTTGACGTTATGGCAGCATTGGGTGCTGGAACTGCAACTAGTTTGGAAGAAATATCAACAGCTATGGAAAAAGTTGCGTCAGTTGGTGAAGCTACTGGAGTAAAATTTGAACAGATGTCATCAATTATTGCAACTGTATCATCAGTAACGAGACAGTCTGCAGAAACAGTAGGTACTGCTTTTAAAACTATTTTTGCTCGTATGGCTGACTTAAAGCTAGATGGTAGTGTAGAAGAAGACGGAGTTACTACTACTCTTGGAACTGTATCAAAGCAGTTAGCTTAGGTTGGAGTAAATATATTAGATGCTAATGGAGAACTTCGTGATATGGGAGATGTCACTGAAGAATTAATGGGTAAATGGGGTACTATGAATAAAGCTACTCAGTAGGCAGTAGCTATTGCAATAGCTGGCAAACGTCAATATACTCAATTATTAGCATTAATGAACAACTAGGATATGTATAAAGATGCTATGAATATGGCGACTGGGGCAGAGGGAACTTTACAAGAGCAAGCAGATACATAGGCTAAATCTTGGGAAGCAGCTCAAAAGCGCGTTAAGGCAGCTGCACAAGGGATATATGATTCATTAATCAATGATGATTTCTTTATTGGAATGAATGATGGTATAGCAGGTGTGCTAGGAATGATAGAAAAACTTATTGACTCTATGGGGGGATTTAGCGGAGTCTTAAGTGGATTAGGAATGCTTGCTTTTAAAGTATTTGATAAACAAATAAATGAAAGTTTACAAAAAAGTATTCAAAGCATGTATTCTATGAGTGCAGCTGGAAAATATCAAAATGATTTATTAAGACAATAGGCTGTAAATTAGGTTAAAGCTGTATATGCAGATCGTTCTAGTGGTAATTTAAATACATATGAATAGATAGATTTAGATATTTAGCAAAAGAGATTTGATTTATAGACTTAGCTAATGAACAATGCTAAAATGATGTCAGAAGATGAGATTAAATTAGCTTAGGCTGCTTTAGACACAAACAAAGCTTATGCAGAAAGAGCAGTTACTTTAGCATAGACATAGACTGAATTAGAAGAACAATTTAATGAAAATAAAGAAAACGCATAGTTTGATATTATTGATAATTTTGATTTTGATTGGGGTACTGGAGATTAGAAAGTTGCTGAATTTGATGAGCTAATTCAAAAATATAAAGATGGTAGCTTAGAAATTAAATAGGCTTTTTAGTTTAATGAAGCAGAAACTGATATTTTTTAGATTGATGATGCTTTAAGACAATTATTTGATTCTGCTGAAGGTGGCGCAAAATTATAGCTAAGAGATTTGAAAATAGAAGTAAATTCTTTGGTTGATGAATTTACTTCTGGTAGTATTTCAGAAGAAGAATATACACAAAGATTAGAACAATTAAAATCTAAAATCGCTTCAGTTTCAAAGAGCATGAATACATCTCGAGCAACCTTTATTGAACAAGCTGAGGCAATGGGAGTTTCTGTAGAATAGGCTGAACGATTAGCCGATATTATTCCATAGTTAAAACAAGCTGAAGATAATACTGCAACTGCAACTGAAAATTTTAATAAATCTTGTTAGAATTTAATACAAGGACTAGAAAGAACTAAAACTACAACTGCTATTTTTGCAGAAGGATTATTGGGGACTATGAGAGCTATTTCTTCTTTAGGTATGGCTCTTAGTACTTTAAAAGGTGCTTGGAATACTTTAAACGATCCAGATATGTCAGGATTTGAAAAAGTTTTATCTATAATGACTTCCTTGGGAATGGGAATTCCAGCATTAGTTTCTAGTATAAATTTATTTAAAGAAAGTTGGCATGGTGTAGCAGCTGGTATTAGTAAAGTAGTAACAGCAACAGCTGGAGCTATTGTAGCACAAACTGCGCAAAAGGCTGCAACAGATGCTTCTACAGCTTCTACAACTGCTTAGATGACTGCTGAAGAATTAGCTATTGCAGTAAAAAAAGAACAAGAAATTGCCGAAGGATTATCTTTAAAACAGAAGTTATTATATATAACAGCTTAGAAATTAGGAGTGCAAGTTACTGCACAAGAAGTGGCAGAAAATTCAGCCGCAGTTGTTGCAAAAATTGCAGATACTGCAGCCACTGAAGGCTTAACTGTAGGTCAAACATTATTAGCAGCCGCAACAGCATTGGCTAATGGTTAGTTTATGATATTCTTAACTTTAATAGGTCCAATTGTAGTTCCAATATTAGCTCTTGTGGGTGCTGTTACATTATTAGTTGGTGTATTCAAAGCAGTATCTGAGACTACTCCAGAAGCTAAATTAGCGAAGGTTACAGAAGAAGCGAAAAAAGCAGAAGAAGCTTATAAGCAAGCCAGTTAGAGAGTAGAAGAATTAAATGAAAATATAAAATCTTTAGAAGATGCTTATGAAGCTGTTAAAAAAGTTACTACTGGCGCGGAAGATTTAGCTAATGCTATAAAAAATGCAAACGAAGAGGCTTTAAAATTATTAGATACTTATCCAGAATTATAGCAATATACTACGGTAGGAAAAGATGGTTTAATTCAAATAAGTGAAGAAGGCTTAGAAGAAAAAGTTAATCAAGAACAAAATATTTAGTAGGCAAGATATAATTAGCAATTATAGGCTAATATTAATAAAAATAAAGCTTAGGTAGATGCTTATTAGACTTAGTTTGATAATCCTGAAGCAGTTGATATAGTAAATAATGCTAGTATGACTGGTGGAAAATATATAAATTCTTAGCAAGATTTTTATAATGAGTTAGTTTCTAAATATATTTAGGATGATATTGGATTAAGTTTATTTACTGAAGAAGGATTCAAAGATGCTTATGAAGATATGTATGGCAAATTCGAAACTTCTTTTAAAGAAGGTACTGAACAATATAATCAAGCTTTAAAAGCATATAATTAGAAAATGCTTGCAGTAAAAGAAGTTGTAGATAAAAATAGAGATAATATAATTAAACAGGGAGATTTAGCTAAAACTACAGACATTATGGAAAAGTCTTAGGAAGCGTCTGTCATGTCTCATGCTGCTGCTTAGTTAGGCTCTATTGTGACTGGAGAAAATTTGCAAGATTTGGGAGTGTCTTATTCTAATATTTAGAAAAATCAAAAAGAAAAAGTAAGAGATATAGTTAATAAAGGTGGAGGTTTTGGATGGCAAGATCATATAAACTATGATGGAGACGAGCAATGGATTCAAGACTTTATGAAAGGCTAGGGCACTGATACTGAATATGTAGCTCAGAGATCTGGACAAATGGTTATTAAAATAGATGGTGAAGAATAGGAATTTTCTAAAGATGAAGTAATAGATTACTTAACAGAAGTATATAGCTCAGAAGAATTAAAAACCTCAATTACGACTGCATTAAGAGATGATTTAAAAGAATCTTTAGGTAATGCGGTTGATGGTTTAGATGATGAATCTTTAACCTCAATAAGTAATTTAAAAACTGTAATTACAAAAGCTATTATTCCAGACGGAACTTCAGAAGAAATGAAAACCTAGCTTAATAGTGCTGTAAACACCTACATGCAAGCTTTAAATGAATATTATGGAGGAACTGAGAATTTTGCAAAAGCGACGAGTGATTTAAATAATGCTTCTGCAGAAAGTTTAGAGAAATTAAATCAAAAAGCTTTAGATTTGGCTTAGGGGAAAATTAGTATAGAAGAATTTGCTAAAGCTACTAAAGAAGTAGATGCAGAGGGAAGATTAAATGCTTTAGCGGAAGATTTAAGTGCATTTGCAGAACTTCATGGTTTAGATGCAGAAGAATTACAAAATTATGCTAAATATATAATGGATATTGCAAAAGAATCAGAAGAATTATCTGACGGATTAGCTACTGATGCTGACGCAGCTGCAGATTTTGCAAAACAAATTCTACGAATGAATAAAGGAGTCGAGTCTTTAGGTGAAAATTTTGAAGATTGGAATAGTGTCCTGCAAAAAAGTAGTGAAACAAGTGTAGAATATATGGAAGCTTTGCAAGGAACGTAGGAAGCTGTTGGAGATCTATTAAATATAGATGGTTCAGAACTGTCTGGAAAATTTATTAAAAATAATTTAGATTTAATTGGTAAAGCAGCAGAAGGTAATGGAGAAGCAATTGATGAATTACGTTCGAAATTAGATGAAGAAATAATAGCTAAAGTTACAGTTAGAGCCGATTCAGAAGAAATAAAAAACACTATAAATAAATTAAATTCTGAAGTTCAAGAGCTTTCTAATAATTTACCTGACATAGAAGTTGGGGCAATTTTAAAAGATGAAGGTTTCTTAGAAGCAGCAAATAAATTAGTAGATACTGCTAATATGACTGCTGATGAAGCCAATGCTTATTTCGCTGGCATGGGATATGAACCAGTCTATAATGAACAAGAAATTCCAGCTCCTATGGAAGTACCAAATGCCATTACAAAAATGACTGTTATGGGTATTGATTGGAGTGAATCTAATTTAACAATTGGAGATCAAGAATCATCAATAAAAATGCCAATAATTAAAATGGAAACCTCTTCAGAAGCACTTGAGCCGACAGAAGCAGAAGGTGGACCTCATTTAGTATCTTTTAGCGGAAAAAAAACTCCCCCACCAATTAAAGGATTTAGGAAATTAGCTTCAGGATCTTCTAATAACTATTCTTCTAAAAACTCTGGTGGAGGAAGCCCTAAAAAATCTTCTGGCGGAGGAGGGTCTAAAGGTAGCTCTCCAAAAAGCTCTAAACCAAAGAAGTCTCAAAAAACAGATGTTAAAGATTTAGATGAAGCAGTTACAAGATATAAAAATACAGATAACTTATTAGAATCTATTGAGCGAAAATTAAATAAGGTTCAATCTAAAAAAGATTAGGTTTGGGGTAAAAAGTATATAACAGCGATAGACGAAGAAAATGAAGTATTGAAAGATTAGCTTAATATTATTGACCAGTAGATAAAAGAAGCCGAATCTTATCGAAATATGGATCTAGGCTTCTTGACTAATGCAGGAATTGCTATAGAATTAGATGAGAATGGTTTTGTTAAAAACTTTGAGTAGATTGAAACTGCTCTTAATGAGATGGAAAGAGGAGCTGCAGCTGCATATGATGCAGCAGTTAATTCAGCTGGCGAGGATGTAGATACTAGTGGTGCGCAAGAATTATATAACACATAGAAAGATAATATAGAAAAAATAAAAAATAAATTAAATTCTTATGAAGATGCAGTTAAAAAATATTATGATGATACTGAAAAAAGAGAAGAAATTTTGCAAAAGATTCGAGAAAATAATTATGATAAATTAAATCATAAGCTTGAAATTCAATTAGAATTAACTGATCTTGAAAGAAAATAGATGGATACTATGAGCAAACGTTTCCGAGAAGGTTTATTTGGTATTGCTGATAATAATAATATGGACAATACAAAGATAGGAACTTATTTAAATGATTTTAAGCATTTAGAAGAATAGTTGGCAGAAACTAATTAGCTATATGCCCAAGGTGGTTTGTCTGAATAGCAATATTATGAAAAAATGAAAGATTTAAATGATAAGTTAGCAGATACTACTGGAAACATATATGATTTATCTGATGCTATTGGAGATAGATTTATAGAAGCTTTAAATGATGCTGATGATATTATGGATAAATCTATTTCTAAATTTGGGCATTTAAGAACTATTATGAATAGTGTTGAAAATCTTATTAAATTAACCTATGGAGAAGAAGACTTTGATGCTCTTGGAGATGTTTATGAAAATATTGCTTATGCGTCTGAGAAAGAATTAAAATATAATCGAGCAATGTTCGAAGAACGCAAAAAAACCATGGATGAAACAAGAAAAACATATAATGAAGCTGTAGCTGGTAATATACCAGAAGGTAAAACATTAGATTAGTTAAAAGAAGATTTAGACGAATCAGAAAATTCAGTAAGAGAATGGCAAGAAAAAATGTATTCATCTGCAGAGGCATTCGCTGAAGATATTACAAATGTTTATCAAAATAAAATTAATAAAGCTATGAAACAGTTAGAGAATGATTTAACAGGAGGCAAAGGCTTTGATGAACTATAGGAGCAAATGGATAGATTATAGACGCATGATGATGAATACTTAACTGGAGTAAATCAATAGTATGAAACTCAAAAAATGATAAGAACAGCTACCAATGCTTTAGAGAATAGTTCTAATAAAATTGCAAAGAATAAATTAGAATTATTTATTAAAGAAACGCAAGAATTATAGAAGCAAGGTAAATTAAGCGAATATGAATTAGGTATCCAATAGAAGAAATATGAAATAGCACTTGCGGAAATAGCGCTTCAAGAAGCTTAGGATAATAAATCTCAAGTTCGTTTACAAAGAGATAGTGAAGGAAACTTTAATTATGTTTATACCGCAGATGAAGATAAGGTAAATGAAGCGCAATAGAAATATGAAGATGCGCAAAATGATTTATATAATTATATAAGAGAACAAGAAGCTGAAATTCAATAGAAACGTTTAGAAAATTGGATGAATTATCATGATGCTGTAAAAGAAATTAATGAAGATACAACCTTAAATGATGCTGAAAGAGCGGAAAAACTAACTGAGTTATATGAATATCATTCTCAAAGAGATTTAGAATTAACTGAATAGTCAAATGCTGGACGTGAAGCTTCTAATCAAGCTTACTTAGATTCATATACAATTACAGTATAGGATGATATTGCTACGACTACAGAAATGCGAAATGCGCATATAGAAATGGCTGAGACAGTAGATAAAGCCACTAATGAATTACAAGAGAATATGAAAACTTATACAGATTTAATGGATAAGGATCTTATAGGCGTAAAAGACAATGCAGATAATTATGCTATCAACATAGAAAAAGATATGGCAAAAACAGGAAGCTCTTTAGAAGTAGTTCAAGGTCAAACTGCAGCGTGGGCAAACACAATGAGTACATTGCTGGATAATGTTGCTGAACGATATAATAATCTATCCAGTGCTTGTCAAAATGCTATGGAGACCATTTCTGGTTTCTTTGCTGACACTGATTATGCGTAGATGTTTGCAAATACAACAGATTTTACAACAATGCTGTATGCTGGAAATGCAAGGCAATATATGACCGAACATAATATTGCTGACAAAGGAAAATGGGTTGAAAATGCTAAGGGTGGTTTAGACTTATACGATAATGAAAATTATGCTGATACCATAATGAATTCAACTGATTTGGCAACGATTGCTAATGCAGCTGTACATAGAATAGCAAAAATGAGAACTTCCAAAAATTATTATGATGGCTTTGATGATACAGAACAATTATTAAAAACTTTGTTTTCTAAAGAAGATTTTGATAAAATTGTAAAACTCATGTATGAAAATCATAAATTTACAGGTTTTGATACTGGTGGATATACTGGTGAATTTGGTCCAGAAGGTAAATTTGCCATATTACATGAAAAAGAATTAGTGTTAAATCAATAGGATACTTAGAATTTATTAGATACAGTAGATATAGTAGATAAATTATTAAATAGTTTAGAATATTAGAATTTATTATAGGATTTTAATATTTCGAATGTCGGAAATGGAATTAATAAAGGTAAAGATACATTAGAACAAGAGGTTACAATACACGCAGAATTTCCTAATGTGTAGGATCATAATGAAATTGAGATAGCATTGTCTAATTTAGTTAATACAGCTTCTCAATATGCTAACAGGAAGAAGAGTTAATGCTCTTCTTCCTTTTTTTTTATTTGGTCTAATTAAAATAATTAAAAAGAGATAATTTTTAAAAAAGATATAGAATGAGAGAAAAAGGAGGTTATTATTGTGGCTGAACAAAATTATTCTGAAAATATATGCTCTGCTATTGATATTATAACTTAGTCAGTAGTAGATGGCATGGCTTTCGATAAAACAATTACTTGCACAATAGTAGATGATTCAGATAAGGACAATGGTCGCTATAGAGTTACAGATGGTTCAAGTAAATTTATAGCATATTCAGAAACAAAGACCTTTAGAAATAAAGATATAGTATATGTAACTGTTCCAAAAGGAGATTTTGGAGAATAGAAAGTTATCATAGGCAAAAAAACAGAAGTAGAAGAAGAACCTTTTAACTATGTTCGACCTTTTGATAATTTTTTACCTTGTACGAATAATGTATTAATGAACATCCCTAAAACTGGTTTAATTGCCAATGAAAATAATAAAGAAGAAATTTCTCTTAATTTACAAACTCAAAACATAAGTATGTATAAAAATTTTACTCGTCTTGGAATTAAGGCTAATTTTTAGTCTTTATTAACTAAAGAGCAAATAAAAAGTGGAGAATATGGATTAAAGATCACTATTTCTGCGGTTACAAAGGATAAAGATGAAAGTAGTGAATTTGTTTATACTCTTGTTCCAAAAGAAGCTTTATTAAAGATAAATGAAAATTTATTATATATTTATAATGACATAGACAAAGTCTATGTTTAGGCTCCTTCTGGATATAGAAATATTTATTCCAATTTAAATTTCTTTGTTTAGGGAAAGGAAGTTAAACAAAATGAAGATGGAGAATGGGTAATTTCAGATTTAATTGAAACTAAAAAACGAGAAATATTTACTTTATTTTTAAATACAAAAGATATAATTGGAAATCCTTATAATTTTGAAATACCTTCTGAATAGGAAAAAGTTTTTGATATATCTCGTTTTGATTATATAGACGAAATAGTGGTTTCTTTTTATTAGAAAAATAATTTTTATAAAAAAAATGGTGAAAAACTTTTACCTAATCAATTTTCAAATTTATTCGTAGAAAATATTTAGATAATGTTTGGATTTGATTTGTCGGAAATAGATAATGAATTTTTATAGTTATTTACTTTTGATCCTATGAATTATCAACACTCAGAAAATAATAAAGAGAATATAAAACATATTGAATTGCGTTGGGCACATAAAGATGGAGATAAACTTTCTGTATTTAATAAAGATAATATGGAAGATTGGTATGATACGATTTATGACAACCAAGAAGAAGAGAATAAACCTTATGAAATTGTAATAGATAATTCTTCTTAGAAAGTAGATAAAAGATAGTATTATGAATTAAATGCTGAAAAAGAAGGTAGTTTTGCTAAAGCTGGTTATAATATGGTTTATAACTATGGCGGAGCAAAAGAAGCTGGAGATTATCGTTATAATTTAATTTCTTTTGTTCCTACTTCTAAATATAATAAAAATGAGATATATTTTAGAAAAAGTTTATTAACTTTAGAATAGATAAAAGAGAATGGCTATTTTGAAATTTTGCTAAAAGGTTTAAGCGATGATATCCAAGTAAAAGAAATTCTTTAGCCTTATTTATATGGGGATAAATAGATAGAGAGAAAAAGAGTGCCTTTACCTCTCTCAAAACGAAAAGATTTTGCGAAATATAATATTTATTTAAAGACAGAGACAACTTTCAGTCCAGTATCTATTTTATCAGAGAATGATTTTGAACTTGGTAAAATTTATTATTATGATGAAAATATCCCAAGCAATGAGGGAAATTTTTATTATATATATGAGCCTATTCATAAAGATAATCCACCTACAGATATGGAACTCAACACATGGAAAATATATAAGCCAGTATTTGAAAAAACAAATAAAGATAATAAAATGTATTATTATATAGATGAGAATTATTTAAAAAAAGTAGAAAATTTTGAATATAAATCTGGACAATATTATTACAAAAGATTTAATTTAGATAATATTACTATAAATTGGTATAGATATAAAAGTGGAGCTCCAGCCGCAGATAAGTATTCCGGCATCTATTGGGAAAAAATTGATGTATGTAAAGAAGGTGAAGAAACTACTTGTATAGAAGCAACAGATAGTTTACCATTTGAATGTACATTAGTTCCAGATTCAATCCATAATAAAACAGAATAGATTAAAGCAATTTTAATTTTAAATGGAGTAGATGGAGAATAGGTTTATTATAGTAATATATTAACTTTTGAAAATAAAAATGATGTAATTAGCACTCCTACAACCCAATAGGAATATGCTTTAAGATTATAGATAGATGACAATACATAGGGGAATTACTTGATTTATGACGAAAATAATGGTATAATAGACAATGAATAGAGTACAAGAATTAGAAGTATAACTGCATTATTTGATAAAGCAGATTTCAACTCTAAGACTTTATTAAAAGATGCTACAAAAGTTACTTGGGTTTTTCCTATTAAAAACACAATGTTAAAAGTAAACTATAATGCAATGGATGGTTAGTATAGTGAGGATGGTTTTTATGCAACCGTAATAACAAAAACTGCGAGCGAAGAATATAAACTTTATTATTCTATTGAAAATAATTTTGCTTTTAATAAAAATAATAATACTATTACTTGCACCATTGAAAAAGATGGAGAAATATTTTCTACAACATAGGAATTTACTTTTGGATAGAGTGGTAGTAATGGCTCTGATTATACATTAGTTTTAGATTTATTAACTTCTGACAATATGATCACTCTTAACCCGACTAATAATTTAATTGGTTTTAGACATATAGATTAGGAGCAAGAAAGCTATAATTCAGAAGAATATTATTATGTTTACAATAATTTATTAAAATAGTACGAAGGTAAAAAATTATCTAAAGAAGAGTATTAGAAGTAGAAAGATAATTTATTTATTAAAGTTACAAGCGAAATTGCTCTATATAAAGCTTTAAGTAAGCTTGACGATAAAGTATATGAGCAAAGATTAAATAATTGGTTAGAATATTATGACGCTATTGAAACAATTAATAAAGATGGCGCTTTAACAGAAGAAGAAAGAATTAGATAGATTGCAGAAATTTCTAAACGATATTACGATTAGGAATATCAAGGTTATTATATTAATCAGCGCAAATAGACTTTAGAAGACTTAAAAAAAGTGAGAGAAAAATTTAATAACAAAATAAAAGATTTACCTTAGGAACAAATAAAAGAACAAAGAATAGAATTTTTAAAAGAAATATTAAAAGATTTACAAGTATAGTAGAATTTATTAGAAAATTATTCTTATTCAAAAAAAGATAAGAATGAAAAAGAACACTATATAAAAGTAAATACTACTACGCCAATAGAGGACAATAAAATTAGAGCAACTTTATATGATTAGACTGGACATCAAATTAATAATGGAGAATATACAATAACATGGTCTTGGTTTATAGCGCCAAAAGATAACCAATTATTTGGAGAAATAATTAGTGATAATATTTTATTAAATGGACAGAATGAAGCTTATATTCCTCTTATAAAAGAAAAATTAGTCAACAATAATATGTCTCAATTGTGGATTGCGCAAGCAACAGTTACTGGATTTGGAGACTATGATTTAACTGCTTATTTACCAATTCCACTAAGATGGGACTATGGAGTTACAAGATATCAAGGCCCAACTTAGATAATCTACTCTACTACTGGATTACCGAATTATTATAAGGATGAAATTAATCTTTATTATAATGATACTTCTGGCAAAGAATAGCAATGGATACCAAAAACTGGATTTGAAATTATTACTACAACAGAAGATAAAACAGAAAAATAGTATTAGCCAATCTTAGTATATGATAGTAAATGTTACACAAAGGAAAAGAAATATATTACTACAAAAGAAATACAAAACGAAAAAGAAAAAATTTCTTATGATGATATTATAAATGAAGACAATAGTTATTTTATAAAAAAAGAAACTGAATCTGAGCCAAAAAGAGCGTATTGGGCAGTAGGTAAAAAAATATATTATGATGAAGAAGGCACTGGAATTTAGAAAGAAATTAACCTTGCCAGCACAGACAACATAGATAAATTAACTTTATCTATATCAAAAGAAAATTTTCCAGAAAATTTTTATTATATTGTAGAAACAAAAAGTGAAAATACTACTAATGCCATTTCTGTATCAATGTAGCCAAAAGCTATATACGTAGACTGTGCACCTTTTGGAATTTCATATACTTATAAAGAAAATGGAAATAACAATATTATAGAATTTACATAGCCTATATTAAATATTTAGAATAGATATTTTTCATCTACTATAAATAAATGGGATGGTAGCTTATAGGTTGATAATGAATAGAATACTATTCTTGCTAAAATGATTGGAGCGGGTCGTAAGAATCAAGACAATACATTCTCTGGTGTAGTTATGGGCGATTGGACTGGTAATGTAAATACGAATGATGAAGGTACTATTTCATTAAGAGATAAACCTGGTCTTTATGGTTTTCATAAAGGAGAGACTAGCTTTGGTTTTACTTCTGAAGGTATTGGATTTATAGGTAAAGCTGGAAGAGGAAGAATATTACTTGATGGTAATAATAGTGTTATTACCTCAGCTAATTGGATAATGAATGGTAATATGAAAAATTCCTTAAGCAATACCAGTAGCAAAGGGAATCAAGGTTTATATATGAAAATAGATGATGGTTTTATTTTGATGAAAGAAGGAAGCTCTTCTTCTCGATATATAAAACTTGATGTGTTAGCTTCTGGGGTCATAAGTAAAGACGAAGGACGTAATAATACTCCAGGTGATCGTCCGTATCCAGGTGGAAGTGAAGATTTCCCTTTTGTTATATATGGAGATAAAGACAATTTTACACAAATAGGTTGGAATGGTAATTTATTTATGAGAGGCAAAAAACCTCCTGAAAAAAGCTCTTTGGAGGGAAGTCCTTCTGGATATATCTATTTAAATGCTTCTGCGAGTAAATATCCATTAGATATAAATAGTCATTTTGCTGTTGCTTGGAATGGTGCATTAACCATTAGTAAAAATAGTATTTCTTATTCTGAACAAGCTTCAGAGATAATTGATAAAGATGACCAAAGAAAAAATTTATATAATTTAAGTTCAAATGAAGATAAGCTTATAAATGATGTAACCAATAGAATTATTTATGACGAATCAGATAAATCTGTTGATGCTATTAAGTCTTATAATAATAATCAATATGATTATTCTACAATTAAAGATGGGTTTAAAGGATTATATGCTACTCCCGATGGAGATATGTATTTATCTCGAAAACTTATTATAGGTTCTAATTTTAGCGCCACAGCTGATGGTTATTTAAAAGCTAAATCAGCTCTATTTGATGATTGTAATGCAAATGTATTTTAGGTTAGATATTTACCGCCAGGTGGTGGGGATGGAAAAATAGATTTTAAAAATAGCTCAATTCCACCTTATAAAGAACAAACTTCTAACAAACTTAAAGCAGATTATACAATATATGGCGCAAATATTGGCTCTATGGGGTGGTTAGAGGGCTCTAGAGATAATCCAAATTTTAATTCAAAAGAAGAAGAAACTGAAGATAATCCTAAAACACTTGCTACATATAATTTAGGATTTAAATCTAAGGCTGGCTGTGGTATTGTTCTTGATAGTGCAACGAATATTAGAATAGATAATGACAAGGAGATAGGTGGAACGTATTTTAATGGCAATATCTTATAGATGGATATGAATCAAGACATAAATATTTTACAACAATCAGAGAAAAATGGAAGAATTAGGATTGGATCTGTAGGATAGATATTATCTCGTTCAAGAGAAAAAATAAGATTTGCTATTGAACCAAATTATACTGGAAGAAATTATGGACATAATTTTGAGGATACAACAGAAATTAAGGATAATGAAAATGGCACGTCTACAACGAACTATTTGTACAATACTGCTTTTGCATTAGACGATAAAAATATTTATTTAAACTATCAAGATATAGTTCAAACTATAATTGGTATAGGAAACGCTAATTAGAAAGATTATTATAAATTTTCTGTTAAAACTAATCCAACTACTGGAGATCCTTATTATAGAGCATTAACTATTAATAAAAATGGTGAAACAATAGGAACAAAAATGTCTTCTTATTCATTTGATACAGATCCTAATAGTACCTCTGCAAAATTTTTATTAACAATACAAGGCAAAAATAAAGAAGGCGTTGAGCAACCTAAAAGCTTTTTTAAATTATATAGTAGTCAAACAAAATCAGAATTATCGGCGGGACATGGACTGCTCTTATAGAGCACTACTGGAACAAAAAATCCTCAAATAATACTTGGAGAAACGGTAATAGGAACTGAAGATGAATATAGAAAGGGCGATAGTGTTATTGTTAAAGGAGGTCATCTTCTTGTAGATGATATTCCACCAGAAAACCAAAAAGGTATATATGCACGTTTTGCATAATCATAGGAGAGAAAGGAGAAAACATTATGGAACAAAAAGATTTACAAATTCTAGCAGATATTCATAATGCTTTACTTAATGTTGAAACAAAAGGAGAAAACACAATCATTATAGCGCAATGTTTAATGAGATTAGAAAATTTTGTTGAAAATAAAAGTAAAGAATTAAATAATAAATAGGAGGAAGAATAATGAACACTAGTAAATTATATCCTCCTATATTAGAGAAAACTTTACCAGCGTTTTATGGAGACAGTATTGCTGTCTCCTATACTCTCAATAGGGCAACTGGATTTAATGATTTTGATGCTATTAAGCTAATAGTAAAATCAACAATTACAAATGAAGTTATTATAAACAAAGAAACCACCAGATACACCTCTAATTCAGCAAGCTTTTATTTTACGGAAGATGATTTAAAAGAGGTGTTCCCTGGAGGGTTCTATAAAATATAGTTGGCTTTTGTTAATAGAAATAACAAAGGAGAAAAACAAATTGGATTTTATTCTAATGTAAGTATAGCGAAATATATTGGGGATATCCCAAATGTAGACGTAGAAGATGCTCTTGCAGATAATGATATGTTCATTGGTACCTATGAGTGTAAAGATGATATAACTGAAAAATTATACTCCTATTCTTTTACTTTGTTAGATAATGATAATTAGGTAATTGAAGAGACTGGTGAAAAGTTACATAATTCAACTGGAGATGTTAGTACAAAACAAAGAGAATATTGGACTCCTACAGTTGCTTTAAATAGTGGGCTTGATTACACAATATTATTTCATATTACTACTATTAATGGATATGAGTTTACACGCAAAAAATAGATTACTGCCAAAAAAGATGATTCTGGTTATATACCTCGTAATATTGAATTATCTGCGGAAATGAATGAAGAAAATGGATATGTTAATATAAAAATAAGAAGTACAATTTCTGCAATTACAAAAACTCTTATTTATGGTAAATTTCGTATTTATAGAGCGTGTTCAAAAGATAATTATAAACAACGAACTAAAGTTGCCTATTTTTCTTTAGAGAATCAAGATATATTTGCGAAAGAATTTAAAGATTTTACCGTTGAAGCTGGATATAAATATAGATATATTTTACAACAAGTAAATGATCATGGTATTCACTCTGAAGAAGTATGGTCTACAAATACTGTAGAGGCAAATTATGAGCATATTTTCTTATTTGATGGGCATAGACAATTAAAAATAAAATATAATCCAAAAGTTTCTAGTTTTAAAAACACAGTATTAGAGACAAAAACTGATACCATTGGAGGAAAATATCCTTTTATTTTTAGAAATCAAAATGTTAAATATAAAGAGTTAAATTTGTCAGGTCTTATTTCTTATAAGATGGATGAATAGAATCTATTTTTAGATGATGCTGATATATGGCCGAATTTATAGCCGGGTTTAAGTGGTAAAGAAAAATGGACACATAATTTGACATATGATAATATAACTGCGGAAAGAGTATTTAAATTAAAAGTATTGGATTGGTTAAACAATGGAGAAATTAAATTATTTAAATCTCCAACAGAAGGTAATTATATTGTGCGGTTGCTTAATGTCTCTTTGAGCCCAACCGATACGGTCGGCCGCATGCTCCATACATTTACTGCTACTGGATATGAAGTAGATGATATTAAAAATTATCAATTTACTCAAGAGCTTATTATTGATAAAACAAATAGATATATCGGATATAAAACAACTCCTTTATATGATTTTCCAAAAGCAAGATTATTAGCTAATTCTTCTGTTGTTATTGACAATAGAGAATATGAAATTATAGGCAATCCTAATCTTGAATTTGTTACAGGAGTGCATTTTGAAGATGTAAAACCATTAACTCCATTTACAGTAACATTAGAGCGAAATGGAAAAATTTTCATTCATTCTTTCCGCATTGGTGCTACTGGGTTTTATGCGATACCATCTGAATTAGGTTATCATATAAAACAAATTCGTTTGAAAAAAGAAAAATGGGAAGAAGGAGACTATGCTAAAGATATTATTAATAATAGAGGACAAGTAACTTATGAATATGAACGTCAAGCAAAGCATAATAATTTTAATGATATAACTGATATTTCTAGTAATATCGCTGTTGGCGCGCCTTTATATTCAACGGTAATTGAAGCAAATGTGGAAGAGGCTTTAGCGACTATTGATAATAATCCATTGTATGAGTATAATATAGCTGCAACAAATGAAGCATTAATTGAGATTGGATATTTTGATATTGACAATAAACCTACTCTTTTATTAAAAGATATTGGATATATATAGGATGGAGCAGATAAAGATGGAAATCCTATATATAAAACTCCAGATGGCACATCTATATTAACACCTTCGAAAAATGCTGGTTATCATTACTCAAAAGGTGAAGCAATTCCTGTTTTTGAAACTGCTAAGAATCCTACTTTAACAATAAATGATAAAACTTAGAAAATAACTTTTAATAATGAATTTACAGAAATATATTTTTTAGATTCTAATAATAATCCAAAGTCAATTTCTGCGACTTCTGGTTCAACGCCTTTATTTTTACCAGTTTATGATTCAAAAGGGGTTTAGAGAATAAAACGAATAGTGGAAAAAAATGAGGGAGAATGGCAAAACCCTTATTGCTCATATTGCGCAAAAGATAAAGATTGTCCTAATGGGGTTTTTACAAACCCGATAAATGTTAATATATATAAAACTTTCCCAGTTACTTCTGTTGGTGATGGAGAGAAAACTATTATCAATAATCAAAAAATATATCAAAATCTCGTAGCAAATAAGTATTATGACGCAACAAATATAGATGGAGAATATTATATTAAAGAAGAAATTTAGAATATTTATAACTTAGATTTTGAATTAATTCAAGTCTTTTATGAAGAAGATTTGTCAAAAGAAGGTAGTAAATAGAATATAGCAATTGAAAATGCTACTGTTTCTTATGAAGATATAATAGAAAATAATGGATATGCTTATACTATTAGAAAAATAGGAAATATAAATAGGGAAATATCAAAAAAAGATGTCTTACGGACGTCTAAAGAATTAATATATGATTATATTAGTCTTACAGAAAAAAATCCTAATTTTGCAAATAGCATAGCGGAATATACTTATATACCAATTTAGAATTTAGCTGATTAGTCTACTTTTTAGACTATATAGGGCATTTATAATTTACCTCCTTTGTCTACTGCAGAAACAATAACAGACTGGATAAAAAACAATCATCATTTATTGACATTTTTTGAAAAAAAAGAAACATCAATTAAAGGGGTTTTTCGCTATGAAGAAGTTTCTTTTCCTAATCCTAAAGATTTTAATTTTGATACTTCATAGTTATTATTGCATCCTCGTTTACAAGGATATAATAACTATATAAAAGAAACTACCCCTCATGCAAATGAGGTAATAATAGTATTCACAGATACTCCAGATAGTATCTCACATATAGACTTAACGAATAGATTTTCTTATAGTATTAGCGCAGAAGCTTTAGGGCAAGATGACTTATAGAATATAGCTGCAGTTTATATGGGCAGCAATGTAAGAGGATTTATGACTTATAAGAGAAAATAGTATTCTTATGAAGCTGTTTTAGACAATGGATTGACTATTAGTTTAGTGCCAGAAGAAAAATTAGAGGAGGGTAAGTCATAATGTTTTATGATACAAATTTTTTAAGACAATTAGACAAATATAGACATAGAGATATTTATGCTCGTATTACTCTTTTAACTTTTGATGAATAGCCAGTTGAATACATAGAGGGGAAAATTACTGGAGGTTCCATTAATATTGATGGAACCTCTGCCCTTAGACGGACTTGTAGTTTAACTATGGTATCTACAGATTTAAATGTTAATATTTTTGTATTAGGGTTAGAAAGAAAATTTATTTTAGAGATAGGATTAAAAAACAAGATAGATAATAATTATCCTGAAATAATTTGGTTTAAACAAGGAATATTTGTTACCACTGGCTGTAACACAGCAAGACAAACAAGTAACTATTAGATTTCTTTAAGCGGAAAAGATAAAATGTGTCTTTTAAACGGAGATGTTGGAGGAACAATGCCTTATTCTGTTGACTTTGCAACACTAGAAGAAATAAGTGCTGATGGAACTACAACAACTTACACAAAAGTAAAAATTAAAGACATTATAAGAAATGCGGTTGAAGAATTTGGCAATGAATTTCCTTATAACATTTAGATAAACGATTTAGATGAAAGTGGTTTAGATTTAATGTCTTATCAAGGAGACGCTACTATGTATGCTTATAGAAACCATCCAGAGACAAATGATGCAACTTTTATTAATATGACATTTGATAATACTACTACAGTATATAAAATAGAAAATATCGAAGGTGTATATACAACTAGCCCAATACAAATAAAAGAAATTGAAGAATCTTGTTTTGATACTTTAACAGAATTAAATAATATAACGCCTAAGTGTTATTTTAGTGCAACTAGCACTCCTTGGCTGCCTGGTAAAAAAAATGTTGTAGATATTACGCAATTATTTTCAATAGTTAAACTTACAAAAGGATAGGCCGTAGGATATCGACAAACAGATATTATATATCCTGGAGAACTTATTGCTAATGTAGGGGATTCTTTAACCTCTATTCTTGACAAAATTGTTTAGATGCTGGTAAATTATGAATATTTTTATGATATAGATGGACACTTTGTTTTTCAAAAGAAAAAAGCTTATATAACTTGGGGAGAATAGTTAAAATCTGAAGGAGAAACTAATTTAGAAAAATATTTTGGAAATAGTAAAATTGAATCAAGTATATTTTATAACTTTGAGGATAATGATTTAGTTATCTCTTTTAACAATGCTCCTGATTTAAGCAACGTAAAAAATGATTTTTCTATTTGGGGAACGAGAAAAGGGGTGTCGGGCTCAGAAATACCAGTTCATTTGCGGTTTGCCCTAGATCGAAAACCGCAATCATATACTACATTTAAACCAAGTAGAGTAAAAGCTAAATTAATAAATGAAGATAAAGACAATGATAATATAATTATTTATTATTAGTTAAACAAAAGCGATTATAATCAATATCCTTAGTACACTTATATAGCTGCAGAAGATGGCTCTTGGAAGATGACGCAAAAGCCTGATTCGATAAATGGTTATAAAGGTATTATTTATTGCGATTGGCGAGAGATAATTTATTAGATGGCTCTTGATTATTATAAGTTTAGAGATACTCATAAAGATTTTTATAAATAGGTTATTTAGAATAATCTTAATAAAAATGGTATGCCACTTTATCCGACCGGCCGCACTAACTATGAACAATATTATACAGATATTTTAGGTTTTTGGAGAGAAATATTTTCTCCTATTGAAATAACAAATGAACAGGATAAAAAAGGATTTTTTCGTTAGGTATTACTATCTCCAAATACTTATAAAAGAAATACTTATTATTTAAAACAAGATGTAGGAGAGGAAATTGAGATAAACGGGAAAAAAGCATTAGTGCCTTTTGATGCTGTTGATAGATTTCCTAAGTATGTATTAGATTCATCTCGTTCTTTTAGTGAAAATAAAATTTATTATGAATGTTATGAAGAAATAAAAGATGAAAATAAATATTTTACAAAAACAGTAGAAAAAGAGCCATATAATTTAAACTTTTGGTTTGATTTTCTTGACACTACTGGAGATTTAGGTAAGTATTCAGTGCGCGCTATTGGACAAAGGCCGAAAAATGTTAATAATTCCAATGTTAAATCTATATATTATAGAGAAGTACCTAATTTTATTTTTGTAGATAATGCCAAAATAAAATTAGAACAAACATATGACTCTAGTGGATTAATAGAAGATAAAAAAATTACAGATGTATTAAATACTAATACAGCATATACATATATTTCTTCAACAACGGCTTTAGAAAATTGTTTAACAATTAGTACGCAAGGAGTTAGTGCTATGGATGAATTATAGAATTGTTTAAATGAATACACTTTTTGTAAAGAAAATACTACATTAACTACAATACCAATATATTATATAGAGCCTAATGTAAGAGTTTCTATAAAAGATGAACAGTCTAAGGTAGATGGAGAATATCTAGTAAATAAAATCACTTTGCCTTTAGCATATAATGGTACAATGTCATTAAATGTAGTAAAGATTGTTGATGATATATATTAATGAGAAAAAGGAGGTTGTAATTAGCTATGATAGATACTTTAAAAATAGCATAGTGTTTTATCTATTATGGTAAAAAAGAACAAAAAGATGATAAAGGAAATGTAACAATATCTAATGGCTGGAATTATGAGGGGACATTAGATGGTATATTTTCCAATATAAGCACAAAAGAGCATTCTTTTTCTGGAGAAAACTATAGTATTTATTAGCTTGGTATTTAGTCTGCGCCAGGCTTACGAGTTAATTTGGGATAGAACAATGGAGAGATTAGGATTGGGCAAACAGGAATATTTGAATTAAATTTATCAAATTTGTCTCCTTTAAAAGGAACTGTTGTCTTATCGAATTTAGAGAGTGCATTAGCAAATACCTATAATGATACTTTAGGAACTTTTTCTGGTAATTGTAATTACTGTTTAATAGATGTCATTTATGCGCAAAATGATGGGGAGGAGGGCGATGCTGCGTGAGAAGCATATATGGAACACGATCTATAATTCCCAACAATTATTATTTTACTTTTGATAAAATCTATGATAATGAAGCGACTGTAAAAAACTCTTTTGGAGATACTGTCTTAATAGGTAGAACAGTATTAGCTTATAGAGAGCATACTGTTTGGCTAAAAACAAATGCTGGTTATCTAAAAGTTGCAAAATTAGATAATGAAGGTAGATTTGTTTATTCTGAAGGATGTGTTTTATAGGATAATGAAGATATAGATAAGTTATTTTCTAAAGGCAATACAGAAAATGATGATGGTATTTATATTGTAGATACTAAAAAACATACTATAAAAGGAACTTTCCCATAGCCTTATGGCGTTAAAGATAATGCTTATAAAAATGACACTATGTTTTTATTATAGCAGTATTCTACCGAGGCAGAAATCACTGAATGGAAAGAATTTATTAAAGATTAGGCGCCAGATTAGGCAGCAGCTGAAGAGGCGCAAAGAGCAGGAGCTGTTTTATATGAAGAAAATGAAAATAAAGTATTTGTTCCTGCGGTTGAATTAAGCCTAAGCACTAAAGTATATGCCATTCCGCAAAAAGCAACTGTAACATCTTTTTAGATTTTAACACACATAGGTGACGTAGCAGCAATAAAAGAAGATAATGTAACTAATAGTGTAGATAAAAAATTATTAGAACATTCTAATAAGATTTTTATAAGAAGAATAACCACAACTTTTAAACTATTTACAAAGGAAGATACTGCAGATTATACTTATAATTATAGTGATAAAACTAAAAAGTTTACTGCTACTGGAAAAAGTAAAGCTGAATCTATGAATTCTTATGTCGATTATATAAAAGCAGCTACAGTTTCAGCAGAATGGTAGGATTTATCAGAAAAATATACTGGTTATTTAGGAGCATTAAATGCAACAGGTTTTAATCATACAAAGGAAAAATATAACGATGCTTCTGGAAAATATTTAACTCTTGTAGATGCGATTAATTAGCTTGATAAAGTAATTGGTTCAACTTTAACAAGATTTGAATCAAAAGCTTCGGTAGCAGATGCTGAAGATGAAAATAAACAATCTAATCTTGCTGGCGATAAAAGACCTATCAATATTAGAGAAGCTGCTTTAGCAGATGCCATAGTTAGACATGATGCAGATATAGGTTAGATAGAAACTTTAGCTACTAACTTAAATAATATAGATTTTACTAATGCAAATTCTGATACTAGTGAAAATAGTCTTGGAAATATTAAATTTACTGCTTAGTCATTAACTAATATGATTAAAATTCTTGATAAAATTATTGGTACACATCGTAATATTAACGATTCTTATGATAATAGGCCAATTACATTAAAAGACACAGAAACTTTAGTCCAAAATATATAGCATAATAATGCTGATATTGGTAATATTGAAAGCGTTGATGGAGATAACCTTAAATTTGATAAAAACGTTGCTCCTAGTGATGATGCTACTACTGGTAAAGCCACTATAGAATCTGCTACAGACGCAATAAAAGCATTAGATAATATTATAGGAGCTTTAACTATAATAACAAATTTAGATGAGGTTGGAAATAATAATAAGCTTGGAAGAGATAATGCAACTGATTTAGTTAATGCGATTTCTATTTTAAAAGGATATATTGGTACTATAAATGATTTAAATGATGAGGTAAATGGTGTTGATTAGAATAATTTAGTAGATGCTATTGAAGCATTAAACAAAATTATCGGAGATACTGCTGGAATACACGACATAGATAATGGAAATGATAAAAATAATATTGATGATACAATAAATCCAAATTTAGTTTTATCAATTAATAAATTAGATAATCTAATAGGTAGTTTATCAAAAATTCATGCTGTAGATAGTACGAATGAAATAAATAGACAAAACAACATTAAAAATAAAGACATCGTTTTAACAATAAATAAATTAGATTCTTTAATCGGAGCAATACAAGCACTACATAATATAAATGATAATGATAGAAATAACATTAGATTAGATAGTTTGACAGAAACAATAAATAAATTAGATAGTTTAATAGGAGGCTTAAACAAATTAAATAATACTCCTAATAATTTATCTGAATAGAATGATCGCAAAAATCTTACAACTGCGATTAATAAATTAGATCATATAATAGGTTTATGGTCTTCAGAAGGTTGGCATCAAAGTTTAAAAGGTTCTGATTCGATTGATGAATCATCTTTTAATGATATAGTATTATACTTAAGGAATGTCGATTAGTGGTTACAAAAACTTTAGAAGAGTAAAGTAAATATAGGGACATTTAACACTTGGATAGAACTAATAAATAATCTTGGTGAAAATATGGATATCCTAGATGCAAATGTTACTACTTTATATGAATGGATAAACAATTCTGATAACACAAATTCGGGATGCAATTCTATTAATCTTACTTGGGGAACATTTTAATATTTTATTTTTAAGGGAACTAAAATTTTTATTTTAGTTCCCTTAATTTTTTTTGTCCTTAAAAAGTGGTAATTTTTTGGGTTTTTTACGGTAAAAAATTACCGTGAATTTTCATATATATACGGAAGGGTAAAGATAAAAAAATAGAAAAAGAGAGATATAATATGTATCCACAACAAACACCTCAAATGAATTATGGTAATTATTACCAGTAGCAAGCTGTTCGTCCTACTCCAATAGTTCCTCAAGGATTAAAAGGAAGACCTGTTAGCTCATTAGATGAAGTGCGTGCGGCAGCAGTTGATTTTGATGGTTCAATTTTCTATTTTCCTAATTTAGCCAATGATACAATTTATACTAAACAAATTAATTTAGATGGAACTTCTTCAGTACGAGTTTATGAATTAGTAGAAGCACCTCCTGCTACGCCACCAGCTCCAGTAGTAGATAATTTAGTAACAAAAGATGAATTTACTAAAACCATAAATAGTTTATTAGAAGAAATTTCTGCCCTAAAAGGTAAGTCAGCACCGGCCGCATAGACGGCCCCACCGCAAGAGTTTAATTTTTAATAAAAAGGAGAGATTATTATGAATCCAATGCAAATAATTCAAATGTTAAAAAATGGCGGAAATCCACAACAAATCGTTATAGGTATGTTAGAACAAAATTCACAAGATAATCCTGTCCTTGATAATTTGTTATCTTTAGCAAAAGAAGGAAATACATAGGAAATAGAAAATTTTGCTCGAAACATGCTAAAAGAACAAGGAAAGGATTTTGATAAAGAATTTAATTCCTTTAAGCAAAGCTTAGGGTTTTAAATAAATAAAAAATTTTTATAAGGAGGAAAAACATATGTTTAATGGAACAAATGGTTATAGCCTATCAGATATCGCAGCTGTAACAGAGAGTGGTAATCGTAGTAACAGTGGAAACGGTATGTGGGGAGATGGCGGTGCTTGGTGGATCATCATCTTATTCCTATTCGTATTCTGCGGCTGGGGCAACGGAGGCTGGGGAGGCTTCGGAGGAGGCAATGGCGCTGGACTTCAAGGAGCTTTAACTCGTGCCGATCTTTGTCAAGATATGAACTTCCAAGGCTTAGAAAATGGAGTTCGTGGAATTCAGCAAGGACTATGTGATGGTTTCTATGCTTAGAACACTAATATTTTAAATGGCTTTGCTGGAGTACAGAATTCATTGGCTACTGGCTTTGCCGGTGTTGATAATGCTGTATGCACATTAGGTTATAATACGCAGCAAGGATTCAACACAATGAATGTTGCAAACTTACAAAGCACAAACGCGATTCAATCTGATATTAATGCTAATACTGTTGCTGGTATGCAGAATACTAATTCGCTTCAGGCTCAAATCGCACAATGCGGCTGCGAAAACAAAGCAGGCCAAGCTGATATAAAATATCAAATGGCAACAGACACTTGCGCTGTTCAGAACACAATCTAGAACACAACAAGAGACATAATTGACAATAATAATGCTAATACAAGAAACATTTTAGATTTCTTAGTACAAGATAAGATTTCTTCATTAGAGTCAGAAAATCAAAGCTTAAGACTTGCAGCATCACAATCTGCTCAAAATCAATATTTAGTTAATGAACTAAGACCTTGTCCAGTTCCAGCTTATGTAACATGCAACCCTTGGGCTGCTTCATATGGCTTCAACAACTATAATGGATGCGGTTGTGGTTGCAACTAATTAACGAAAACTCACTATATTGGAGGTTGAAAGAAAATGGCTGAGTATACAGCAAACGCCTTACAGACAGTTGGCGTAAATCAAAATGTTTTACTTACAGACGAACCTGTAAAAGGAAATTGCTCCATAATCCATAGAGATGGTAGTGGTCTTGTTACTCTGCGCGGCATTACTAATCAATGTCGCGCGAGATTCCGAGTTTATTTCAATGGTAATATCGCTATTCCTACTGGCGGAACTGTTGAATCTATTTCTCTTGCGATTTCAATAAATGGAGAACCAGTAGCGTCTTCAACAATGATTGTAACTCCTGCCGCAGTTGGAGAGTTCTTTAATGCTGGTGGTAGTATATTTATTAATGTACCTGCTGGATGTTGCGCTTAGATTAGCGTAGAAAATACGAGCACTCAATCAATCAGCGTTTAGAATGCTAATTTAATTGTAGAAAGAGTTGCGTAAGGAGGTAAATAGAGATGGAAAAATTAAAATCTATGAAAGAATGCTTAATGTCTTGCGCACAGACCTAGATGGGTAATCTACAAGGAGTAGATACGAAAGAACTTGGAGAAGTAATTGATATGATAAAAGATCTAGAGGAAGCTATCTATTATTGTACAATTACTAAAGCTATGGAAGAAGATAACGAGCATAAAAATAAAGAAAGTCATCATTATTATACGGAAAGAGTAATCTATCCAAAGGATGAATATAATAGAGATATAGATAGAGAATATGGTAAAATGTATTACACACCAAGTAATGGAGGTAACAGTACTACTACCACAAGTTCTCCTCGTTATTATACAGAAATGACAAGAGATGAAAAAGAAGGCAGAAGTCCTATATAGAGAAAAATGTATATAGAAGCGAAAGAAAAACATTAGGATAAAGCTACTCAATTAAAAGAACTTGAAAAATATATGAATGAGTTAGCTGATGATATGACAGAAATGATCGCTGATGCTTCTCCAGAAGAACGTCAGTTCTTTGAAAGAAAATTATCTTAGCTAGCAACTAAAATAAGTCATGTTTAATATGAATGGATATAGGTGGGAAGTAATAATTACTTCCCCATCTCATCCATGTCTTAGACGTTCTAATGGCTCATATGCACTTGGCTCTTGTGACAATAATTGCAAAACAATATATTTAAATGAATTTATTCCTACTGATAAATTACTAAAAGTTTTATGCCATGAGATTACACATGCGGCAATGTTTAGTTATAATGTAAATTTAAACTTAGATTAGGAAGAACTAATTGCAGATTTAATAGCTACGTATGGAAAAGAAATAACATCGACCGCAGATAAAATTTTTAAAAAAATATCAAAAAAATGGGGTGCTTAATGCACCCCGATTTTTTTATAGGTTATTATGATATTTTATTTGAACATCTTCATATAATCTATCTCCATCATGATTTCCTCCTAATGAATTATATGTGTCATGCTCTGAACTAATCATATCCCATTCTTTTGAAGTAATTTCATGATCTTCTTTTAATAACTTATGACAATCAGTCTTAAAACTTTTCCCTTGAATACAAAGGATACCATCTCTTAAAATGTCTAAATCAGTTTCTAAACAATTTATTTGTTTCTGAAGATGTTCATTTCTTCGCTAAGATTGTTGTTTATGGTCTTGAATTATATCTAAAACTTCTTGATTAATAGAATCTTTTAGAGTATCATCTTCTTCTTGTTTAATATGTTCCTATTCTTTTTTATATAAACTATAAAATTTTTTCGCTAAAAAGCCAGTTCCAGTAGCGATTAAACCGAAGATAATTTCAAGCCAGTATTGAACGATAAAAGTTATCATAATTCAACCTCCCAACTTATACTGTCAATATCTTTAATTTTAGAGAGGTTAATATTATTTAAAATCGCCCAGTTAATCCCAGTTAAAATCTTCTTGTAATTGAGATTTATAAGTGCCTATACAAATAGCATCACTTTCATCTTGAGAAACTTTTAAACCATATTCGTTTTCAACAAATTTTTGCGCGTTTCGTTTTTGTTCCTCTCGACGAGCTCCTTTTATACCAAGCTTTGATTTCCATACTGCCGCAAGCACCGCAGAATTTGGTATATTATGCTCTTCTAATACTTCATTTAATACACCAAAAACTTCTGCTAAAGCTTTAAAAGTAGTTACATTACCACCTTGCATTTGGATATCTTCAAAAATAACTTCATCTATATTGTAGTCTTCAATTAATTGTAGAACTTTATTTCTTATTTTTACTAATCGTCGTCCTATGTTAGAATCTGTAAAAGTAAAAATTCCACTTTCTACAAGGCCCCCATCTTCAAAGACAGCCCAACCTGAAGTTCTTGAACTCTAGTCTAATGCCAGAAGATTAGCCATTTTGTATCAATTCCTCCCATCTTTCTTTTGAAATCTTATTATTTGTTATTATTAAGTCTAGTCTTTCGACCCAGTGAAGAGGAATTTGTGTTTCAGGGTGCTTTCCAGCACTTTTTGCTTTTCCTCTAATACAAGCTCTTATATTGTTTGGACTTAAATTGCAATACTATCCAGCTTCTTTAGAAGAAGAAAATAGTTTATCTAATTCAATGCAATATACAGGAATTTTTATACCTTTTAAAATTTCCTTTTTATTTCTTAGTTTTAATATTTCTTCATTATTTTTATCTTCAACATATAACCAATGTAAAGGCTATCCTAATGGAGAAAAACCTGAATAATTTAATTGTTTTTTACAAGCTTTTTGAATAGAACTATTGTCGATACCAGTTAATCTCTAAGCTTCAAGAGCACTTTCAAAATCTTTATTTAATTCAACGCAATAAACAGGTGTATTTATAACTTCTTTAAAAATACCACTCTCCCACATTTCATAGTTAAGCTATTTTCGAAGTTCTTTCTATTCTTTTGTTAAAGTATTAGAATTACCACCTTCTGTCATATTATATCCAAAATCTTGATTATTTGAATTATATAACATGATTAATTCTTTTTCTTTTTTATTAGCCTATTCTCTTGTTAAATTTGTAAATAAAATTTCATGAGTAAAATTATCCCAACCATATTTTAGAATAGCTTTTTTAAAATGGTCATTCCCTTTTCTTAAATATTCACTACCATTTTTACCCCATCTTCTAGAAATTGACTATTTTGTTTGACCAATATATTTTTTATTATTGATTTTATTAGTATGACAATAAATAATATACTCATTATCCATATAATAACATTCCTTTCTTTTATTTTTCTCTATTGTATATAAAAATACAATTAATAAAATAAAAGAAAAATGTCCTTACTACCAAAAATTTTTTATTTGGAAGTACTACCGAGTCCGCCTTCTCTAACAGTTGTAGATTCATCTCCATCTATTTTATAATAATTTTTTATAATACCTTGACCTATTTTATCACCTTTGCAAAGCTTAATTGGATAAGGAGAAAGATTTATAAATTGGAAAAAAATTTCTCCTTCATTATCTTTATTATCAACATAATCTCCATCAATTATTCCTACTCCATTAGCAAGAATAAGCCAATGCTTTAATGGACAAGAACTACGAACTGATAGTTCAAGATATTTACCAGGCTCAAGATAAACTTTCATCCCAGTAGAAACTAATGTTGGTTTTGCGGAAGTGGCCTTACTAAAGCCAGCAATTTCATTAAGTGTTACTGGAGTTGTAACATTTGGACCGCCTTCTTCAATTAAAAGCTACCAGTTTAAATCATATGGAGGAATAACTATATCCTCTGCAACTTCAAAATCATAACCAGCTGATTCTTTAGTTGCTCTCATTGGCAATTTTATATCAACATCCGCAAATCGTTTAACTTTCTCAAAACGCACTGTTAGGACCTCCTGTCTCTTGACTATCATAAGATATATTTACTTGTCTATCAGGCTCTTTTTCATCTGTAAAAGTTTTTGTTAAGCTAACTTTATACCAAGAGTCAATGACTTCACCTTTTTGTTTCTTTTCTTTAAAGGTACTTGTATATTTACTTAATATAAAAGTATTATCATTTTTTGCTTCTTCAAGCATTGTTTCTACTTCTGATTCACTATCTACACGATAATTTTCTGTTACACTTACTAAATATTTACTCATTAGACAACCTCCACATTTATTGGTTCATAATCTGAAAAAAGCATTTCTTCATGATGCTTTATTTGGTTACGTATCATCTCATTATATTCTTTGTTTCCAGTTAATTTTACTGTTGAAATGTTATTTTTATGACAATATGAAGGAATAAAACTATATAAACTAACTAGTTTCATTTTTCCTATATCATCAACCATATCTCCATTGTCTTGCATTAAAAATATGCTTTGATCATATTTAAAAGGCTCTATATCACAAACTAAAATCATAATTATTCTCCTATCGTTACGACGCCTTTGTCATAAGGAAATAAATACAATACAATTGGTTCATCTTCATATTTTACCCAAATTTCAATTGCGTCTCCAGCTTCTGTTTTTTCAATGGAATAAACTTCTCCAACATTTTGCAAACATTGAAGAACACCCTCCCCAAGGTTTGGTAACTCATATATTGCTCCAGTTTTGAAAATAGTATAATAATTATTTTCTTTACCTATCATAGCATAATAAGTAGCTTTAATTTTCTTTTGCCAATCATTAATCAATTTATACTTTTCACTTTTCTCTTCTGGAGTTAAGTAATTTAATTGTCCAATAATCATTTTATTCATCTCATATTGAGACATTGAAAAAGATGGGGCTGGGCATGTATATTCAACCCATTTTGTTCCATTATATATATGGAATTTATCTTCTTCTTTGGTATATGCTATTTCACCTTTTCTAGACTAAAGGACATTTAATGCTTTTTCATTTTTTATTTCTATAACTTTAATGTCATTATCTTTTAATTCTTTTAAAGTTTGATTCAATCTTTATCACTCCTTTTATTATATTATATCATATTTTTTATAATTTTTCAATAATTGCGCTAATAGTATTGCCTAAAATATTTGATTACTCACTGATAAAAAAAGTAAGGGCGGAAATTCTAATAAGAATTCCCGCACAGACCAATTTTAAAAATGTAAAATATTCTGATTTATACTTCCTCTAAAAGCCAATTCATCAGTTTTTAGTGCTTCAATAAAAGGACCTTCTACTAAAGTATCACATTGAGAGCATAATTTTTTTTGCCATTTTTTATTAAAATCTGTTACTAAATGACCTGTCCATATCCAAACATTTTTCTTATATCTTTTTGCATATTTACAAAGTCTATACATCTATTTTAAACTTTTATTGTCTTGATCAAAAGGTTCTCCACCTAAAATAGAAAATCCATCATATCTTGAATCTCGTAATAATTTTTTAATTGCTCTTATCTCTTTGCTGCCGAACGGTTTACCTGAGCAAAAATCCCAAGCTTCTTTATTAAAGCATCCGGGGCAATGAATTCCGCAACCTGAAACGAATAAACTTATTCTTACTCCTGGCCCATTCGCTAAATCAAATTCATAAATTTTTTGATAATTCATTAAACTTTTAACTCCTTTTGACCATGTTTTATTCTATGCTCGACCTCATCTTGTTTTCCTAAATTAAAAGCAGTTTTATAATTGCCTGTTAAATAACCAGTAACTCTTCTTAAACGTTCTATCGCATTACTACCACATTTTGGGCAAACATCTTTAATTTCTCCTTGATATCCACATTCTAAACAAGTGTCTGCTGGTACATTAATTGCAAAATATGGTATATCTTTATCCATTGCATAATTTACAATACTTTCTAAGCCATCTATATTAAAACGAACTATTGAATCTAATTCTACATAAGTAATACAACCAGCAGAAGAATATCCAGTAAGTTCACTCTCAATATCGATTTTTTCATATGGTGTCATGTGTTTCCAAACTGGTACATGCATACTATTGGTAAAAAATTCTTTGTCTGATACATTTTTTATAATTCCATATTTATCTTGGAATTTTTTCATTGCTGTATAGCATAAATTTTCGGCCATTCGAACCCTCGGTTTCCCGATATTTCAAAAAGGGGATTAGACTATATTATCATCTTATTATTCTGTCACCAAATAATAAGAGCTCTGTCTTTCGGATATAAAATCCTACTCTACTCACTTCTTCATTATAAATGTTTCTTTTATAACTATGTTTTCGATAGTCGTTAGAGAACAAATCCATTGGTTTTATATTCAGTCAAGTATCTAAACCAATATCCACAACGAGGTTTTGTTTTAACATTATGGCTACATTGATTTAATATTGTTGTTTTTGTAATATGTAATTCTCTTGAAGCTTCTCCTACAGAGCCATATATTTTTAATAAATTACCCTGTAAATCATGAATTGATTGATTATCATCCCAACTTTTATCATTTTTAGCAAGACCATCTTTATAAGCATCTTTAGTATTTTTTGAATTAGTTCCCCACTCAAGATTAGATACTTCAGGATTTGCCTTATTGTTGTCTTTATGCATCACCACTGTATAATTATTTGGATTAGGTAAAAAAGTTTCTGCAACTAAAATATGCACTCTTCTTTGCTTTTGTCCTTCTGGATAAGTTATACTAGAATATAAATATCCGTTATTTTTATTTACAAAATTTGCTTTGGGATAAAATAAATCATTTCCATAATCTTTATAAATATTGCCTTTTGAAGAAATATAATCAGTTTCACTTCCATTGATTAATCGTATTTCTTCATTAATTTGACTTCTTTTAATTAATTTATCTGTCATTTTTCTACGCGCCATAAAAAATTCACTCTCCTTTTATATTATATGAATTTTTTTATTATACACGACTGAAAACTTATATCCAATAAATTTACCCTACGGGATTAACATGCCTATTATAGGTTTAGTCTCTCTTATCATCTTATTACGATTGCCCGTTTAACAGAGTTGTTTTTTCACATAATCACTTATGCGACTCCCAATCCGAAAAGTTTAGGAGTATAATAAACTCCAAAATTTAATTTATATCTTTCTTTAAATTCTGCACATCTATCTTTAAATATTTGTTCAATTTTTTTAGCAAGTCTCATTCCCTCTGGAGAAGTATGATCTTTTCCAATTAAAATTTGAAGAGTCTCAGCAAGGCCTAACTAGCCCACTGCGAGAGTTCCATGCTTGAGCGCACTTCTAATCCCCTCTTCTGGAACATAACCAGCCATAACTTTATTTTCATACATAAAGTTTGCGGACGCAGGGTCTTGCGCGCAAATCCACTCAAAACGTTCAATAAGCATGTCTTTTGCTTCATGGATTTTTTCATCTAGAAGTTTCAAGAATTTATCAACAGCTAGGCCTTCTAGATCCTCTTCAAAAGGTTCTGAATCTTTAAGAGCTGATTCCTTTGCTATCATTGCTAATGTAGGCATAATGATAGTTACAGGACAAATATTCCCGCGTCCATCTTTCTGCTGCCCTAGTCCATTTACATCCCAGCCATTAGCTGTCCTACAACCCATCGTCGAGAAGTAAGTTGTCGGATCATTTAGATCATAACCTGCATTGCCTGTCCAATCTACATTTGCATAATTAGGATATAGACGAGTTGCAGTAGACTTAAGTGCTAACCGAAATAGATCATAATTAGGATCTCCGGGTGCACGATTTACACCTTTCATGCACTGAAAAATTCCACATGGGAAAATTGAAGTTTTATGTAATTTACCAAGACCTTCAATAGATACTTCAAGAAGTGCTTGTATTATCATTCTTCCTTCTGGTAGAGTACAAGTACCATAATTGATTGATGTGAAGGGTAATTGATTTCCACTTCTGGATTGGAGCGTATTAAGATTATGGTATAGTCCTTCTACTGCTTGATGCACTTCTTTTATTGTCATATCCATAGCGTATTTATAAACTTCAGGGAACTTTTCAGAAAAATGTCTGCTATCAATAGAGAATGTTTTTAAATATTCCCAATCTAATTCATCAGCTGCTCTTGCAATATAATGATAACCATCGCGCCAATGCTTTACAAAACTTTTGCGAACATATGGAACCATAGTCCAATCAAGATGCGTAGCACTTACTCCACCAAATTGCTGAAGAGATTGAAGCTGAAAAATGACAGCAACTAATTGAAATGCGGTATTAACTGAACCAGCTGGTCGCACACTTGTCTGTCTTGTGTTAAATCCTTTTGCCAATAAATCATCAAAAGGAATAGATAAACAATTATGACTTCCAACTGCGTAAGCAGATAAGTCATGAATATAAATTTCATTATTTAAATGATTAGCTTTTGCCATTGGTGTTATTAAATAATCTAAAGCATATTTTTTTGCTACTAAGTCAGAAGCTTCTCCAGCCCTACCGCCGAAAGATTTTTCATCAACATTAGCATTTTGATTCTAAACATTACTTGCATTTAATTTTTCAGAAACCATATTCATAAGTTCTTTATAATCATTTCTTGCGATACCATGTAAATATCTATATCTGATATAAGCTTTTGCAACATCCTTTCGTTCAGCACTCATAAGATAATCTTCAATTCGGTCTTGAATTTCTTCTACTGATATTGCTCTATTCTATTTTGAAAAATCTTTTTCAATATCATTGGCAATATCTTTAGCAGTATCTGTTTCATATAGCGCACCGTCTATATCTATAAAGGCTTTGTTTATAGCATTAATAATTTTATTTTTATCAAATTCTACTATTGAGCCATTTCTTTTTTGTATAAACATATAATATTTAACCTCCTGATAACTAAATATAGTAGAAATTAAAAGTCATTTCTACTATATTTAGATTTTCATTTTTATTAATTATTTATTTTTGCCCAAATATGCGCGCAATTAGAGTTTAAATCTAATTCAGTTTCATTCTTAAGAATTTCAACTTCTAAATTATAAAAACGTTTAGCGTGTTCAAATTCCTAAAAATCTTTTTTATCTGCTATATATCTACGAGCTATTTCATCTACATTGGGGTTCTCTTCTCTGTTTAACTATCTTAGTAATCTTTCTTTATCATTTACTTGTATTTCAAAAGCTCCAACTATATCTATTTTATTATTAGAGGCTAAAGTAATAAAACCATCAGGATTTATTACAATTACATTTATTTTATCTTTTGACAAAGCTGATATTGGAGTGCCATAATGCCAACCATTAAAGCTAACTTCTTCAATTTTTTCTACTTTCTTAAATTCTTCCTCGGTCATAAAAATGTAATCAATACCACTTACTTCATAGTCACGTTTAGGTCTTGTGGTAGCAGTTACCACAAGACTAAATCTATCATCAGTTACTATTCGCTAAGCTAAAGTATCTTTTCCACTTCCAGCTTTTCCCAAAATAGCTATAACTTTAGGTAACATCTTCTTCCTCCTCTCCTTTAAAACGAGAATTTCTTAATATTAAGTCTCCATTAGATTCTATTGAATCTATTTTATATAAAGTATGTCCTGGGGTTGAATTATATCTTTTCGCCATAAAAGTATCTCCATTACGAATGCCTTGCACTACCAGCATACTACCTCGATTAAACCAACTACGCTCCATAATTTTTTTACTTCCATCTGGTTGCTTTTGTGAAATTTGTTTATCAAACAGTGCGAAATATTCTTTTCTAAATTTAACTTCAACAACACCTGACGGAGTTAGAAGTGAGATAGTGGATTTAGTTTTATTTTTTGCGATGCAAGTACCACAAATTTTATAAATTTTATATAAATTAATGGTTTTATTACCCTTTTTAAAAGTTCTATCTACAACAGGTTCTTCCATTAAATTATTAAAATCTACAATACCATATTTTCCTTTATTTACATCTTGGAGTTCATGGTTATGAAAATAAAAACATAAGACTTCCATTTCCCAAGAGGATAAATTTCCGCAAGCATATTTATCCCAATCTTCTTTAAAAATTTTCTCATTTAATTGATGTAAAATTTCTTGTTGATTAGTTTTCATCCAATCTCTAAATATATCCATATATGTTTGATAAATCTTATCCCAGTCTTTTGCTTGCATAAATAATTCCGATTGAATCAAATCTTCTTGTCCAATTTCAATTAAAAATGCTATTGCTCTATCATCAATTTTATATACTTCTTTATTTACTTTACATATAGTTTTTAAATAACGAGTAAATTCATATATTCTTTTTGGCATAATAAATTTTTCCTCATCTGGAATTAAATTTCTTTGCATTAAACCATTCATATTTTGAAGAGTTATTCTTTTCTTTTTATCACAAGTATTCCATATATACCAAGCCATAGCAAATTTGCGATCATGCATATTATCAAATGCGCCACCTTTAATTAAAGAAATCATAGATTGTCTTTTTACAGAAACTCTATCACAAAAATCTTTAATTGATTTATAAGGGCGATTCTTTATAATCTCATAAACCACATCATCACCAACATTTAATAAGCCCTTTAAGCCAAATAATATCTAATTATTTACTATATCAGGTTTGAATCCAAATCCAGAATTATTAATATCTGCTAAAGATACTTTAATTCCAGCAGAGCGAATACTTCCTATAGCTTTTGCTACTTTTGCATAATCAGTGGAATCATCTTCTAATAATGCTCCACTATTAACAATCAAACAAGCAGTGTTCCAATATATTGGATTAAAATGAGTTGCTAAATAAAGAGTTTGCATTCCTACAAAAGAATAAGCGAGTGCATGTATTAGGGAAAATGAATATCCAACCTAGGGCCCTATTCCACACTTCCAGACATATTTGCCGAGATTCTCAGATTTAGCTTGCGTAAGTACTTTTTTATGCAAATCTGGAATTTTATCCATTTGTTTTTTACCAACTATTTTTCTTGCAGTATTTGCTTCTGCAAGACTAAAACCACATATATTTTCATCTTGAAGCATCATCATCATTTGCTCTTGACTAGGAGGTACCCCATATGACTGTAAGAAGTATGGCTCTAATATCTTTTGTTCTTCAATCGTTAAACCGGCCTCGCGCATCTCCTTATACCATAATTGAATATTATTTTTAAATCTTACATATTTATCTATTGGGCTCTCTCCGCCTTCTTCACTGGTCATTAATCTCATTAGCCCATTTGCATCGCTCATCTCTAAAGGAGTGCGAGGTTTAATTCTTTTTGCTGCTTGTGCGCCAACAGATGAATCAAACTGAAAGCAATTTACAACACTACCATTTGCAAGAGCATCCCACATTTTTTTATCGTCTCTTGGAATTACAGAAGGATGTAAATATTTATTATAAACTTGTCTTAAAGTTAAATCTTTTTCAATAACATTATCTTCTTGCAATAAATTTATTGTTTGAATAATAATATCTTGGACAGATGTTAATAAAAAGTCATATTTTACCGAACCAGCAGCCTCTTGCATATGAAGGTCCCATTGTGTAACTAAGGCTCCACTTGGAGTTCTCATAATTGCTGCATCATCATAAATATTTTCATCAAAAAAGATAACTCCAGAAGCATGACTTCCTCTGCGACAGACTAAAGATTCGATACCTTTCATAATTTTTAAAAGGCCAGGATATTGTTGTACTGTATTAATGAATATTTTAGAAGGTTTTCGTCCTTTTTCTTCGTTACCCTCAGTTAAATCTTTTAAGCTCCATAAAAATCCTCTTTCTACTGGTACTAAAGAAGATATATATAATGCTTCATCATTATCAATTCCATTTGGGTATTCCTCTGACCTATAGCCTCTACAAGCAGTAAGGATTGTACTCTTTGTCCCTTCTGTTCCAAAAGTACAAACTTGGACTAAACCTAATTCTCCTCTTTCTTCACGGATTGCACTAAATATTTTCTGAAGTCTAGATGGAGCAAGATCAATGTCCACGTCTCCAAGTTCAGTTCTCTCGTCATTAAGATCACGTTATCCATTATTTCTAATGGCGCAGACTATATCTTATTCTTTTGCTATATTTTCTATTAAGTATCCATAATAATATCCTTTGCCGGCTCTTGCTGTCTTTAAACCGGTACGAACGCTTTCTACTTTTGTTGTTCTAGGAATTTTATTTTCTACAAACCATTCAGCACAATCTCTTACTGAATCAAAAATTTTTTCAAAATCATCTTTCGATATTTTTATCATTTGTCCAGCGGCCTATCTAAAAGTAAATCTTTCTACCCCAGCAGCATTAAGAATATCATCTACTGTGCTGTGATCAAGATTAAATTTTAAAGCAGTCTTTCTTGCGCTTTTAGTTATTTTATAATCCTAGATGATTTCTGAAATAGGAAGAATTTCGTGATATTTCTAACCACCGAAAGTAGAATTATAACCATTAACAAAACTGTTAAAATGATGTATCCAATATATTTCAGCTTTATCTAATTCTTCATATGTTTCTATTTCATCTTGAATAACTTCAAAAGTAAAATTTTCAAGTCCATATTTTCTTATAGCTCGATACAACGCTTTATTTTGGTCATTTTTATGTGAGCCAAAAGCATGCTATTGATGTTCTTTCCATCTAATTTTCGCGGGCTTAATGGTTTGACCAATATAGCATTTTTGATTTATCTAATTGGTTATTTTATAAATTAACATATAATACAACTCCTTTGTTATTCTATTATATATTAATTTTATTATGGATACTTTTGCCGTTTTGGTCCAAAAATAGCAAAAGATTTTCGCACTTCGAGTAGCAACTCATCTTCTACTCTACTCCATATAGGATAGTCGTTAAACCTTCCTTATTCCTAAGGCTTGGCACTGGATTACCTCCAACTTTACTTGCTGAGGCTCCCCGGTTAGCAAAAAGATTAAATGGTCATTTCCTACCATAACTATCGTTCTTTTCACACCCCTGAGTAATAGGGTTCACGAAATTTTTAACTTTATCTCACGATAAAGGGGGACGTCTAATTCATCTCCAGAAAGGTAAATTCCACTCTATAGGATCAAGTTGTGTAATGCCAAGAAGATAATGATTAAGCGCTGCACAAGCTGAACCTCTTCCAGCACCAACTGTACTTCCGCAGTCCCAAAATAGGTCAATATAGTGCTTTAAAGTATTTGGGTAAGCAAACATACAAGTTTGCAATTTTTCTCCTATAATTCTTTTTACCCTTGCTTCTTCTTCTAATCGAGCAACATAATCTAGATTATCAATCCATAATCCTTTTTTGTTCTCTAAAGATTTCCAACATTCGTTTATCCAGTAGCGCTCTTGAATATTATCTGAAGTAAATAAAGATTTTAAAATAGGATAATTATTCATCTCATCCGCATAATCATTATTAACTCCCCACCAAGCATTTTTAGAATAATCAGTCACAGGCACTTCTGGAATACTTTGATGTTTTTCTAAACTATAAAATTCTATTTTGTTTTTTATCTCTAAAGTATTGTTTAAAATTATATTAATTTCATTTTCTTCAAAACTTAGTAATAATAATTCTCTTACTTCTTGTTCATCCATCAATCGAGAAAATTCATAAAAACTATCAACTTCTCTTTCTCCACCCTTTGAGTTTAAATAAGCTTTATGAATAAATCTATCTTCTTTATCTATGTAATGTGTATCAGTCGCTGTAGTCATTTTTATATCGAATGTCTTTGCTATTTCTAATAATTTTTTATTAACTCTTATTTGGTCTTCATTATTAGCTGGAGCGCATTCTATATAAAAATCATCTTTACCAAAAACATTAGTACAATATTGTAAGAAACGAATAATTTGTTGTTTATAACTATTTGCGGTCTGCACATCTTTTACTTCTTCACATAAAGACATATTCAAAGCGCAAGAGGAGAGTTCCCCTCCTAAACAAGCAGTAGTTCCTATAACATGACCTTTATATCTTTCCAGGACTTCTGCTAGTTCACTCTTTAAAAGAGGAACTCTTTCCATTCTTCTATCTTCATACATATTATACCAAGCAATAGAGCTTAATTCTTTTAATGCTCGATAACCAATTTTATCTTTTGCAATTAAAATAAAGTGATAATATTTTTGCCCTTTTTCTCTTGTATCTGTTAAATAAATTTCATTACCTAAAGCAATTGTAAAATTTGGATTGGTTTCACGAATCTTTTTTGCATATTGATTCACTATCATATGGCTACATAAAGCTTCATGGTCTGTTATCGCAATACCATCCAAACCTTTTTCTATAGCTTTATCTATAAGATATTTTGGTTTTACTATACAATCAAGTAAACGAAGATTAGAATATTCTGTGTGATTGTGTCCATCAAAAAATCCCATACTATATTTTAAACTCCTTTATCTTTTATTTTTTTATTTCATATATATAATATCATATTTTTATTAAAAAATCAATCTTGTTTATCTACGCGTCTAAGCCATCTATGTATTGTCTCTTTGTTTACTTTAGATTTATCCCATATGAACCATGAATATCCTTGTGCGCTGCTCCCGGTCGGTTTCTAACCATTCTTCCAACATTGAATACGATCTACATAAGTGTAGACATAAGTAGGAGGATTCTCCCTAAAAACATTTTCATATCGACCTTCGCCCTCAAGGCACTAAATACGACCAAGCATAATAACACCTTTTTGCGCAATATCCAAAGCTCTTATCATAAAAGGTTCAATTGTTGCGTATGGAGGATTCATTATTATCCAATCTATTCTATCTTCTGGCATCCAATAGTCATCTGAAAGAAAATCAAATTCCTCTCCATAAGCTATCTTTACTTCATCTTTAAATTTATTTTCTCTTTCTTGAAAGTCAGTGCATATTAAAGTGCTGTTATTAAAATTATTCTCTTTTATATATTCCTAAATAGCACTAGCCATATGGCCTTCACCAGCGCAAGGTTCAAGAATAATATCATCAGTAAAATCTGGTTTATAAGTACGTAATATATTTAACATCTCGTTTGGAGGGGTTGAATAATAATCAAATTTATCACGTTCTTTATGTTTTTTATCATAGTTATTATATAATCCTTTTCTTGTATAATGCCCTGTTCCTGCCATTATTCTGCCTCCTCTATCGGCCATTTTAATCCTTTACTATATCTATAAAGTCTTTCAACTGCCTTAAAATTATTTTCTTTGTTTGTAGTTCTTTTTACTTCTTGCTCCCAAACTATTTCAAAATCTTCTGGTGCGCTTTGTTCAGAAATATAAACATAATTATTGCAACTAAGTTCTCTTACCCAATTCCAGAAATGTTCATAATCCATTTTTGGCTGATTAGCATACCCATAAGCCTTAGTATTTTGATACGGAGGATCAAGATAAATAACAACTCCCTTAATATTTTTATCTAAATCATCATAATTTTGACAAACAAAATTAATTCCTTTTAAAGATTCAGATTGCGCCTCCATGTTACGATAAGCTTCATTAAAATAATTTCTTGTCGCAGTATTTTTTGCATAGCCACGAGGGAAACCTCCATTGCAATAGCTTGCAAAAAATTCCATAGCGCCTATTTCCGCAAGTGTCATATCTTCTGGCATCACACCATTTTTTATATATTCTTTACCTTTATCCCAAAGTTCTCTATTTCCATCTTTAAGAACTTTATCAAAATCTTTTGCTGCTAAATCCAAAAGCGCAATTAATGTATCACTTCTATCATATCCATATTTATTTTCACATTTAATTTTATCAATAATATTAGCACCACCAACAAAACATTCAATATAAGTATCTATATTTAAATCATCTATAGTTTTCTATAGGATAGGCACTATATATTTTGCATACTTTGATTTAGAACCCATATATACCATTAACAAGACTCCTTTTTCTTTTCTAATAGAGCTTTAGTTAATATTCTATTTTGTTCTTTTAAAAAGTTATTTTCATTTTTTAATAATAATGTCTAAAGTTCTTTTATCTCGATAGAATTATTATTATTATTAATAATATTATTATTCATTTTTACATTATTCTCCTCATTATATTTTATCCATTTTGGTTCTAACAAACAATTTTCAAAAGCTGTCTAAGGTTTATTCTATTTATTAAATTTTGGAGCATATTTCTATATAAGAAAAAATTCAAAACTTGTAGCTTCTGTTTTTGTTTTACATGTAAAATAATAAATATCACCATCAAAATTGGCTAATTTATCTGCAGTATGTTCATTAACGCGCCTTGCTAATGATTTTGTATATCCAATATAAATTATTTCATTATTCACTACATATTTATAAACATAATATATATCTGAAGGGATTTCTTGTGGAATATATTCTTTTTTACAAGTGCAGTCATCCATTCCACAGTAAGGATATTTTGTAAGTCTAAGATATTTAGTCGATTTATAACAGATATTGCCACACTTACACTAACATTTCCATATGATTTCTCTTTTACTATCCCTTTGTTCTGTCTTTTCTAATATTGTTAATGGTCCAACTTTATCACCAGGATTATATTTACATCTTCTGCCCATTGCGCCCTCCTTACTTATAATTTCTTATGATTACTAATTTTTTTGCTGCTCTAGTTGCTGCAGTATATAACCAACGTTCATGCTATCCACCACGCAAAAATTCTTCCAGGACTAGAACATTATCATATTCACTACCTTGTGCTTTATGACAAGTAATTGCATACCCATAATCAAATTCTTTGGGTTTCATTGGTTTAGGTATTTTTTTAAAATTATTTTTATTTATAAAAGGCTCTCCTTCTGTAAATATTTTTAAATCCATATTTAAGCCCTCAAATTTATCTTCTCCTAAGTTAAAAGTTCCTTTCATCCCAGTCCCTAAGAAAGGATAGTTTGGAATAAATTTTACTTCTGTTAAAGTACCAACCATTCCATTGATTAGAGGATCTTCCCCAGAATCTGAAATAACATCATAATCATTTCGTAAACAAATTATTTTATCTCCAACTAAAGGAGTAGATTCTTCTGTGTTAAACAGTTGTTTTCTTCGAAGATGGTTTAAATATTTTCTAGTTATATTTTTTCCACATAAAATTTGATCTGCCCAATCTAACATACCATCACATAAAGCATTTGGGTCATATATTTGGACTTCGTTCCCTTGATATAAATGCAATGGCTTTTTATCCCTTATATCCATTGTTAAACGTATAATCTCGCTTTCTTGCGCCTGCCGCATTATTTCATCTAAGAAGATATGTGGATGCTTCAATACGCCATTGTCCTCCCCTATTGGTTCTAATTGCCCGGGGTCTCCTAATGCTATTACTGGAATTTTATGACTTAATAGCAAATCCCATAATTCTTTTGGCAACATAGATACTTCATCTACTACAATTAATTTATAAGGATGGTCTAATGGTCTTTTTATTTTATGGAAAAAAGTTCCATCATTTCTTGGATATGATTCATAAAGTAATCTATGTGATGTCATTGCATTAGGGCAACCTTTTTCTTTTAATATAAGAGCAGCTTTTCCTGTATAAGCAATATATGTTACATCTTTTGGATCTAGATTTAAAGCTTGTATAATGAATTTTACAAGTGTTGATTTACCAGTTCCAGCTTTAAGCGTAGCCAGCAATACATGTCCAAGGTTCATTAGACTTGTATCTGGCTACGGCGATTTTCAAACCTTCTTCTTGTTTATGAGTTAGAATCAAGTTTTACTTCCTCCTTTCTTTCTTTTAAAAATCTTCTATATTTCATAAATTATCATTTCAATTAAAATAAATTAAAATCTGTGTCTATTTTGAAATAATCATCAGTATCTATTTTAAAATAATCATCATTAATTGTCAAATCAATTCCACCATAATCCTCAAACAGTCCTAATTCTGCCCTTTTCCCACGTTCTACTTTTGGTTCAAAAAATTCTAAATCGTCCTTTGAATCCTCGTCTCCGGCCCTATGAGGCTCTGTGATTTTTTTATCCAAAGATATATCTTCCTATATATCACATGTATTAATATCTACTCCTATGGTTGATAATATTTTTAAACTCTCGCTTATTTGTTCTGCACTATGAGTAGTGAATTCAATTAATGCCTTTAAAGCTTCGCCTAAGGCTTCTATACTTCGGTCTATAATTTACACCCCCTAAAAAAAATAAAAAGGAGCGTTTATTACGCTCCTTTGATTTATCTTACTCTATACACCTTTCGAGTGCCATTCATCCAATCAGAAGCGTTACAATTCCATACTAATACGTCAATTCTATTTCCTTTTATTGCTCCTCCGCAATCACGCGCAACTCTATATCCAATTCCTTCAATGTATATTCGTGTATTATATGGAATTACTCTTGGGTCTACTGCAATGGCATAATCAACAACATCAACAAGATTGTCTCCACAAGCAGTTTTAGTAGAGCCACCATTTTCTTCTGCTGAAGTATTATATACCGTACATCTAAAATCCCCAATATATTCTAAATTACCACTTGCTTCTGGAGTAGAAGTTAATTCTTCTTCAGTCTCTACTAAATATGAAGCATCACAATATCCTTGCGTTTCTCCATTCCAAACTTCCCACCATTTACCACTAGGATCAGTTCCTATAATTTGAAGTTGAGATCCTTTTTCAAAGGTTGTAAGAATATTATCTTCATTTGCGTTTGGAGTTTTTCTACAATTTAAACCTGCGTTAGCATTTACATACCAAGTTGGAAATGTATTTTCTGTTGCAGAGGCAATAGTAGCTACTCCACCAATTGTTAAATTTAATGATACCAATATTGAAATTATTTTCTTTAGCATAAATTTTCTCCTTTAATTTTAAAAATAATATTTTTTATTTGAAACTATTTCATAGTCATCTATTAAGATTTGTGGGGTAATGTTACCTCCCCACTCATTTTTTTCACATCTGCCTACTATATTAATAACAGTACAGCCATTTCCGAATTCTGGATTTAACTTATCAAATTCTTCTTGTGAGGATTTAAATTTAATACAACTAATTCCAGAAGGTAATGTTATTTTGATAGTAGGGCTTTTATCTGGTGACATAAGCGTTAAATTGTTAGAAGTAATATTTATATTTTCAAAAGCTATTTTTGGCTCTTCTACTCCTTGTCCCCATAAAGATTTCAAATTAGCTATTTCAAGAATATCTTTTGCTTGACAATCTCGCATACCATAAATAAAATCTACCTTATAATTTGGTGAGAACTCAAAATCTTCTAATCTATTTTCAACTATTTCAAAAAATAAGTTAAACTTTTCTTCGCTTATACTAAAACCGAATGCATTTGCATGTCCTTGAGCATAGCCGCCATCGTCCTAGAGACCACAATCATATAGAAACTATTTAAAATCTTGTAACTTTGATTTATCATAACCTCGGCCAGAGCCTTCCCACCAAACCTTGTTATCTCTTTCGGTCTAATTTAATAATAAGACTGGTCTTTTATATCTATCCATTAAAACATTAGCAATTAAACCAGTAAGATTTTTATTGCATTTTGCCTCTTTTGGAAGTTGAATTACAAGAATTTTATTTTGTAATAAATCATTTTCACGAATAATGGTTTCTGCTATTTCTATACTATTATCTCTTTCTCTTGTTTGTCTATTTTTTATATTATTACAATTTCTACAAGCTTGTTCTACTTTGCTTTCTAACTAGCCCTTACAGCCACGTTTTGTTGATGGAATTTGTTGATAAGCTTTATATTCAAGCATAGATTCAAATAAAAGCATTTTTTCATCTAAATCTCCTACTCTAATGGTAGCATTCACGTATGGCGCTATATAAAATGCAATTCCAGTTGGCGTTAATTCATTTCCAATAGAAAATGAATTTCTTTGAATCATAGTTTTTATAAAAGGATTCCTAATATTAGCAATGCCTTTTTCTATAATTCTTTTTGTCTCAAAATCTTTTAAGCTCATAACGTCTGCAATTCGTGATTTCTATTGTTTCCAATAGCACTGACTATTTTTTAATTATTTTTTACAAAATAACTATATCTCTTTCGGTTTTCATAGGCTTCGTTTCCTAAAACCTAGTTACGTACTAATAGTAACCCTACTCCCCAGCATTTCAACCTAAGGGATAGTCGATACAGGCTTCATATTATATATTTTTATAAGTTTCTCTTTTGCAAATACGTCTAATTGTAGCAATAGAAACTTTAGAATAAATTTTATGAATTTCAGATACTGTCTGATTTAAATTATCATAACGATTTCTAATATCCTTTATTTCCTCTTCAGTAAATTTTGCTCTTCCACAACCAGTTCCAGAATTGGCAATAGAAGAAAAATATTTTCTATTAAAATTTGGATTATATGGAATTAAATATTCAACCCCAATATTAGGATATCCTCGACCCAGCCATACTCTATCAAAAGTTCCTAATGGATGTTCAGAATAATCTTCATAAACATCTTTTCTTCTTTCTCCATAAAACCTTCTTTTTCTAATATCTAAAACTTCTTCGTTAGTAAAAACTGCTCTTCCACTATTTTCTCCCTGAGTCATATACCCCCCTGGAGTTAAATTATATCCTATTTTTCTATCAGTAGAATTATATTGTTCTATCCAATATATTTCTCGTTCATTTAAATCCTCAGCATTTTCTACAATTTCTAAAATTTCTATTTCTGTTATTTTTCCATATTTTTTAATTGCACAATCGCAAGGTGTTTTATTTTCATGAGGACTGTTATGTTCCTACATTCTTCTTTTAATATCAACACTTAATCCAATATAAATTTTTCCGTTAGGAAAAGTTATCTTATAAATACCTTGTGTTTTAGGCTTTAAATCTATTATTTTCATTTTAAATCTCCTTGTCTTTATTAAAGAGATGTTATATAATATGATTCCCACGAGATTTTCATATACAATACGTCATAACATCTGCTCTATTGTACTTAGAATTCCTCGTTAGCCAATTAATAAAAATTGACCCACTTTAGTCAAAGTGAAAAGATATATTAGGACAATATTTTTATTATCCCTAAGGCGGCTAAATCTAAAAATTCATCTGCATAATGTACATCCATTATCTAATCTATATAACTACAAAATTTATAAACCATACCAGCACCAGATAAAGACTTTGTAGGATAATCGCATAACTGATTATTAATGACACAAGCATATTCACTTATATTTTCAGCTTCATGATGATCAATAACTAAAACATCTATACCTTTTTCTTTTAAGATTTTATGTTGTTCATAATCATTACTTGCGCTATCTGCTGCAATAACAAGACTAACGTCATCTGGAAGCTCGTCTAAAATAATACCATGCTATTTTCCGGGGTGCATAATATGGGTTATTGAAGTTGCATATCTTGGAAACAAGCGATATAAGTAATTCGTCAAAATTGCTGAACTTGTAAAACCATCACAGTCTGGATCTACAATCATAACTGTTTTAGAAAAATTTTGAATATGATTAGTAAGTAATTTAACTCCTGCTTTCATATTTTCTATTTGTGTAGGATTTAAAATATCATCATCTGTTGTATTTAGATAATGCTATATATCAGAAAAATTAAATCCTCTATTTGTTAGCACCTATTCGACCACTGTGTACTATGGGATTCTTGGTGCTATTAATTGATAGTTCAAGGTTATCAGCCTCCTTTCATAATCACAACCTCCTTAATAAAAATTAATGGCTTGATATGGAAATCTTTTTATACAAGGATATGCTACTGCCATTGCTTCTTTACTTTTTCTTTTACAAAAAGGAATATAACCTATATTACAACTTTTCCCTCTGCTACAATTTCTTAATGGTACTACGCTCCAAATATCGCCATTTTTAAACGTTACTTCATAATATTTATGATTTTTTGATTTAGATATATGCTTTGGTTCTATTCCCATAAATTTATAATTAGCAATGATTTCATCTAATTTATTGCAACCTTTCTAAAAATTTTCATACCAAATTATACCTGTCATAATATTATCCTCTCTTTATATAATTGTAAAAACTTTTCTTTTCCTTCATCGGTAGGAGATGACTTATAACTAGTAATCATATGTTTATCAAATATACAAGATATAATTACGTATTTATTATATCTTTTTCCTAAATTAGTTAAATTTTTTGTAAGATGTTTAAATTCTTTATCTCCTATCTCTTGGAACTGTCTATCTAAAGCAATTATAATTTCTTTTGCGCCAGCATTAATTAAACTATTTATTTGAAAAGCAGACACATTACTTCCGCAACAAGCTACTGCTATATCGCTATCAATACCAAACATTGAAATATATTGTAAAACTGATTTTTCTGATTCAAATATAATTGCTTTACCAATAATTTTTATAGCTTTTCTTGCCCAATTTAACCCATATAAATTCATTCCAAGAGGATGGTTATATTGAATACCATTTACTTTTAATGGCCTATATTTACCAAAACGTTCTGCTTCTTCTAAGCAAAGACTACGTCCACGCAACCCAACCAATCTTGAATTTTCATCGAAATGAGGAATTGTAATTTGGTCTCCGCCTGGATAAAATCCAATAGAAGCCAAATCTAAAGCATATTGATCGATTCCATCATTTAACCATGGGGTTAATTTTATATTATAATTAAATTTATTTAAAATTGATTTATCATATTCTTTTAATATAATATCAAAACTTTTTGTAGATATTTCTTCTATTTTATTATAATTTGATAAATACTTCCAATCATCTAATTGCGGAAGTCCATCTTCAAGCTCTTCTGTACCAGCTATTCCAAACCGTTGAGCGACAAACCGCACAGCATCATTTAGATCCCAGTCAGTATTGTTCTGAATACTCATTATTTTTATCATAAGCTCAAAAATATCAAAACTAGGTTCATCACAACCAGTATAGCAATGAAATAGAGTGCTATTTTCATAAAAATATAATTTACGACTTCCGTCTCCTGGCTTATTATGACAAATAGTGGAGGAGAGAATTCCAAAGCTTGTATACTCTGGATCTCCTCCAAATTCTGATAAAAGCTCAAAGACATCATATATAGTTAAATTATTTCTAATTTCGCTTTTATCATATGTTATCATAATTATTCTCCTATTACTTTTGTTACAGTTCCTAATATTCCATAATTATTTTTTACATAATCACATAAATATTTTTGATTGTTACCCTTTTTTTCTTTGTTTTTTCTTGTCTTTAAAATAGCCTTCATTTGTTCTATTGGCATCTTGTATTCTACATAACCTTTCATATTACTTATCTCCTTTTTTTATTCAAACGCAGATTCATCAACCTTAATTGTTGTATTATCTATTTCTTTAAATATAAAGTCATAGCCAGTACAAAATAAAGGTGTTATTCTACAAGTAGATAAATCTGCTTTGCACCATAAATATACTCCTTTATATGAGCCTCGTCTATTTTTATATATTGATATTTTCATATTAGGATATTCAAATCCTCTATTTTTTATGATTGGATCCAATTTAGCTAAGTCTTCTGGGGAAACCCCTAGTATAATCATACCTAAATCGATCTTATCTGCGATCGACTTAGCTCCTCTTAACAAATTCTAATCTGGTGTCTCTGCGTCTACATAGCTACTATTTAGCTATGTAGCTGACATAATAAAGATGCCTAATTGATTACATATATCTTTTAATTTTATAGACATCATAAATAAGATATTGTCTTCTCTTAATTTAACGCCACCAGAACGTCTTGTTATTTCTTCTAATATTTTAATACTTGTATGCATGTAATCTAAACATGTTATTCCATTGTTTCCAATGGCACTGACTAACTCTTACTCTTCCTTAGAAGAGGATACCTTTTCGGTTTTCATAAGCTTCGTTTCCTAAAACTTAACTACGTATCAATAGTAGCCCTACTCCCCTGCCCAAAAGGCTTAGGGGATAGTCGATACAGGTTAAATTTGGACATCTCTCCATGTTCTCCCTTTAAATATATCAGCAATAGTAGATTTTGAAACGTTATATTCATCTGCTAATTTCTGATAGGAGGTTTTTTTATCTCTTCGTTTAATTTTTATTTCTTTTACTAATTCAGCATTTAATTTTGTATGACGACCTTTTTGAATTACTTCTGGCATAATATATTTATATTTTCGTCCAGACCATATATTTAAAAAAGAATTATAATGCATTCTATTAGCATACTTTTCTTTATAAATCTTAGTAGGACTTTCTCCATTCATATATGCAATTCGTAATTCAATAACTTCTTCTTCTGACAATACAGCCATTGCTTTCATTAATTTTTCTTTCTACTCTTCTGTTTTTGGTTTAGAAGCATTTTTTCCTCCAGCTTCAATATTATAGCCATTTGGAACCTAAGACTGAAATTCTTTAATAAAAGCAATTTCTTTTTCATTTAATTCATCAAAATTATCAATATTTTCTTCTAAAATTTCATAAGAAAAATTTTCATATCCATATTTTCTAAAAGCTCTATGTAAAGGTGTATTATATTCACAATTTTTTTCATTTATCATTGCACTTTTATGAGCTTTTTTTCTGCTTTCTTGGTCTATAGTTTGACCAATATATTGTTTACCATTAACTAAATTAGTATAGCAATAAATTATTCCATTCATATATAAATCTCTCCTTTCATATGGTATGAAAGTAGTCGATTATTTCCAAACGAAAGTTGTCCAAAAATTTTCCCACGGGATTACCATATTCTTATTGAACTTAGGCTTCCCCGTTAGCTATTTAAAAACTTAAATAACCCCGCTTGATTTGCGGAAAAGTATTTCATTGTCCTTAGTTTTCACTGAACACATATTTTACACCATAATCCCGCACGCCTTTTTTTATATGATTTTCAACGTCTTGCAAAGAAAAATCTGGAAGTTCGTCTATATAAATAGGACTATTAGATAAAATCTCAGCGGCTTTTAAAACTCGCTCTTTTTCATCTCCCTAATAAGTTCCATTTAAGATATGTTCTTCGTCTACATTAGATAAAAAAGCTAACATCATTGTCTGCACTTCATCTGCTTTTTGTTCTGTTGAAATAAATAAAGTAGGTTCAGCAGTACCATTATGTATCCAACCAAAATCTTCGTGATAAATCATATTACAACCAATATAACAAGCATCAGCTATCATTGATCTAGATTTACCACAACCAGTTGGTGCTGACCGCAAATAAAACTTAGTTAATCTTGCACCTCGAGTAACAGTATTAATTAACGGACCATATAAAGGAATTCCTACTTCTGGATTTTTTTCTAAGCTATCTATTAAATTAAAAATATTATCTCCAGCCGATGTTATTTCATCAAATTCATTATCAACATATCTATATCTAATTTCTTCAATTTTATCCACTACTTTTTGAGCGATAGATGTTAATGAAGCATTATCCAAATTATCTTCCTATAATTGTTTCTTTTTTGTATCAAGGATATTATCTGGATCATAAATAAAAGTTACATCTATCCCATGACTATCGAATTCTCTTAATAAAGTCATTTTTTTCATACGATTATAATAATAATCAAAAGTTGCTGGCATACTTTTTTCAGAAACTTCAAGCAACCATTCCTCACCTTTATATTGCTTATAAATAGCCTACGCCTTTGGACGTGTTGACAAAAAATCTGATATTGTTTCTAAAGTTATTTCCTTTGCTCCTAATTCATATATTTTATAAATCGCACCAAATACTATTTTATGAAATTCATTACAAAAATCTTCATCTGTTATAGTATATTTATCAGATAAATCTAATAAACCTACATTGTTAAATACAGAACCAATTACCTACATAATTGCGGTTGTATCTACATATTTACTATTCATTTACTTCCTCCTCATCTAAAAACGAAAATAATTTACGTTTTTTTACTTTTCTTTCTGGAGGCTTTATATAAATTACAACTTCTTTTGGTTTATACGCATTTTTTATTTTTTCTTCATTTTGTTCTTGTACTTCTAATAATGATTGATAATATAATCTTGCTTGTTCATAAATATATGGAACTAAACCAATTCCGCCATTTGCTTTTTCTATCTTATTGTGTTTTATTTCAAATGCATATACTAAAGCTCCATGAATACCTGAATAGGTATAATTATAATCTTTTCTATATGTTTTAATTTGTTTCTAAATTTTAGGAGTTATACAATCTATATCAAACAATTTTTTTATATATTGTTCAAGTTTTTCTTTATCCTATTCCTCCTAATTTTTTGGAGGGTCTATGCCAGTAGCACATTTATAATGAGCATACCTTCTGGCTGAAGTATTGATAAAAGGTTCTTTATCTCTATCAAAAATTTGACCACAAATTGAACATTTAACCCTGTGTGCCATAGATTTACTCCTTTCTTTTATTATATAATTATAATATCATATTTTAATAAAAAAATCAACCCTAAGATGCTTAGGGTTGATACCTATTATAAAAGATTCTTTAAATCAAAAAGAATTAAATCTATTTGCGGTGCTTGCTCTTCAGTGCAATCACCAACTTTTTTTCCTTTTCCAAGATGATTGTCTACTATTGTGGTAATCTTCGTACTCATGCCCTGATCTTTTGCCATAAGTTTACTTACAATTTCAGAAAATTCTTTCATCATAGCTTCAAAGTCATAGGTTGTATCTTCGCTATGAAGATTTATTGTATCTTCTGTTACAAATTGATTATTTGTTTCTGCAGCTTCTTTATCTACTGCATTCTCAATTGCTTTTACAAGATTATCATAATTAAAATCAATAACTGGTTCAATATACTTGAAACGAGAACCAGCTACAAATCTTGGAGTACCTCTTAAAAACAATTTTGTTTTTGCTCCTTCTTCTGTATCAACAATTCTTGAATAACCAATAATGTCACAAGTTCTTTCACAAACTAATCTTGCTTTATTTTCAAGGGTTGGAATAATTTGATTATATTCTTGTCCTTGTTCATCTTTAAATGTTTTATCTTGCGCATGAGAAATCAATACAAGACCATAATCCATTTGAAGAATTTTTCTTATACATTCATCAAATTCTAGCTAAGCCATTTTAAAGCCTTTTCCAAAAGGAATATCACTTATTGCTTCATATGAATGTGTAGCATCGCTTTCTCTATTGCAAATAAACTTTTCACAATATTGATAAGCAATATCAGCAGTATCAATTACTACAGTCTAAAATATTTTTTTAACTTCTTCATCTTTTAATTCGATAAGAGCTTTTTTAAAATCATTCCAAGAGTTCATAGGTTTTGCCATAATACCTGGAATAGCATTATAACCTTTTTCAAAAGCTAATACTAAAGCACCTGGAAACTTTGATGCTGTTGTTGTTTTTCCACTTTTTGGCTCACCATACATTAACACTGAATATCCACGCAAATTACGACTTACTACATGCGGTTTTATACTTAATAAACTATTTGCCATTTATAACATCCTTTCTTTTAACTTTTAGAATAGAATAACCCTTAAAGGGTTATTCATTAAAAGTTAAATTCTCCAGGTTTTACCGCATTTGTAGGGGTTTGACCTATCGCGCCAGCAGCCTTTTTAGCTTTATATTCATCATTTCTTTGCTTTAAAGTAGCTAGATAAGTTTCTCTATCTTGAATAGCTTTTGTAAACTCTGCTATAGTAATACTATCATCATCATCCCAAATATAAGGTTCTTTCGCTGCTCCTGTGATAACAAAGTCTTTTCTTGTAGATTTTACTTCTCTGACAGAAGGTTCGCCAAACGCAGATTCTGTAGTAATAGTATTAACTATTGTAGTAGATAATTGTCTTCCCCAAACTTGAGTAAATACTGGTTCTGAATTTGATGCTCCAAGACTTTCAAAATAATCCATAGCATTTTCGGCAATAGCTGAAAACTCTACTGGAAGTAGACTATTTCTAAAATCAAAAATTGCACCTTTTACTATTACTTTTTCTGGAATTTGTTTTTCTTCATCGGCTTCTTTTCTTATACAATTTGTAATTACCATATCAACCTTGAAAGTATTACGAACTTTTTCATTAGCGTCAAGAGCATTTGTTACTAAATGTATAAAGCCACCCTCATTTCTTTTAACAGAAACAAGCTCTTCTTGACCATTTCTATCAGAATAAAATTCATTTAATCCAATAGCTGAATCAATTCTTAGTTTTGCTGCGTTTTCTTTTCCTTCTTGCATAACGCTCTTAAAATTACCATTTAAAATATCTAACAATGTACCATAAGAAGCATTTGTTTTACCCGTGCTTGTTTTTTCTGTTACATATGTATAATGAACAGGAACAATATTTAAACACTGGTCATCTGTTGCAATCTCAACAACACCAGTGATATATTGTGTACCAGGATTCTTTGAGTCAGGACCACTTACCTTCAACTCAAGTGAATGCTAATAAAGTAAGCCTTCTATATGTGTTCTATTTATAAAATTCTTTTTTGCCATAATTTTATTCTCCTTTTATTTATATAATTTCTATCTCTTTACCTTTTTCAGTGATTGTATATATTACTGGGTCTTGACCTACCTTTTCTACAAAACCATCAGATACAAGCTTTCTCATAGCTCCAGATACAGTACGAGAAGAAATAAACAACCCCTCTGCAATATCTTTTGCTTTAAATAAAGGCGTATCTAAATTATCTTTCATATATTGTAAAACCAATTTCCCATTTTCGGTAAACATAGGTTTTTCAATCTCTTCTTTATTTCGTAAAGCTTCTAAATAAATTTTCGCCCCTTCTGTTATTTCAACTTGCGGAGCCGCATCTATAAGTTTTTTAATAAAATCTAAAAATTCTTGTTTCTTATTCATTAAACATATTTCCTTTCTTTTTATTTATATAAATATAATATCATATTTAATAAATAAAATCAACTTATGATTTTAGAGGCGGCATTCTACCACAGCTTTTACTTTCCGGACAACCTCCTAAAACTTCACATTTAGGTTTAAAATAATTATCAATTATATATTTCCATTCTTCTGAATAATTTCTTAATGCGTTACATACATCATTAAATAATTGTCTGTATTCCCAGTATGCTCTATTGCACATACGTTGTCTTGACATATCCATAAGATTGCGTAGATTATGTTTACAAACTATTTTTGTTGCCATTCCAAGAGGTAATAATAAAGCACAATCCTCTTTTGGAATTCCTAATAAAGAAAGATTCACTAATCCATCTTTTATTTTTTGAATAGTTTTTTCATAATCTTTTTTTGCTATTTCATTATTTGCAATCGAAGGAGGAATGATATAATCGAATGTTTCATAATTTATATATCGAGTGCTAGCTTGTAGTCTTGTTGGTGAACCTCCTATATGAGTATACCATTCTCTAATAACTCTGGCTGAATATCCATTTATAGTTAAATAAACATCGGGGAACTCAAATGTTCGTCCATGCTAATCATTTAGACAATTAATTCCTCGCTTATAATTTCGAATAGGATCATCTGTTGGAGCACCCCAACATTCACCAGCATATTTTCCTATCATAGTAATAGGATTTTTTGTAGTATCTAAGTTTATTAATACTGTTCCCATAATTTAATGTCCTCATCTTTATTATACTAAATAAGTTTTGTTTCATGAGGTTTTTCATTCTATCTTTCTATATACTCATAATTTTCTGGTAATAGTATTATATCTGGAAGTTTTCTAATAATTTGATTTTTAAAAGGACTAATACTTACTTCAAACATTGGAGTAGTTATAGTTGATTCATACTCATGATACAATCTATAATATTTTTTTATAGAATTATAAATTTCAAAAGCTTTTTCTTTTTCATCTTCATCGTATATTATCAATATTACAAGGGGTTTCATTTTAGGATCCTCCCTTAGTTTCATTATATCCAAAATTTTGAGATTCAAAATAGTCTATCCAATAGCATTCTTTTTCATTAAGCTATTCTCTTGGACATTCCTCAATAATTTCATAAGAAAAATTTTCCACCCCAACTTTATTCATAACCGTATAAAGTTTATTGCGTGTCGGTGTTTCTGCCCCTAAACCACGTTTAATATGTGTACGTAATCTTTCTTTAATATTTACTGATTGTCCGATATAAACTTTTTGATTTTCAAGATTTGTAATTTTATATATTCCGCATACGACTTTTGACCCTATAAGTCGTCCTGCTAAATCTGTAAAAGGCTTTTCATAATAGCTTTTCCAAATAACTTTATTTAATGGTTCTACATTTCTCAAATAGGGAACAACTTCACGCAATTTATTAATCTCTCTCAAATCTTCATTGGATAATTGTAATGTATAAAAATTGATGTTATCCTATTTCTCTTCTTCTCTTTTTAAGAGGTCTATAATTGCTGATTGTTTTTCTTTAGCCTATTTTAACTTTTCTGTTATTTGTAACAACTCTTGTTGTTGTTCATTAATTTTATTAGCTCCAGTAGTAATCATATCTTCAAGAACAGTTAAATATTCTTGTTTATATTCTTCTTCCGCGTTTTGATATTTTTTACTAAGCTCTTCGCTTGCTCTATCAATTTTTTCATTAGCTAATGCAATTTTTTCATCATATAAAGTTTTTGCAAACTATTCAGCCTGAGTTCTCTATTCTTCTATTGAAGTATTTAAAGTATCTTTTTGCGCTTGGAGGTATATAACTTCTTGATTAAGTTTTTCTCGCTCTTCATTAAGGTCTTGTATTCTTTTCTCAAGACTATCATTAATTGATTCTGTTTCTCGATTTTTCTCATATATCTCTAATCGAGAAGGTCTAAGAAAATAATAACTAAGTCCTACGCCAATAAGAATACAAAAAATACTAATAATAATAATAAATAAAATATTCATCTTATAAGAAAACGCGGGCGGAAAAACCGCCCGTTATATATATTCTTATTAAAATTATTCAGCTTCTTTATCAGGGTCAAAAGCCATACCTTCTGGTGTTAGCTGAAGGAATTTAACCTGCTTATGAGTGCCATCTGCAAGCTCAATTTCAGCCGGAACTCTTATACCAAGGCCCTTTCTTTGAATTGCTGAAGTGAAGATACCATCTACTTGTCTCTTAGCAAGACCAATTGTGTTAGCTACATCTTCAGAAGTTACATCCTAACCATTAATTTCCTTTAAATAATTTAATACCTTACGACTATTTTCTTTCATTGCCATTTTAAAAATTCTCCTTTTTTATTTATAATATTTTTTTATTTTATATAATAAATCCACTTGTTTCTAAAAGTAAATCTTCGATTGTTAATTTAGATAAATGATAATAAGGAATTCTAATCAATGAAATTTTATTTTCTTTACACCAATTATTTTTTATCAAATCTCGTTCTTTCTACTGTTTTAAATTTAGATGAAAAAAATCAATATTATTATAATGCTAAATTCCATCATATTCAATTAAATATTTGTTGTTTACAAAGAAATCAAAACGAGGGTTTCCATTAGTTTCATTATACTAAAAACTTTCAAAAGTTTTTTCAGTAACAAAAGGAATATTATTCTCATTTAATAATTGAGCTATTTTTGCCTATCCTTTAGATTTTAAACAGCCACACGATGAAGTATTTCCACTTATTAAGTCATGAGAAGCAACTTCTATTGTGTTTCCACAGCTACATTCACAATACCAAATAATGTTAGTGCCACGTCTTTTATTAGTAGGTGAAATTGCTATTAATCGTCCAAAGCGCTAACCAGATAAATCTTTTGCTCGTTTTTTACCATTAACCGCGCCAGTTTTAGCTCCAATCTAAGAAGCTTTTTCTTTTCTTAGACAACCGCAAGATTTAACTTTTCCTTTAATTAAATCCGAGGTAGGAACATCACATTCATTGCCACAATCACATACACAATGCCAAGGATACTTATTTCCTTTTTTGTAATTGCATTTATAAATAGCAGTTAATCTTTCAAATTTCTAATTTGTTAAATTATAAGCTTTCATTTTTTCTTCTCCTTGCAAGAAAAATATTTATAGGCTTATTCAAGGAAATATTACTCAAAAGTTAATTACTCTTTTGCTCCCCTATAAATTTTTTTTATTTATGATTTTTAATCACTTATTGTGATTATGTAAACATAATATCAAAAATTTTTCTTAGAGTCAAATTTTTCTAAAATTTCTTGAATCATAGCATCTAAAAGGAATAGGTCATTAGGATTATCTATCTATCCAGAAAGCTCTATTATCTAATCTTGATAATGCTTAATATCTTTTTTATCCTACGCAGAAGATAATTTCATCTCTGTAGATGCTATTTTTTTAGCTAAATTCTTTAGTTCTTTTTTCTTCATTTTTAAAATTTTCCTCTCATTGTTTACATTTATATAATAACAAAATTTTTTAATTTTGTCAATACCTATATCAATTATCTAAATATAGATCCAATAGTACACTCGCTTGTATCTTTATCATCCCTAAACCCTTTGAAGAAAGCATGTCTAAGTGTATGCTCTTTTTTATCAAGTTCCATACATTGTAACATCACTGTTTTATTCAAATACTTATTTGGATTTGCTGCAAAATCTTGACGTAATTCATCTGTTAATCCAGAAGCAACAGTACCTATTTCAATAAGTTTACCATTTGAATTATAGGCTCCTATTTTTATAGCAGTTTTCCATCCATAAAAATATCCTTTAGTAACTGGGGTATAATATCTTTCATTATCCTTCACTAATTGAGAATACCAATTAGTATTACCACGGTTTTGAATATATTTATGATAATAATTACCATTTACTAATTTAGGATTAACCCAGCCAGCAAAACAATGATCTTTTTCAAAACAATCATAAAAACTCGGCTCTTTTACTTCCCAATACTGCCAACTTTCAATTTCTTTACCAGTATAATCTTTTGTTGCATCACAAAACCCAATACAAATAGCGTCAAGATAGTCTACTTTTTTAATTTTTAGATTATGCCAAGCAGGTCGTTTCCCCGGGCTATATGGACAATCTTTCTTTTTAAGAACCATCCCTTCTTCTCCTTGCGCAAGTGCTTCTGATACAGCCTCTTGGATATTTTCAGTTACCGCTTCTGCCAATTCTAAGAAATCATATTGATTTAAATTATACTCTCGCCAGAGTTCTTTTAAAATTTGATATCGATCCCAAGCTCCAGTAGAAATAAGGTCCTCATCTTTATATCTAATAATATCATGTACATAATAATGAATTAAACCTTTTTCTTTTTGTCTTTCAATTGCTTTAGGGGCAAGACAACCCATAATAGTTGTTACTGTTTTAGAAGTTTCTCCTGGATAGTAAATTTCTCCAATGAGGATAGTTCCAACTGGTAATGTATTTAATGCTTCCATAATATGAGGAACATTATCACCTTTTTCAGTTAAGATTCCAGTGGTTTTACTAATAGTTCTACTAAAAAGATAGCATTGTTTATTATTAGTTTTTTCAAATTGATACCAATATCCATCTTTTTTTAATTCAGCGAAATAATCTCCAGAATTTGCCACTTCCGCAAATTTACATTCTTTTCCTTCTGGAATTTTCCAGACTTTCATTGGTTCGATACATAATGCTCCAGGAGCAGTTTTATCTATCAATTCTTGTGAAAACATTTTATTTTCCTCCTCTTATAGTTGTTATGGTTTTAATAGCATTTTTACCAAATATTAATTGATTATTAGGTAATAGTGGTTTAAATATTTTCGCATACTAATTTAATTCATCAATAGTTATATCTTTATTAAATTCAAATATAACTATAGTATCAGGAGGAATATTTATTATATTATGTTTAATCATTCTTTATTTATATCTCCTTATTTATTATATAGAAAAATTTTTATTTTGTCAAATTTTATATAAGAAAATTAATTGGGCAAAGCCCAATTAATTTTCAATAGAATTAAACTTTACTTACACTTTTAACAATGTTTCCTTTAAGAATAATATTTCCCATACTTGTTCTTCCAAGAGAAGGAATTTCTTTCGCTGAAATACATATAGAAGATTTATTTCCCACTACAAGAATATTATCTTCATCAGAAACTAAACATGCTGCCACTATAGGACCACTCTCTGCGTTAGGCTTATAGCATATAACACCTCTACCGCCACGCTTTTGAACAGTTAATTCTTCAGAAGTAATTTTTTTACCAAGACCAGTTTTTGAGAATACTGCTAATGAATCTTCTTTATGTCTAATTGGAAGAGCAGTAACTACAAAATCGTCTTTTCCTAAATTAATTCCTCTTACTCCTTGTGTCATTCTTGATGAAGCTCCTATTTCTTCAGAATTAAAAGTTAAAGAATAACCTTTATTAGTTATAAGGGTTAATGGTTCGTCTTTAATCAAACATACAGTAACTAACTCATCATCTTCTGTAATAGTAATAGCACCAATGCCAGACTTTTTCTTTGTTTTTATGTATTCATCTAAAGCAGTCTTTTTGACTTTGCCATTTTTAGTTACAAATAAAACATATTTAGCATCTGTGTCTCGATAGATTGAGTAAATAACCGTTGGTTCTTCTGTTGGTTCTAAACTTATAAGGCCACGCATTGGAGCGCCTTTAGAAGCGTTTGTTCCAGCAGGAATATCATCAACAAGAAGTCTATACATTTTACCTTTATTTGTAAATATCATTAATGAATCTATAGTATTAGTTCGTAGCACCATAGATGTTATATCTTCTTGCGTTTTTATTCCTTTACCATTTCGCTTTTGCGCACGGAATGATGTTGAAGGTATTCTTTTTATAGTTCCTCCCTCAGTAAGAATAACTACGCACTTTTCTGGAGCTACAAATTCAATTTCTTTTTCTTCTTTGGAAATTGAAATCTGGGTTAATTGCGTCTTTCTTGGAGTTGAATATTTTTTACCAAAATTTGATAATCTATTTAAAAATTCATTTCTTTGATTATCTTTATTCTGAAGAATATTATTGCAGTTTTGAATTGTTTTTAATAATTCTTCTTTTTCCTTATTTAATTCAATATACTCTAAGTGAGCTAATCTACCAAGTTTCATATCTACAATGGCTTTAGCTTGATTCTCAGTAAACTTATAAGTTAGCTTTAAATTCTCTCGAGCTGCCGCTGAAGATTCAGACTTTTTAATTAAAGCAATAATATTATCAATATTTTCTAAAGCTTTTAATAAGCCTTCTGTAACTTCTAATTTTGCTTGAGCTTTATTATAATCAAATTGATATTCTTTAATTATACATTCAATATTATGAGCAACATAAATATCAATATACTCTTTTAAAGTTAATAATTTAGGTGTTTTACCTACTAAAGCAAATTGATTTGCATTATAAGATTTTTGTAGGCTTGTTGAAGCATATAGCTTATTTAAAATAGAAGATATATTTCCACTACACTCTATCTCAATAAGCAGTCGTTTCTTATCTGTTTTATTGTAAATATTATCTATGCCTGTTAATTCTTCTTTTTGAATTAAAGTTTTTATTTCATCAATAAAAGGTTCAACATATACTTGATAAGGAAGCTCTGTTATTTTAATAATATTATCTTCTACTTCAACTTTTGCTCTTACAATAGCTTTTCCTTTTCCTGTCTTATATATAGCACTTAAGTCTTTTTTGTTTATTATAATTCCGCCTGTTGGAAAATCTGGTGCTATATTATCATAATCAATTTCTCCATTGTCTAAGTATTTTTTAATTATATCAATAATTTCTCCTAAATTATGAGGAATCCAAGTTTGAGCTACTGTTACTCCAATACCTTGGCTTCCATTTATTATTAATCTAGGAAATAATGCTGGAAGAACTTCAGGCCATTCTTCATCTTCAGAGAAATTAAGAATCATAGGAACATTCTTCTTTTTTATTCCAGAGAACATACCTTCTTCTATTGGCTTGTTTAACCTTGCTTCAGTATATCTGTCTGCGGCCGGAGCACTACCTATTACAATATTACCATTTGAGCCATGAAAATCTACTTCTGGGATATTATTTACCCAAGGTTGACTCATACGAGCAAAAGTCTCATAAATAGCTACTGTTCCATGAGGCCACCATGTTGCTGCAACACCACCATCTATTTTCGCGGATTTTACATGAGGTTTATTTGAAGAGTAACCTTTTTGGAACATCTCCCATAAGCATGCTCTTTGACCTGGCTTTAAACCATCTCTCGCATCTGGAAATGCTCTTTGTGAGTTAGCTTCATATGCAAAATCTATAAAATTTTGTTTTAATTCGTCACAAATATCTATTGTCTTATTTTCTATCATATTTCATTAGCCTCCTCACTATGTTTCATAATCCAATCTCTACGAGGTCCTACACTTGGCCCCATGAAAACTTCAAATAACTCTGCTGCTTTAGCAACATCTTGAACAGTTATTTGAGCAATATTACGAGTTTCTGGATTTAATAAACATTCTTCCAATTCTTCAGGATCTTGTTCACCAAGACCTTTATTTCGATTTATTAAATATTTTTCACCTTGATGTTTAATTTTATATTCTTCAAGAGCATCTGCGTCTCTTAGATAGATATATTCATTTTTCTTTGTAGTAATTCTAAAAAGAGGAGGAATAGTAGCATATATATGACCATTTACAACAAGATCTGGGCATAATGACCAAAAGCAAGTAAGTAAAAGATTTTTTATAGCTTCTCCATCTGGGTCTGCATCTGCGCATAAAAGAATTTTTCCATAACGCATTTTATTTTTATCATAAATTATTTTATGAGTTTTTGAATCTAAATCTAATCCTAAAGCTTTTATGATGTTTATAACTTCTTGATTAGCAAAAACTTTTTCAGAACTATTTTTATAGAGATTAATTATTTTACCTCTAATTGGAAAAACAGCTTGTTTTTCTCCATCTCTTGCTCCAATCAATCCACTTGCAGCACTATCTCCTTCTGCAATTAATAATTCACAATCTGTACGTTTTTTACCCCAGGCATCTACCAATTTTGTTGGAAGATTTAATAATTTATTTTTGCCCTTTGTTTCTACGTTGCGGATTGCTTCTTTCGCCTTTTTAGCTTTTTCTTTCGCTTGACGAGCTAGTAAAGCTTTTTCAACTATTATTTTTGCATCTTTTGGATTGCTTTGTAACCAATTTGTTATTTCCGTAGAAACAAGTTGCTGCACCATAGTTCTGGCTTCGCTAGAACTAAGAACATCTTTAGTCTGTCCAGAGAATACTGGATCTGGCATAATGAACGAAAGAACAAGAACCAATCCTTCTTTTAATTCATCCCCAATAAGATTTGAATCTTTTTCTTTTAAAAGTTTATTCTCTCTTGCATATTTATTAACTGATTGAGTTAGAGCTGTTCTAAAACCTGTAAGATGTGTTCCTGCTGAATTAGGAATTGAATTTGTAAAAAGTTTATAATTATCACTATAAGAATTATTATATTGCATAGCAACTTTAACACCAATTCTATCCTCCATTTTTTCAGCATAAAATACTGATGTTAAGGTCTCTTTCTTCTCATTTAAATCTTTTATGTAATCGAGAATTCCATTTTTGGAAGTAATTATCTCTGTTGGTTTATCTTTGTAAGTAAATTCAAATATTAAACCAGGAGATAAATATGCTAATTCTTGAATTTGTTTATGTAATTTGTCATAGTCAAGTTCAGTTGTTTCTTTAAAGATCTTCGAATCTGGTTTAAACTGAATTGAAGTTCCATGTTTTCGTGTTTTACTAGTGTTTTCACGCTCTTTATAAGAAATAAGTTTTCCTTCTTTAAAGCAAGCTTCAGCAGCTCTTCCATCTCGAACCGAGCACACAGAAAATGTCTCACTTAATGCATTAGTTGCCTTTGCTCCCACACCATTCATACCACCTGATGTATTGTATCCAGTTTTACCAGATGAATCAAACTTTGCGCCAGTATGAAGTTTAGTAAATACATTAACTAATGTTTCACTTCCATCTTCTGCTTTTCCGAAAGGAACTCCACGTCCATCATCTGCTACTGTTATATAATTCCCTACTCCAATCTTGCATTTAGTACAATATCCATTTAGATATTCATCTACAACATTTGAAATAATTTCAAGCGTTATATGCTGAACTCCTTCTGGACCAGTTGAACCAATGTACATGCCAGGACGTAATCGAATAGCTTCTATTCCTTCAAGAGTTTTTATATCTTTTATGCCATAATTATCTTGAGACATCTATTTCTCCTCCTTTTGCTATTTTATCTGCTAATTCATTCCATTTATTTCCAGAATGTCCTTTTACTTTTATTAAGTTTATTCTATACCCTTTTTGATAAAAATTATAATAACTTTTTATAATATCTAAATTTTCTGGAGGTTTGTTATCACTTTTTAACCATCCGTTTTTCTCCCAAGCAAACATCCAATTTGTAAGAGTGTTTATTGCATATGCTGAATCGCTATATACATTAGGAGGTGGTATTGGAGCTTTTTGCCCATACTCAAACATTACTGCTAATATAGCTAAAAGTTCCATTTTATTATTAGTAGTCATTTCTTCTTGTCCGCTTTTCACAATAACTGCTTTGTCTTTTTCTACTCCAATTGCGGCCCAACCGCCAGGTCCGGGATTACCACGCGAAGAACCATCTACATAAAATTCTGTAGCCATAGCCATAACATTTCCTTTCTTTTATCTTTATATAAATATTATATCATAAAAAAATAAAAATGTCAAATTTCATGTGGTAGGGTATGAATAAAATAAAAAAAAATGGAAGTATGAAGAACAAATCTTCATACTTCCATAAGATTATATTGGACCGTTTATATCAATCTATGCAGCTTGTTGCGCAAGAGAATGTTTAACTTGCTCATAGACGACTCCACCTTGCGTTTTTTCTGCTTTTGATTTATTGTAATAACATGCTTGACTTACTCCATAGGCAGCCCAAGGAAGGCCTACCATTGCGGAAATCCAAGGTAACGATGCTGTAAAACCAACAAAAACGCATACAAAAGCAAGTACAAAAGCCAAAGTAGTAACTATCCAAATTAAAATAGATTCTTGTATTAATAATGTTTTTGAAAATTCTCTTTTCATTTTTCGATTTCTCCTTTATAGAAATTAAAAAGTAATACCGCCAACTCTTCTCTAGTTAAATAGGCTCTATATTTTTTATTACCATTCTCATCACCTTTGAAAATATTATGAGATTCGCAATAATTGCGCGCGTCCACTGACCAAGGACTAGGTTGCTTATTACCGAGCTCGCGCACATAATTATCAACAAAATTATTAAATTCTTCCTGTGTAACAGTTTCTTCTACTGGAGCATTCCAAGCTTTTACATATTGACTATAAATATATCCTGTTCCAAAAGGATAGTCAACTCTATACCAACCATTATCAGTTTTTGCACTTATAATGACATTATCTCCTGCTACATGTTTTGCTATAGTATCAGATTCAGTTGTTGGTCGTTGTCTAACATTTAATTCTCCAGCTGTAATAATTCCTTCCATTTGGACTGGAGTTTCAGTAAATTTAAACTCATCTTCTTTTACCAAATCCCAATTTACAGTAATAAATTTAGTTCCAGGTAGTTGAGAATTATAATAGCCCTTTGCGCATACTCCGCCACCATTTGGAATTATACCACTTGCTCCAGAAGTGTTGCCCTCATAAGTGGTAAAATAATCACCATTTACGCCATTAACAATACCTGTATGTGTAAATTCTCCATTATGTTTAAAAATAACAATATCTCCAACTTTTGGATTTGCATTTAATTTAAATAACTAAGCCATAGTTGGACAATATACATATGGATAGTGTTTTAATAATTTTCTTGTCATTTCAACTCCAAAAGCCTATACAAAAACCCATGTAACATAGCAAGCACACCAAGGCTATCCCTAATATTCTGGCTTTATTTCTGCCCAATACTTAGTATAATTTCCACTGCCAGCATTCGCGGTTTTATCATATAAATAAGCATTGCTCTTTTTTTCTAAATATCCTAATTCTTGTTTAGCAATATTTAAAACTCTATCTATTGGTAACATTATTATCTCCTCCTTTCTGGATATAAAAAAAGCGTGGTTAAATATTTAACCACGCTTAATAATCTGTGATGAAAATCTATTTAAAACTTGAGCAATTTCTTCTCTTGTAACAAATTTTTTATACATCTTATTACCATTCCCATCACCTTCAATTAACCCCATCTTTTCGCACCAGTCTCGAGCTTCTTTAGACCACTAACTAGGCTCCTAAGAGGCTAATTGTTGGAGGTAATTATTCATCATTTCGTTAAATTTTTCTTGTGTCATTTGATAATCCTCCTTTATAACTGTTCTAAAACATTAATATATATATGTTGAATAAATAAAAAAATAATTGTCTTCGCTTCAAACTTTGTCCAACAATTAATGTAAAACCTTTCGATTCGATAAATCTCGAACCCCAGGGCCGCATTTTTCTAGGGTAAGTTTGAACAGTTTTATTAAAATGTAATTGTTATACTAAACACTTTCTTTTTTCTTTATTAGATTGTATTTAAGTAAACTATATTAGTTCTTGCTATTTTCTGTTAATTATTATAGTGTTATTGCATAAACCCAAAATCTTTATTAAGCATTTGTTCTCTTATCTTTTCTTTTTGGACTTCTTCATTATGCTTTTTTACTTCTTCGTTATGCTTTTTTACCAATTCATCATGTGTTGTTTTTCTTTTTTGTGCGATTTGAGTGTAATTTGGACGACCATATCCAGCAATCCTACTTGAGTTAATGTCATAACTCTTTGCTTTTACAGCTCCTCCATTTGCAACAACACCATTATCAGAATTCGTATTTCCTTCAATAGTGTATACAGTATTACCATCTACTTTGTATACTAAACCAGTATGATTAGAACCTTCTCCTCTTGTAAAGAAGATTTGGTCTCCTGGCTGAGGTGTTTTATAGAATTGTCCTACTGCTTGAAAATATCCCATAGAAGATACACATGCTGCACTACCGTATGGATTTTGACAAGTTATTGTTTTTGCGTCTGCTACACCAAAAGCTGCACAAAAACACCAATCAACAAAGATATCACACCAAGGCTGACCTTGCATACTTCCTTGATAAAACCCCCAATTTGCTAAATCATTAGCATATTTAGTATAGTTTGCACTTCCTGCATTTGTAGTTTTATCATATAATGAATCATTTGAATTTTTTTCAAGGTATCCAATTTCAGCATTGGCTATATTTATGATATCCGAAATAGTTTCTGTTATATGTGTATCTAAGGATTTTTCTTCCATACTTTCTTGCGGCGCTGCGAAGACCGGTGATATTGTACATGATATTACGAGTAATAATGAAATTATTATTTTCTTCATATTATGACCTCCCTTGATCTCGTTAGCAACTTAAATCAAAAGAAAGTATTTAGATATTAAATTTACATTTTAATTCGTGTTTCATCTAACAATAAGTTTGTTAGAACTAATTTATTATAATGAGTATATGGAATCCTAGTCAAAGGATACATTTCTTCATTATTTGAAAAATAATTAATTGTAATAAATTTGCGTTGCTCATTACATATTATTAGCGATTGTAGCTATGCGACTTCTATGTATTTGGCCAAGTTCTATTTCACCATATAAATCTTGACCTCGAAATACTTCTGACATTCTCTTCATACCATTATTAGTACCAGAAAATGCTTGTGAGTCAACTTGAGCCTCACAATCGCCATCTATTATAACAATGCTATCTTCTCCAATGCGCTGAAGCGCAAGTTTCATTAAAGATATATCCATGTTTTGAGCTTCTGTGATATAAATGCCAGCATTCATCCCTGAGGTATCATATCCTCTGACATCACTCATAGGAAGTAAAATTAAAGTCCCTTCTTTTATTAATTGTTCTACTACGATTTTACTTCCTAGTTTGCTACTTAAAAAATTTCCTATTTGAGAATCAAGGAGTTTCTCATCTCGACTACCAGGATAAAATCCTAATCGTGCGGAATTTTTAGTAGCCACTGTATTACAAAATATAATGATTTTATCAATTTTATGTTTTTCTAACTAATAAAATAAATAACTTAGTGCTATCATTGATTTTCCAGAGCCAGCTGGACCTTTAAGCATTGTTATTTGATTATTTAATAAACTATCAAACGCGCAACGTTGATATTTATCATCTTTCATAGGTTTAATTTCACCAAACATTGAAGATTCAAAATTTCCAAATGTAAGATGTCTATATTCATTTCCAGTCCAGCAAAGAGTATCAACAAGTTTTCCTTGTAAATTTTCTATAAACACGTATTCATTAATATAATGATTCTCTACTGGAACATCAAAATGTTGATAAAAATTACTCATTTCTTCATCGGACATATTTAAAGTGGTATAGCCTTTATAAAAATCTACTTCATTAGGGTTAACAGAATAAATAGAATCTTCCCCAAAAAATAGATTAGCAATATTAGCTAAAGATAAATCATTTGTAAAAAAGACTGTTGCATCTGGAGCAACATTTTTATCATACCAAATAGCGGCTGCTAATATTTTTAAATCTGGAGTAATTGTTTGAATACCCTTTTCATAAATAGGATCTAACATTTCATCTTTAAAACAAATTATTTCAATTTTTGTCGGAAAATCATTTAAAAAATGTATAATTTTTCTTGCAGTTTGTTTAATATTATCATCTTTTTTAAATGAAGTTTTTATATTTTCTAATTCCTCTAATACTGTTGTAGAAGTAACAATATTTTCTTCACAGGTTAATAAATAATTTGCTTTTTCTAATAAAGCGCTTGTATCATAAAAATGATAATTATTCATCATCTTCGTCATAAAATTCCTCCTCAGCTGGTATTTGAAAACCAATAGAATGAGATACTGTATTTTCATCAACTGATAACTGTTCTATTTCTTTTTGCGATTTTGCAATATTACAATGTAATTTCAGTTTTAAGCAATCAATAGCGGTACAAATTAGCTCTACTATTTGATTTGCTATTGGTATTGCAACAGCATATATCGCCATACCAATGATTATTAAAAACAAAGAGTATCACTCTCCTCTCGTTTTTCCTAATTTTTTATTAAATTAAATTATTTGTTTTCGTCCTCAGCACGCATTTCTCTAATTTTTGTTCGAAGATTATCTTTTGAGATAATATATTCTTTAAGTTCTTCTTCAGTGTTTTTTATCATTTCTTTAAAGGTATTAATTTCTTCTTCAATATCCTTTATAGTTCTATAAATGCGTTTTGCTTCATATGATTTATAATTAAAATGTTTGCTTTGTCTCATTGAATCATATAAATGATTAAAAGTTTTTAAAGTTGGTTTTAATTCATTTTTTACATGATGTTTTAAAATACGTAATACTGCTCGCTTTGAAGCAATTGAGTATCCAACTAATTCACTTTCTAGATCTTGATCATCAGGATGACACTTAGCTTCACCGATAAAAATATTACCAATATCATCTACGATGCCACATAAATAAGTGTGATCTTGTTTTTCAAAATAAGGTTCTTTTACTATTCTTATACCCATATTTTTAACTCCTTTTTATTTTTTTATATAAATATAATATCATAAAATATAAAAAAAATCAAACACTCTTCAATAAAGAGTGTTTGAAAAAATTAATATTTTATTTGACCATTAAATTGATCTAGTTTATTTCTGATATTATTTTGTCTAAGCTGTAAATCTACAAAGCCATCTTTATCATAAGCGCTTGTTGCTCTTAAACAAGTTTCATAAGCCCAATGATTAGGATTCATATCAACAATAGAATAAATTTCTGGAGTAATTTTAATACCATCTGTGGTCACAAGTGAAGCTTCAGTTCTTCCAATAATATTATTAAATAATTGACAAAATTCCGCTCTAGTCATATAAGAATCTGGATTAAATATCTTGTCCTCAATACCTTCCATATATCCATAGGCTGTAATTGTATTAATTTCATTTTTATAGATATTATTTTCAATATCGTTATAATAGTTAAAATTTCCAGTGGCATTTAAATCAAGACTTTTAACAATTAAATTTGCAACTTCAGCTCGTGTAATGTTACCTAATTGCACTGGTTTTGAAAATCCGCCTTTGCTATCAACATAAGTTAGACCTCTTATGAACCAAGTATCAGTGTAAGCATTCGTTTTTTCTGTAATAGGATAAATTTTGTCATAAGAATTATACTTTTGATCTACCATACGAGTAATCATTGCAGATACTTGCTCAACTGTTACATAATCATCTAGTCCCATATAAATAGAAGTTTTATCTTCTGCAATTTCTGGTTCATAACCAAAAATATAAGCATATGTAATGCCAGTTAAATCTATACCTTTTTCTATTTTTATATTACTGTTTTTTGTAATAGTGTCATCTTTTTGGTATATAATTCTGCCACAGCCATTTAATAATAAAGAATCAGTATATAATTGACCATATAAAGTAGAACTCCCAGTTATTTTTGTGCTTGCGGTTGGCGCATATAAAGTACCATATAAATCAGATCTATTATCAATTAATACTTCATTGGCTTTAGCATTAATATTACTATGAATATTTGAGCTTCCTAATATTTTTATATTATTATTAGCATTAATCTCTTTAGCTGATATTTGAGCATTTGAGAAATTTACATCGTTATCAATATAAATATAAGTATTATCAATATTGCCATTGTCTTCTATTGGCCATTTAGTATTATCTTTATTCACTAAAAATGGAATATTATCTGGGAGTTTCTTTATATAAATATAAGCTTTATTATCTCCTATAACTCTTATATTAATATTCTGTGAATTTGAAGTAATTTCATCAATAACAACAGTTACATCTTTATTTGTCGTATCAATTGTTAATGCTGGACCATATGAACCATTCATAGTAACCATTTTTATATAGGTATCTTCATTTATAGTTTTTGCAGAATTATTATAAACATTTAATTCTATTTCATCTATAACATTAGCAATCTCAGGTATAATAAAACCATTATAAAAATAATTAAAAGAAGTATTTTTATCATTAATACTACCTTTATATTCTGGCTTTACACTGTAATAAGTAATGTTATCTCTTGTCCCAGAGGGGTTTGTATGAATATATCCTTCGCAAACATGGGATAAATTATTTGCTTCATCTACATCAATAGAACTTTCAGTTCCAGAAATAAGTAATCCATTTACTACGTTGCCATATCCATCTGCAAAATAAATATTGCCATTGGAATAAATACTACCATCAATTAAAGTAGAAGTTTCCATAACTTTAACGTTGTTATTTGCAATAACTGCTAAGTTCATCTCCCCATCTGGATCTGTTGACGTATATCCAATAGATTCATACGTTTGGTTATCGTAATATTGTGGTGGTTGCGCAAGGGCATTAATTGAACCAAATGCCAGCGCACAAGCGCATATGATGCTAATTATTTTTTTCATAATATACATATCTCCTTTTTAACTATTTTATTCCTTAATTATAATATACTAAAAATTTTAGAAAAAGTCAATTTTAGACAATTTGCTCAAAAATTTTGTATACGCGATTTTTTACCAAGAGCGGTCGCTATCTACAACAGCGATAAAAAAAAGGGCAGAGATTTCTCCCTACCCTATTTTATTACTGAGCAGCCTTACCACCAACATAACCAGCGATAATTTGACTAATATCAATGCCTGTAGATTCTTTTAGACCTTCAAGAATTTGATTTGAAGTCTTCATTACATCTCCTACAAGTTTTGCTTGATTACCTTCACCATAGAGAGTAATCTTATCAACATTTGTAAGAGGTGCTGCAGCATTAGCTACAATTTCAGGAAGGGCTTCAAGATACATCTCAAGAATTGAAGCTTCACCCATTTTTTTCTGTGCTTCTGCCATTTTTTCTGTGGCATCAGCTTTCGCAAGACCAACAGCCGCAATACCAGCAGCTTCCTGTTCCTTTGCATATCTGCTTGCGTCAGCCTTAGTTTTAGCTGCTTTTGCTTCCATTTCAACTTCATATGCTTTAGCTTCAGCAGCCTTTTGTCTACTTACAAGACCAGCTTCAGCTTCCTTTTCTGCTGCATACTTATCAGCATCTGCTTGTTTACGAACAAGCGCATCAAGTTCATACTCCTTAAGTTCAATTTGCTTTTGCTTAAGTTCAGCTTCACGTTCTGCTTTTGCAATATTTGCATTTGTAGATGCTACTTCCTGTAGCTTTCTCTGGTTCTCAGCTTCAATTGCGCTTGCCGCATTTGCTTGAGCATTTTGAGTATCTACTTCTTTCTTTAGAGAAGCCTTTTTCTGTGCAAGTTCAGCCTGCTTAGCTGCGATTTCAGCTTCAGCTGCAACTTTAGCATCATTAGCTACCATTGCGGCATTTGCTTTTTCAACAGCAACATCCTTGTCAGCATTTGCTTTTGCAATAGCTGCATCTTTCTGGATCTGAGACATATTATCTTGACCTAGTGCGTTAATTAAACCATTTTCATCAAGAAGTTTTTGGATATTACAAGATTCAATCCAAATACCAAGCGCATTCATATCTTTCTGCGCCTTAGCTTGTACTTCATCACCAAAAGCTTTTCTGTCTTGACAAAGTTTTCTTAATGTTTGAGTACCAATGATTTCTCTCATGTTACCTTGAAGAGATTCTGTCAGTTGGTCTCTAATCCTTCTCTCGTCAAGATTTAAGAAGTTTCTTAAAGCTGCATCAACCATTCTTCGAGTGATAATCTTTGTGCCTTTCTTATTGTCTACACCGGGTAAGAACTTAACATTTCCTTCGTTGTCAATTTCAGCTGTTATATCTGCTTCTGTTAGTACTCTAACTTTCGCAATAGCATCAATATCTACTCCGATAAAATCTTCCGTAGGAATGTAACCATTTGTTTTAATATCAACACTCAACTGTTTAAGGATTAATTTATCCAATCTTTCAAAGAAAGGAATCTTAATGCCGGCTTTACCAATAATTACTCTTGGTTTTTTCTTAATACCAGAAATAATATAGGCTGTATCCGGCGGAGCCTTAATGTAACCAGTTACTGCAATAATAATCACAAAAAGTACAATCACTGCTGGAACAGCAATAGATAGAATTGAAGATAGCATATAATCTTACTCCTTTTTTAATAATATATTTTAATTTTTTTTTAAAAAATTAACAATGTAATTTAATATTATAATTTTTACCTATAATATAAGTTATTAGATACTTCTAAGTATGTTTAAGCTATTGTTCATACTTTTTATAAAATATTTCTAAGATATAATTTTATAATACTTCCTTTTAATAAAACATGAAAAAAGGATCATTTTTGACCGTAGAAATTTCAGTGATAATGTCATCTAAAAGAATAGGATAACAATCATGGCTATCTACTCCTACATGATACATCTTATAATTATGTTCATAAAAATTAGTTATTTGATGTGTATGACCAAATAATCCATATACAGGCTGTGAATTGTCACCATTAGCAACAATTGTAGGATAATGGGTGAGTATAAATCCCATTTTCTTATACTTTATTCGATAACCCATTTGAATATCTTCGAAAATGCCAGCGTCTTCATAGGCTTTCAGTTTAGTTGAACTATCGTGATTTCCAAAAGCCAAATATTTATGACCGTTGAATTTATTAAGAAAATCAATTACTTCTGCGGTTGCTGGTCCACCGACCGCGCAATCACCAAGTATATAAACTGTATCTTCTGGACTAACTACTTCATTATGTCGCTTAAGAATTTCACTATTCATTTCATCGACAGTTTTAAAACCTCTTGGCTCAAATATAAAGTCTTTATTGTGACCTATATGCCAATCTGATGTCAACCAAATTTTCATTTTATATCATAATCCTTTCTGTAAAAGTATTGCTTCAGATTCATCGACAAGAATAATTTGCTTTGTATGATAAGTATTTAGCTCATCTTCTGTTGGAGGTATAAAGCTATTATACATAGATTTCAGCGCCTCTTCTGGAACATACTCTCTTCCATCTCTTTGAGAATTTCTATTTAAGCAAACGTCTAAAGAAGCAGAACAAACTATAAAATTTACATTGATATTCGACAAATCAAAATTATGAAGTAATTTATGTCTTGATTTAGGAGAAAGATGAGTTGCGTCGGCAATAACATCAGTAAGTTTTGGATTTTCTAAATGCTCTTTTATTGATAAGACAAAATTATTCCATACAGTATCTTCATGGTCAAAATATTTTCCACCAAGAGTATCAAGTATATTAAATCTTATAGCATCTCTTGAAACAATTTCAGTATTTTTAGCCCTTGTCAATTCATTAAATTTATTTCTGATGAACCAGCTTTTGCCCGAGCCGGGCGTTCCTACTGTAAGCCAAAGATTCTTCTGCTTCATCTTTAAAATCTCCCCTTTCAAATTGTTCTTTAAATATTTTCACTTCTTCTTCGTTTTTACATTCAACGCAATTAATTTCTTCTTTACAATGGTAACAATACAATCTTTTTCTATGAAATTTTCCGTGCATTCTCCCATCTTTACGGGGAATAGAAAAATTTTTTTGACCACATTTTATACAATAAAAATCATTTAAAACATAATTAGCCATTTTGTGTATAACCTCCTGATGACATTGGGATTAGCCATCCAAGCAAAAGTTTTAATCCAAGCATCTGCCAGAAACTTAGTGCAGGAAGTCCAAAAACTCCTACTGCAACGATTCCCCAAAGCCAAACAGCAATTGCGTTAAAAATTATAAACAAAATAGCAATCACCAGCACTGCCCCTATAAGGGCAAGGCAACTACAATCATCCTCTGTAATTCTTTTATAAATTTTACTAAACATATTTTATCAATTCCTTTCTTTTTTTTATTTTCTTTATATAATTATTATAATATATTTTTTATAAATAATCAATAAAGATTATTGAATTACAACTTTTTCAAAAGTATCAAGATTTAAAAGAACTGTAATATTGGTCCAAGCACTTCCGCAATCTATACATATCTTTTGATTATTGTTGTAGTACAAAGGAATGTATTCTTCTGTCATTTTAATATTTTTATTAAAGCCACGCTCTTCCATTAAACAAGGAATTGGAGTATGGCCATGAACTATGATTGTATTTTTCTCTATCTTTTCATCTCTTACATAATGAGTTCTATCCCAAAGAGGATCTGTTAAACTACCAGAGTGTGTTAGTATGATATTTTTACCAGAAGTATTTGTATAACAAACAGACTTATCAAGTTTGGCAATTTGATTTATAAAATTCATATTTGAACCATCTGATCTCCAACAGTTAAAAGTTGTTCGGCCTCCATTCGCCTTGTGTAAAGACTGATTCTCATTTTCCATATTGTCTGGATCTTTATATTCTCTTGCGGCTTTCACAAATAAATCTTCATGATTTCCCTTTAAGTACAAAATATTATCTCTTGATAAAGCATCTTTCATCATCTCATAGCCATACTTACCTCTATCACATAAATCACCAAGTATTACTAATGTATCTTCTGGCTTAATAGTTTCTAATATTTTATCATACAAATTCTTTTGACCGTGTAAATCAGAGCAACACCATATACTCATATTTATCAACCCTTTCTATAATTTTTTTATTTATTTTATATAAATATATTATCATATTTTTATATAAAAATAAAGGAAGATTTTTAATCTTCCTTTATTTCTTTTCTTATTTGAATTAAAAGCTGACCTAAATTATTATAACCTATTTTATTTTTGCATTTATTACAATAACAGTCACCCCAGAAATTATCATGCCAAATATTTCCTTCTACAAGGATAGTACCTTCAGTTGCCAAGAGACGCTCGCGCAATTCAGGGATAGAAAATTTTTCTTTTAAGTAATACTTCATAATATCAAGCTTTACATCTTCCCAATCTTCTCTTATCTTAATGTGTCTTCCAGTAAATTTAGCTTCCGCAGGGGTAGCAAGTTCAGAGAATCTCTTGCGTTCCAAACGACTTAATGTTTTAGCTGCTTGAAAGGCATGCTCTACCGTTGGATATTTTATATCTGGATAATCAATATCTGTAATTAAATTGTGTTTATAAAAGTTACTTAAAAAAGCATAATTATCAGCAAAACTTATTATTGTTCCTTGCATATCATTTCCTCCTACGCGCAATCTTGTGAAAAATAAGAATTAAGACCAATCACTTTGCACGTATAGTTCCATCATTATAAATTCTAAACTGAAGGATATCTCCTCCCATAGAAACTATGAACTCATAAAAATCTGGAGCTTCATGAGCTTCTATTATATAATCATAACCAATCTCTTCATAAAGAAGTTTTTCTGCTTTTGTAAATTGCATTATTTAATTGCCTCCTCTACTTCTTGTGCTTCTTCGATATCTGGTGCGTCTGAAGTATCTTTAATAATACCTTCAAGTACCTTAAAACTAAAATTCTTACTCTTGTAAGCACAGAATTTTGGACGATTTATGATACGAACTACAACACCCTCACGAACATGCGTCTTTCCTATTGGATCTGGACCATCATTATACTTTTCTGCTAAATACTCTGCATATTCTCCAGCATTACTAATTACTAAATCTGGCAAGTTGTCTTTGCGGATTACTATTGGGAATTTCTCAGAAATATAACCTTTCCAAAGAACAGGGACACAATTTATCCCCATTTGTTCACAACGATAACGCATAAAATCTGGAGTGTATTCTATTACATTTCCATCTTCATTTGTCATAGTCATACGATATACATATATTTCTGATTTTCCTTCTTCACAGCCATAAGAGAATACAGTTTTTTCACCATATTGCTTGATGAACTCTTTATCATTCAGCTTTTTGTTTGAGCAAGTTCCCATTATAGGATTACTACCATTTTGATATCCCACAACTTCATAATATGCTGTTTCCCCTTTCCAAAGTTTTCCTTCAAACTTTTTAGAATGAATTTCTCTAAATTCATTATCTCCATAGAAACCACCCTCATAATTTTCAAGAACCACTCTACGTGTTCCAGAGACATCTCCCCAGTCATACTACGGTTTGCCATCTCTGCGCAGAATACGGTCTAGTAAAGTTTTCTTATATCCAGTAAAAACAGGAAGATAACCAGTTCTCTGAGATGTACCATGCATCTTTAGGGTGATTTCAATCTGGTCTCCCGGTCGGAATGCGGAAAGATTATAAGCAAGTTGTTCGGTATCTGCGTGTTCCATGAATAGTGGAGCTATTGGGGCTTGCTTTTTTCTTACTCGATTGCCTTGTGAAGCAGACCCTCTATTTGATCTTTTAGGAATATATTTTTTACATATCTCATGTCCATTTACAATGGTAATAGTATCTCCTTCTTTGAACTCATCAAGATCTGCGCCAGTGAATTCAAGAGAAGAAAGAGGCATATAAATACCATCTGAACGCTCTCCCCGCAGACGAATCGCTTTGACATTTCTTTTATTTGGGTCCATGTATCCGCCAATGTCGTTTCCTGCATCATCCTTTTTTCGTACAAGATTATTGTATTCACAATATTCCTCAGATAGTTGAAGATCACTAGGAAAATAAATTCCGAGTTCTCCTATTGGAACATTTATTCCTATACATACATCGTTTGTGAAAAATGTCGCAATTTGTAGTCGGTCTGCGTTTGAATGTGGTCGCACATTTTTTACCTTTACAATATATCCCGCGTGTGTCATATTTTATCACTCTCCTTAAAAAGTTATATCTTTAATTTTATTATTCAATGTTTTTGTAAAATATTTCATAAATTTAGTTTTATTTTCTTCTGAGCATTTTATTTTTAAAGTAGATGTATTAAAGCCATTTCGTATATTAACTGATATTACTTTAATATTTAATATATTAGCTATTTCAAATATTGTTGTAATAATCGCGCTATCAGCAATTTCTTGCCAAGAGCCGTCAATCAAAAAGGTAGAACTTTTAAAATTATATTTTGTTTTTCTAAAAGTTATCTTATATGTTTTTCGCTTATTTTTCCACCAACCCATATTATACTTTCCTCCAATCTACTCCAAAATATGTCTCATTGTTTGCAATTCTTTTTTCAATTTTTTTAGCAATATTATTAAGTTTTACTTTTTGCCTGTTTTTTGCATCTAATTTATTATTCCATATCCACATAGCAGCATCTTTTAAGGAATTAAACTCAATTCCAAAAGCAAAATAATGAAAAGTACAAGGTCTATCTATTGTTGCTATATTAGCTAAACATGGTTCTGTATAATATTTCTGCTCTATTGGTATTTTCAATTGTATTGTTCCATCTTCAACGTAATTAACTAATTCTTTTAAAAATAGAGCATCTTCAAGCGCATTATGTTTTTGCTTAATTTGCTCTCCTCTAAAAGAGGAAAGAATTTTTGTTAAACTAATATCTTTTTTTAAATGAAAAGTATGTGTTACAATTTTACTATAATCTTTTAGATTTCCAAGTATTCGACAAAGACACATATTTGCAAAATAACTTTCACAATTTTTTATTGTATGTTGAACAAAATTAAAATCTTGACCACCATATACAAAAAAATTAGCATTTGACATATAAGCTTTTTCCATTATCCAATTCCATAATTTTTCGAATACTTCATCTGCAGTTGGTGCTTTATTAATTTCTTCTTTAGTTAGACCAGTTAATTTAGTAATAAAATTATTTATTTTTCCTGTTTTTGGCTTTACTGTTGAATAAAAAGTTTCCCCATCTTCAGCTACTACTCCAACAGAGATAATCTCTTGCGAAAATTGAGTACCCTCAAAATCAATAAAAAATCTCATTAACCATCAACCTCTTTCTTTTATTTTTATTTTTCTTATGTAATTATTATAATATATTTTTATAAAAAAATCAAAAGAGATAGTTTTAATTAACTATCTCTTCTATCGGTATAAAATCTTGAAATATCATCATACGTTTGCGGCCGGGCTTTCCTTTAAGCTCTTCATATTCTCGTGTTTCATGGAAATGGCCCCAGCACCAAGCTTTATAATCTACTATTTCTGCAATTTCCTCAAGGAAAAGTTCCATTGAACTATCTACTGTTGTTTGATCTACTCCAGGCGAAAATAAATCTGTAGGTCTCCAAGTAATTGGGCATGTGTGAGAAAGTATTATATCTGGGGATATAAGGTCAAAACTATGTTTTATATGTTCTTTCTCTTTTTCACTTAATTGCTCTTGCGGATTCCAAGGCCAGCCTTGCCATCTACGATATTGAGCATCTATAGAATATGCTCCATCTATAATAAAAGTTCTCATATCTTTAATTTGACACCATGTTCCTCCGCTACAAAAATATCTTATATTAGGATATTCATTTTCAACATATACTTTAGTCTTAATATCTTTATCCCATTTTAATTTATCTGGGAAAAATACTTGCTCTGGTCTAAACTCATGATTTCCACGGACGCAATAAATTTTAAATCCAAAATCATTAAGATATTTTTTTCTATCATCATCATTATGGTCTAAATTAAAATTTAAGCCCACATCGCCAAGGATAATAATTGCTGTTTCTTCTGGATTATATTTATAATGTAAATTAGAAAAATGTTGAAATTGACCATGGCAGTCAGTCTCCTGTAATTAACCAATTTTTAATCACAGACAACATCACTCCTTTCTTAAATGATATTTAATTAAATTTCTCTCAATCAATTGATATTGAACATCATTTAATAACTGTTCTACTTCTTCATTCGATTTCGTATCTGTGAAACGATCGAGTGCACTAGTGTAAAGTTTTTCAATATGTTCTAATGATTCTTTAGCTTGGAGCCTTGCGCACTCAAGGCTTAAAACGTCATTAGATTTTAAATCTTTTAAAAATTTTGCTTGTTGTGAAATTAAGCAATCTTTAAATGGTCTATCTGCAATATATTTCACTAAGAATTCCTCTATTCTAACCAAGTGAAAAAGTTGTTTTGGATCATATCCATATTTGTCAATAGTTTCGATTTTACTTAAACGTTTATTTTCCATTATACGATATTTTTCTAAGGCGATTCCTCGCATAGATTTTATACATTGCAATGGATTATATCTTGCAATTTTTTCTGCATTATAAGTTAATTGATTCCAAATGTCTGCATAGTCGGGTTGTATGATTTTATAAGGAGTAAATAAGACTTCAAGAAAATTTACATTTTGCTTTTTAAAAGTTTGTAACATAAGACGAGCATCTTTAAAGTCAATATGTTCATCATTTGCTCTAATATGAGTTGTGCTTACAGCTTTTTTATTTAAAGCAATTTCTTTTAAAGTTGGCAAAACAACTAATTTAGTGTCTACATCTGAATTAACTGTATCAAGACCATAATTACCAGAACCTTGATAAAATAATCCTACAATTTGCGATTCTGGAAAATATTGGAAAGCTTCATTAAAATGTTCTTGCATTTTATTCATAATCCATTTGTCTGTATGGTAATTCATTTTATCTACCCCTTTCTTTTATTTGTCAGAATACATATTTAGAAGTAAAGTAATCTTCTGCATTTTTATCTATATTTTCTTTAGGAACTTCTCCAATCTTAATATCATATAAAGCATAACCTAAAGCATGACCAGAATGCGCAGTAGCGTAAGGTCTAATTTGAATATCCTTTATAATGATAGATAATTTATTTTTAGAAAGCCAATCATTAATTTCTGTTTCTAAATTGTCTGTTTCATGAGAGTTAAAAATCTTTATTTGCATTATTTTATCTTCTTGTAATTCTATCTTCTTAGCCTTAAAAACAACCGTATCCAACAGTTTTAAATCCTTCGCAAGTCCAATTACATATCATAGGAGGACGTTTTTCTTTTGGTACAACTGTAATTTCTGCGCCATAAGCATTTAATAATTTAATAAACATATCTTGTATATATTCAATTTCAAAATTATTATTATCTTGTTCAATACACTCTTTAAGCGTATAATCACAATATTCATCTTTATTTGGAAAGTCATAGTCTATATCAAATAAAGCTTGAATAACATCATCTCCAATACTAGCATCTTTATATTCAGCCGCAAAATGTTCAAAGAAATCTTCTCCATATTTTGCTTTAATTTTATTTTCTGCGTTTAATAGACGTTCCATTGATGGTGCTTCAATTTCTATTAGATCATATTTACAATGTCCATCTTCAGACCAATCTCCAAAAGGTAAAAGCATTTTCATTTTAATTATTCCTCCTTCAATATCTTATAATAACAATTATCGTCATAAGGGAGTCCTAATATTTCTTCAAACAACCCTTCAATTTGCTGCGGCGTTGCGTCATTTGGCAAATCAACTATATTATTTGCTTGACCAATAAATTGTGCCGCGAATCCAAACAATACTTTCATTAAGCTAATCTCCCAATCTGATCATATCTAACTTTAATAAGTGTATTTGTATCTCTATCAATTAATGTGTATTGTCCCTCAGCTTCTATAACTTTGCCAATAGAACCAAATTTATTATGACAGACATCAATAATACAATAATCACCATCTAAATACATATTAAAACACCTCTTTCTATTGGACAAGCTCCAATTATTCCTTTAATTATTTTTTTTAATTTTAATTCAATTATATCTATTATTTTTTATTTCTTTTCATTTTTTCTTTATATAAATATATTATCATAAATAAAAAAGAAAATCAAAAAAGAGGAAAGTATTAAACTTTCCTCTTAATCATATTAGTTTGTAGCATTTATATTAATTCCTTCAACGAACTTGTGGACAATCTGTTTAAATTTATTTAAAGTAAATTTTATATAATAATGAAAGGAGTTGATTTAATTGTCAACATTAATAGATTTAACAGGACAAAAATTTGGGAAATTAACAGTAATTAAAAAAGGAAAAAGCTAGAATCATAAAATTTATTGGGTCTGTAAATGTGATTGTGGAAATATAAAAGAGATATCTGGAGATTCTTTACGCAATGGAAAAACAAAAACCTGTGGTTGTAGACAACGCTATATAGATTTAACTGGACAAAAATTTGAAAGACTTACTGTTTTATATAAACTACCTCCAGACAAATCTAAAAAAGGACGAGGGGCATATTGGCATTGTAAATGTGATTGTGGTAATGAAGTTGATGTTTTAGGAGCTAATTTAAGAAAAGGAGCAACAAAAAGTTGTGGTTGTTATAATAAAGAAAAAGTAGGTTAGCGTTCTAAAAAAGATGTTACAGGAAAAAAATTTGGACTCTTAACTGCTTTAGAGCCGACAGAAGAAAGGTATTATCAATCTGTTGTTTGGAAATGTTAGTGTGATTGTGGAAATATTATTAATGCATCATTAGATAGTTTATAGAAAGGAGATAAACTCTCTTGCGGATGTTTAAAAGAATCTTATGGAGTAAGATAGATTAAAAATTTATTAAACGAAGCAAATATTCCTTATACAGTTGAATAGACTTTTCAAGATTGTATTTTTCCAGAAACCAATAGTTTATTGAGATTTGATTTTTATATTGATGACAGATATTTAATTGAATATGATGGAGAATAGCATTATTATGCTACAGGAGGAGTATTAACCTGGAATACTCCTGCACATTTAGAAAAAGTTTAGAAAAGAGATAAATTTAAAAATAATTGGTGTAAAAAACATAATATTCCCTTAATAAGAATACCTTATACGTAGAAAATAATACAATTAGAAGATATATTATTAGAAACTTCAAAATATAAAATCAACGAGGATTAAAAATTAATCCTCGTTGAAAAAAATATACTTAATTATTTTTTATTTCAGCAATTCCTGTAATAACATTCTCTAATGGCAATCCGCGAAGAAGCTTATTAACGACGTCTGAGGTGCTTTCATCCTCGCTCGCAAGCGCATAAGGAGCAAGAGATTTAGCAATCGTTTCTGTAAGTGAAGCATTTGCCTTAGTAGTCATTGCTGCCACAAGCTCAGGCTGAATAGCTGTCATTATCTTTGCAATTGTTTCCGCATAAGCTTGTTGCTTAGCTTTTTCAATCGCGGCAAAATCTTCTTGTTCTTTAACTCTTGCTAGATGTTCAGATTCTTGCCTTGCAAGTTCAGATTTTTGAATTTCATCAATAATTCCTTGCATATCTCTTTCTGCTTCTTTAGCAGCTTTATTAACAGCTTCCTTTTCCCTGTCTATTTCTGATTGAGCTTCAATCTTTTTCAAAGTTTCTGCTCTCTGAATTTCAAGTTTTTTAAGAGCTTGTTGATGATGTAGTTCGTTCTGTTCAACTTGTTCTTTTGCAAGTTTAGCTGTAATATCTGTCATTTGGATTGCATTTGATAATCTAATGCTTTCTTTAATAGTTTCATATTGATTATTAAGCAGTAGGTCTTGAATGTCTCTATCAATTTTAATACTTAATACTTCTACATCATGTACAAACATTCCATTTTCAGCAAAGAAACGACCAGCTTTTTGAGGAGTTTTCTTATTTGAATCATCTCTATTAAGATCAAGAACTACTTTTCTTGTAATATCAGAATAGTTCTGATAAAATTCTTCAATATTGTATTTCTTAGCTTCTTTTCTCATTAGAGAACGCTGACGATCGCACATATATTTAACATAGTTTTCTACTGCAAACCACTTGTCTTTATGCTCCTTTAAAAAATCTACTGAATAAGATACTTTAATATCTGCCCCAACAAAATCTTTTGTTTCAACATGGATAATATCTGATACCTTATTATTTTCATGACGTAAATAAACTGTTGAAATAAGATCGTCTGTTGACTTAGGTTTTCCAGTAGAAATCTGAAGAACTTCAAGTGTTTGGTCATAATCAAGAAGAATTGTTTGCGGGCCGCATACAACCTTTCTATCGCCGTTTTTAGAAATCACATTAACTGCATAACCAGTCCATATATCCATACTTACAACGCCATCATATCTGTTATCAAGCATAACCGTTCTTGGCTTTGTATAACTCGTGCCTCGTGCAATATTAGCATTTGATTCAAAGCTATCTATGGTTACATTATTTACATAAGATGTATAATTATTAGCTAATGACATCATATTAATTGACTTTGCGGCTGTTTTTTCAACTGCTTTTTCATTTAATGACATATTGTAGGCATATACTTCTTGATTACCCGGAAACCATAGTGTACATTCTTTTGGCGTAAGCTTTCTCTTTACAACTACTTCAGTTCTTGGGTCAGGAAGATACATAGCTGGACCAATCTTAGTAGTAATTTCGCCAGTTAATCGATTCATTATATATCTACCTTCACCTTTTGGAATAGCAATTGCGTGATGTAGAATCTTACCATCATAACTTATAATTGCATGTTCTGGTCTTGGATAATAAATCATTTGATCTTCTCCAGTGATAAAGAGTTCTTCTCCTACTGGATGTGTTACTTTATTTTCAATATATTCTGCAATTACCTTTATATAAATACCACTAATCTTTGAAAGTTCAACCGCTCGGAAAATATAATTGCCTCTTGAATTAGCTACAAAAGTTTCTGTAGGTTTAGGGAATACAACCTTAGGCCCATGTATATACTCTTTTGTCCCATTTTCATCTTTCAAAATCGCATATTCAAGTCTTTCAAGAGTAATAGCGTCTCTTACATAACCATTGCGGAAATCATTATCAATAGGAATTACTTCAATTCCGGTAGGTGGAATATAAAAAGATACTTCTGTACCCTTAATTACTAACAACTGACCGGAGAAATATTTTTCATTATTTTCTACATTCTCTCCTTTAGTATCTACTACTGTAGCATCAGCTTTCGTCTTTTCTGCAGCTTCCGCATCATAAACTCTTGCTAAAAGATATTGATTTGAGCGTAGTCTATGTCCCTGTATAACTTTAGCCATCTGGCCTGGGAATAGAGAGAACGAGCAAGGGCCTGGAATATTAACTTTTTTACCTATTTCAAGCTCAGGACTAAATACAGCCTTTCTTGGTTCAGGATGCGTATTATCTTTTGCAGGATTTTTAAGTACCACATACCAGTTTTCAGGCGGAGAACAGAATAGCTGTTTAGCATCCTCTAAATGAGATGTTTCAATAAACTGTTTCGTTTCTTCATCAAAAATCATTAAAGCTTCTTGTCCAGAAATTGTAATTGTCATAGGTCCAGTATAAGTTTTTACTTGACCATCTGTCTTACTTTCAACAAAAACAAATTCATTAGGAGCAAGAACTATATCTCGCTGACGAGCCTGATTATTTGTCATTATTTCTTCATATGGCATAACTTTTTTATTTCCTTTCTTCTTTTATTATATATATATTATATAATAATTTTTAATAAAAATCAATGATGAAATATTTATTTGGGTATAATCCTTTAATTTTCCTTGCTATATTTTCATAATTTATAAAGAGGAGGTTATAGTTATGGAAATTCTTATTCAAATTTTTCAAGTATGTATCATCCCTCTTTTAGGCATTTTAACAGCTTGGCTCTGTGCTTTTGTTAATACAAAAATAGAGGAGATAAAGAACAGAACTACTAATACTACACAGAAGAAGTATTTAGACATGTTAAACAATACTATTATTAATTGTATTAAAGCAACAAACCAAACTTATGCAGATGCTTTAAAGAAAGAAGGTACATTTACAAAAGAAGCTCAATAGATCGCATTTATGAAGACATTCAATGCTGTATTTGACATTCTTACAGATGATGCTGTAGAATATTTAACTGAATGTGTTGGTGATCTTGATATTTATATAACATAGAAAATTGAAGCTGAAATTAAAAAAGATAAAAAGGGTACAGAGTAATTTGTACCTTTTTTTTATTATATAAATATATTATTATATTATAATTTAAAAATCAATAAAAAATAGGGGACGAGATATTAAATCTCGTCCCCTATTTTTTTAATTTTCATTTACAAATAAATAAATTTCTTTAGCTTCATCGCCATTTATAGTTCTTACTAAACCAAATACAATATTATCATATATATTTTCGTCTGTAATATTTAAGATTTCTTCTCCATTTATCACAGTTTTAGCTGATTTAATATCAGGAGTTACTTGTAATCCATTATTTAGAACTAGTTTATTTTTTCCTCCATTGAAGTCATATGTGTATATTGTTGCTTTATCTGTATCTACTTCAACACCAGTATCATAATTTACAGTTCCATCCACAATAGCACCAATAGTAATAGTAGAATTATTTTTATTTACAACTGGACCAAAGTATAAGTCAACTGTATCATTATTATCTGATAGGGTTGTAGCTAAATCTGAAGTAGTTAAAATCTGATTAGCTATAATTTTATCTCTGAAAGTATCATACTTTTCTGAATCTACTATTCCAGTAGACGTAAATACATTATACACCTGTGAAATTTCTCCAGTTGCATTTGTAGAGAATACAATAGCATCTCCTTCTTTAAAGGCAGTTTCATCTTCACCAGTTATAATATCTATATCCTCGTCAACAATATAAGAATGTTTAGCATTATTAATTAAAACATTATATTGTGTTCTCATATCGCCATTTACATCTACAATTTCATAACTATCAAATATAGCTAATTGAGTTGTAGAATTAACTCCGCCTATACCATCAGTTAAAATAGCGTAACGATATGTGCCATCAGAGGCTTTATTATAGCCATAAATAGTATATTCAGAATTATCTATTAGGCTACTTATATTAGTTACTCTATAAGTATCTTTAGTGTCTATATCTGAAAGATCAATAATTACAGAAGAACTAGATAAACGAACTGCGCCAACCCTTGAACTAGCTTCTTTATATACAGCATTCTTCGCTTGCGCGCCGACTGCAATCACATCTTTAATATTTATTCTATTATTACTTCTTACATTATATTCGATTACTTGCTGAGGATATGTTTCTAATTTAGAACCCTCTTGAAGAATATTTATATAATTCTCATAATCTTTATCATCAACAGAATATGAAGCTTCTGTTCCATTTTTGCTTATTACTTGAGCAACATAGTCACCATTAGCTTCTTTATATACGTTCTTTAAAATACCAATTTTCTTAGAATTAGTTTCTTCTTCTATTCTTGCAATATTTCCAAAAGCATCTAGATAAAGAGCATATGTAGTACCAACTTCAATATTTATATCAATGCCTTTTGCTACTGTATAATCTTTTCCATCAATAATATAATTTTTATCATTAGCATTTATTGATGTACATTTGGCATTATTTACAACATCTCTTGATACGATAATATCATAGAATTTTGATTCATTAAATGAGCCATTATAATCATATGATACACTTAATACATCATCTTCTCTAATATCATTTGCGTCAATGGATTTACCATTTAAAGTAATAGTATAATTATAGCTACTATCATCTTTATAAATCTTTAAATTACCATTTACAGATTGATCTTTAAAGGTAATATTAGTTTGTGAAGATTTATCAATGACTTCATCAACAACAAAGGTTTCATAAGTAGTTACTTTAATTATGTTATATTTTGATGCAGATAAAGTTGAGCCTATATTGTTTTCTTTTTGGAGTTCAACGGTTGTTGCGCTATACCCTTCTTCATTTGTTACGTCATAAATATATTTTTCATATTCTGCGGAAGTAAAGTTACCAATATATACTTCATTAACGTAAAAACTTACTTCATCTGCCAACTCATATTTGGTTGAATTTCTATTGTTTTCATTGTAAAAATAAATTTTATTATTATCTAAATCTGTTTTTGAATTATTTATATCTTTTGCTTTTACGACTACAGATTTTTGATTACCTGCTATTGGATTAATTGATAAAATTGTATATTCATCATTTTCATCCTTTTGGACAATAGCTTGAACATATGTATTTAAATATTCATCTGCTCTTGAAGTGCCTACATACATAGTTTCTGTAATTGCGTCTGCAGATTTAATATATTCATCATCAAAGTTATCTGCTTTTTCAACTCTAAATTCTACTTGATCAGCGTCAAGGGTTGAACCAGTAGTAGATTTGTAAGTGCCAGTTACTCTACCATATACCTTATAAGCATTAAATTTTTTCGTTAAAACAGTTTGATAATCTTTTCCTTGTCCATCTTTAATTTCAAACTTAGGAATAGCTGTTCCAAAAGCATTGTTTTCATAACCACTGATGACACAAACAGGAATATTTAAAGCATTATCAATCATTTGAGCAACTTGCGCACGAGTTAATTTGTCATTATCTTTCGCGGTAACCCCATCATTAATACCAATATTTGAAGCGTATTGTTTGTAACCATTAGGCCATCCGCCAGCATTTTCAGCATATGAGCCATAACCTAATGCTGCGACCAACATTTTTTGAGCTTGAACATAAGTTACATTATCATCTGGACCAAATTCAATATCATTATAACCATTAATGAAACCATCAATAACACCTTGTTCAATATAACTTATTGCCCAGTGATTCTGTGAATCAACGAAATTAGTAGTTGTGGATGTCGCTTCTTCATTTAAAGCTGCAACAATCATTTTTGTAATTTCTGCTCTTGTTACAAGGCCTTCTGGTTTAAATTCATTGTTAGTATAACCTTCAATAACTTTTAAATCAGTAAGTTCTTGAATTGCTTGCGCATTAGCTGTCTCAGTAGAAACATCTGTATAAGCCATTGCACTCATAGAAGCACCAACTGCAAGCACTGCACTTAATACTATAGAAATAATTTTTTTCAAAATGATTTCCTCCTTTATTTAATTTTTATTTTTCTTACAATACGAATAAGGAAAGGATATAGCTATACCCTTTCCTTATTTTCTATTAAATTATTTAATAGCGGTGTATCTTTCGCTATCAAGCTTTTCGAGCATTAAAGCGATACCATCTTTACCGCTAAGTATTTGCTCAATCATAACTGGTGCAAAACCACTTACATAAGAGAAGCCATCTCCAATAGCTGGAATATTGTTTTGTCTTGCATCAAGATTCCAGAATACAATGCTTGGCATTTTATAACCATAACTTAGCCATTTTTTAGAAATAGTTTCGATAAGAGTATCGATACCATCTCTATCAAGGTGTCTATTACGATATTGCCAACTGCTATCTGAATCGCAAGTTATACACTCATCAAACTCCATATCGCTAAAGATATAAAGCCTTTCAGGCATATCTTTTTGAGGGGTTTTATTCTTTAATGCGGTTGAAAGCAATAAATCAAATACTTTTGCAATATTTGTATTCATTCCCCAATCAGCGCTAGAGCACCTATTAAACTTCTCGACAATATCAACCCCAGAGAACTGAACCAATTCCGGATCTGCTGAAAAAGTTATGAAGTGATTGGCAAATGGGCCATGCGCTTTGTCAGCAATATAAGCTCCAAGTGACACAGCCGCAGCTAAAGGAGTACCATACATAGAACCAGATACGTCTACTACCGCGATACCATTTTCTTTTCTATCCCCATAATAATTAGGAAGGTTATCCCAATATTTTTGAAGCATTGCTCTATTTACGGAAGGGTAAGAGTCGAAATTGTGAAATGCTTTAGTAGCAATCTCTTGAGGATATAAAGTTTTAGCATTTACAGTTGTAGACTTATCATTTGCAAAAGCCTCATACTTTTGTGCTATGATGTCTCTTCTGGCAAAAGCATTTTTATAAATAAGACCAGCTTTCGAAGGAATTTTATCAAATTCGATTTCATCCCAACGATTTTCTGACATAAGTTTTTCAACTATGTTAATGCGGTCACGAAGCTCTGCAAGCGTCTTTCTATATTCCTTCTGGGTCATACCAAAAGCAATTCTGGTAATATTACCAAGTTTTTTTGTTTCCCTGCTTGAAGCATTACATGATTTTAGCCATTTACCAAGTAAGCTTACACCCTGATTAGGTTTTTCTAAACTTAATAGGTCAAGCGCAAATTGATTTTTCATAAAATTCAATGCGTCTTTCTCAAGCGGAGTTCCAATGAAGACATATAAGTCATCCCAACGACCATATTCTGGAATAGATTCAAGATTTCTACGGGCAATTTTTGGCTGTTCTTTAGCTAGCCATTTCATACAAACCTTAAAGAATCTACGTTCTCCTTGACCACCTCGCACATCGCGTAGATAAAATAAACACTTTAAAGCGTGGACTTCATCTTCTGCCAGAGCCTTTTTAAACAATAGAATGACATCTTCATCGCATCTATTACGATACGCTCCACCCATTGCAAACATATCAAGCAATGAATTTAGTGTAGACTTATGCGTGATTGCTCCATTTTCTGTACGAGTATAATTTGTTGCAGTTTTTAAATTGTTTAAAAATGTATTTGCCATAATTAATTCTCCTTTACTCTCTTCATATTTTGACTTCTCTTGGACAAGAGAAACGGGGAAGAAAACTTCCCCTTACTCTCATTTTTATACATAGGTTGTATAATTTTTACTATTAACTTATTGTGAATATCGTATACATATTTTCAAGAGCCGTATTGATATTCACTCATTTAAAAGAAAATTATATTTATGTATATTAATTTTATTAATCTAAAATTTTTTTAAACTATAAACCATTATAATTTAAAATTGCTGTATGGCTCTTAATGAAGTTAATAGTTAGTAAGCTACTACTTCATAAAAATGGTAGGGTGAGTGGGATTTGAACCCACACTATCTGGATTTTAAGTCCGGTTTCTCTGCCAATTGGAATACCACCCCATATTATCAAGACAGTTATTATATAAAGCAATTATATGGCGCTTCTCATAAAAACATTTGCTGTAAACTGTCTTTCAAATCTTTATTACATATATATTATATAA